TTTGTAGTCGTACTCGTGTGCTCGTGACTTTCTTTTGCTCTGTTGCCTTGCGTGTCAAGCGACCCCAACCCCAACTAGTAGGTGACTTCACTTCGCTTTGCTTTGCCTTGCGTGTCAAGTAAAAGTGCGCGACAAGTGTGTCATTGGGATTGAACTCTGACAATTCATCTATGAGCATTTGTACTGTCATCTTTGTAGATATGTTGCGTGTCATGCTTTGTCCTTTAGTAGTGGTGACAAGGTAATCATACACACCTATCAACCAAAAAGCAACCTTTATCAAAAGAAATATTTATAATAGTTATGTGACAAATGTCTGTGGATAAGGTGTGGATAACTCTGTACACAGGCTGTGGGTAACGCTGTGGATAACCATGCGTGCTGTGGATAGTGCTGTGTATAACCTGTGGATAACTACATGACCAAAGTGTGGATAACTAGCACCAACTGTGGACAAAGGTGGGGATAACTGTTGCGAAAACGAGGATGCGGGGCTATTTTTCGGACGACCTCAGAACAGGGGGGAAGAGACACACACACCATATTGCATTGTTTCCATATAGATTTATCCAAAGTCGGGGTAGTGCACTACTCCTTGGTCTGGAATAATGCACTCCCCTAACTTAGTCGTGATTACAGCGACGCAATAAATTCTTGCGATGCGCTGTCGTATGCGACGAGTGACAAGCCTGCACAACCCAGTGCGTCCAGTAGGAGGTTAGGTGTGATTTCGCCACCATCATTCTCATACGGCATGAATTGCGTGAGTTCTTTGAGGAGGGCTTCTGCATAAAGCGTTTGCTTACCATCCGTAAGTTTTTGTAGTGTTTTTTCTTCTGTTGAGTTAAGTATGATTTCCATAGTTGATATTCTACCTTCCAGTTTCAGTATTGTCAAGTGTTTGTTTGATTTGTCGTTTACCATTTTTACTCGTGGATAGTCCGTTGATGCACTTGTGGTTTTTATGCCAGTCTTCAACATGTTTCCATTCGCCCCATCTGAATGATTTTCTATTACAGAGGGTGCATTGACCCCTATGATTTTTACCAATTGTTATGTTTTTTAGGGTTAACATTTTTATTTGCTCTGCGTTGTTTTCGTTTAGATTTATCTGACTTTTTCTCATACTCGCGCATTTCTTCTTCGTAATATTTTTGCCATTTGCGATGAGAAATTTGCTTTCTGATGACATCTCTCGCGTAATCAAAAAACATGATTCCTTGGATTGTCAGACTGATTGTCAAGATTGTTTTCATTTGAATATCTCCTCTAATTTTTGCATGATGTCTTCGGGTAAATTTTTCTGCGTTGTGTAAATTTGCTTCAGCACTTCGTAGTAATACTCTCGTTCTTCTACTTCACAGTGATGACAACCTTTTACGGAGCATCGTACAAGTGCAAGATTTTTTACTATCGGTTCTTTATCTGTTTTTTGGTAATAGTTCATGGGGTGCCTCTCAAAAAAAAATCGGTTTTGTTCTGTGCGTTTAGATTTATCTGATATTGCATGTGGGCTGTTTCTAAATACGAGGGGGTTTTAATTCTAAATACGAGGGTAAAAAAGTTATACCCTCTACCATCCTTCCCAGATTGGCAGAGGGTACAACCCCGTAGTTGGTTTAAGTTGTCAATGGCAATTCTTGCCACCGTCAGATTTCTCTGCACCAACATATTATCTGCGTCCGTTATTTTTGTCAACCTAAACAACAAAAATTTTCAGTCCATTAAGGATTCAAATTCTTCATAAATCTTGCCTGTGATATCTGCGATCTGATTGTTCCACCAGTGTTCGGGTGGGCAGGTTGGCGAGATGAGAACTTCAATTGACTTAGAAACTTTTTTTGCTTCGGGGTGACTCTTGAAGAACTTGTCAACTTCTGTCATGTTCTTGAATGGACCGAAGAACACTCGGTCAGTTGCTCGGACATGATGAAGGATGAGTGAATAGTTAGGCATTTCGGGCTTTTCGGGTTGAGTTTCGTCCACGAAAAGTATTTCTCCTCGGTAAATCATTTATGCGCTCCTTATAGCAGTTTTTATGTATGTGATTGCTTTGCCGATGTCTCGGGCGTAGTTAAATAGCCAGTCATTGGCATGCTTGTAAGAATTGTCTTTAATGGGGTGCCAAAAGAAATGACCCTCATCTATGGGTGTATGTAAAAAATCTTTGAGTTCAGAGACAGCCAAAAAGTTCTTATTGAATTCAGTTAACTTTCTAATGATTGACTGACCTGTATCTATGTTGTATGCGTGTCGGTCAAATTGACTTGAAGATAAATCAACAAAATGAGTTCTTGTTACCGTCACTAAATGGGCATTAAAATCGCCTGTAGTGCTTTTGATTTCTCCGACCCAGTTCGGTCCAACACCAACGCTCCAAGCAGTCTTAGACCAGTTGTCGCGTGGCACAGAGGTGCTGATGCTCTCTGCCATCTCCTCATTGCAAACAAATGCAGACACGGGAATCACTTTGTTCTGAATGTTGAAGTAGTTGAATACTTCTGATGTAATTCGTGCTGAAAGTATGCAACAATTTTTCTTGACATTTGGGGCTACTTCTGCTTGCCAAAATTCGTTGAGTTTCTCGGTTACAAATGCTTGTTTAGTAGTCATGAAATTTTGATTTTCTTGATTTTGATTTCGTCCAGCGGAAGCCAACCAAACCATTTGTTGTTGATGCTTTTCAATAGAACCTGATTGACTCTATTTGGATTGGGCATCATAAAGAATTCAGGTCCGTGTTCTTTGACTCGGTTCCGTGTTCTCTTTGATGCTGTTTGACCGTTAATTGTAATAAACACTTCTTCGGTAATTTGAGGGTCAGGCGCTGTCACTTCTCTGCCTTTCTCTCTTCTTTCGGATTACGAACTTGGTACAAACCCTTTTTGATCTTCCTAAAGTACTGAGGATTTGAATCAATAAATTTGAGAATTGTCGGATATGACATTTCTGATAAGTCTGTCAAAAATTGAGTAGTGACGGTTGCTTCAGCGTTGTCGTCTAGCCATTTGTAGATTTCGTCATACTTGTCAACACGCTTAACTTTTGGTTCTAGACCATCAAACTCGGGATTGACTTTTGCGATAATGCTCGGTGGGAACATGTACTTACTGAGCGTTTCAGCGGTGACTTTGCCTTCGTATTTTTGCATGGTGTAGCGAAGGCGAATAATCTCTGACGGCTCCCGCATTTCTTCGGGTGGAATGCTTGTGGCATTGCCATACTTAGCAATGAGATTTTGGATTGCAGTGCGGTATTCGTTTTCGGCAGTTTCAATAGTTGTCATAATTGTCCTTTACTAGTAATCGGTTACACATAGTATAACATGCCTATTTACAAAAAGCAAATAATTATTAAAAATAGCCTCTGACCAGCGGTTTTAGTCACCGATAGTTTTGGTAAATTTGCTTTCTTTTACTTTTTTAAGAATTCTTAAGATGTCATCTTCCGAAGCATCGTCAACAATGAAGAGTTCTGCTTCGGATGTTGAACCTAAATTCATTTTATAACAGTCTTTGATAAATTCATATGATTGACCAATCAATTGTTGCTTGGTGTTTTTAGTATAGCAAACGGTATCATTTTTTTCATTTAGAAGTACGGCAAATGGAATATCCCCATTTTCGTACTCATAGTAAAAAATTGCTGGGTATGTGAACTTTTCTTTTAAATTCTGTCTTGCGCGTTTGGTAACATCTAAATCCTGCTTCATCACAATCCACCATTCCATGGAACAGAAGTTGTGTCTTTGATTGCTTGAATAAGTGCAGTTGGGTTATCTTCTAAATATTTAAGTCGTGTCATAGCAAGTGTCCTCATGGCGTTAATATGTGCTTCCTCGGTGGGTGTCAATTCTATACCACGACTTCTTAATCTGTCAAGAGATAAAATTTCATCAATTTGAGCACGAAATTTTTTCATGGCAATTTTTTGCCCTTCGGTGAATTGCCTCATTGCCTCTGGGTCGCTTGAAATTCTTGTTCCGAATGTACCCAAATAATTAAAAAAGATATTTCCGCCACTAGCAGCGTAATTTGTTGGAGTCATATCTTTGCGATTTTCAGCATGTTCTTCAAATTCGTAACCCTCTACCTCCACATCGTGTCCTATTGACATCAATTCTGGGGCACGACCTCCAAACATTAAGCCGTTATCAATTACGCCAAGTCTTTGATTCCCATCTTCGTCATATGCGACCTTAATATTGTTTTCATGCCTATCAAGGTTGTCAAAAATATAATCAAGTGCTAAAACTTGAGCAACATCCTGAGGACTGACTTTATCTGAGTCAACCCCACCCACGCGACCAGAGTCAACCCAATAGGAGGGTTTGCCATCTTCTGTTTGAATCTTTAAAGGCACTGTCCTGTCCCATGATTCAATGCTTCTCATTGCTGTCCAGCGAACTTTTCTTCCCATTGGGTCGTTCCAATCTGGATTTCGTGGATCAACAACTGGGACTTGTGTTCCAGTGCGAATTTCTTTAGGATCGTTTTTTGACGCAAGATCAAGGAGGGCTGATGCTTCCATTCCGATGTTTTCAAGAATTCCGTCGTTAGAACCAAAAGTTGAAGCCTTCAAATACCAAACTTCTCCAGTTTCTTTGTCTTCTACTTTAAATACAGTCCAAAGACCACCGTACTCATGTCCGCCAACCGAGTCTTTTCCTTGGTTTCCTTTTAGTGTCTTAAATTTGAAGCGTTTATTTTCAAATGTTGCCTTGGCTGCAATGTCCGAAAATATGACGCTTTCGTCAAAGTTGCCCGTCATAATATCCTCAAATGTGATGTCAATACCTTGAGGATTTAGTAGACCTAGCCCACTATTTTCATCAATAATAATATTTTCGTCAAAGATTGCGGCTGCAAAAATGTCATCATCAAGGTCAGCGACATCGCCACCTCCATAGTGAATATCGGCTACAGCATTGCGATACTTCTCGTCATCAATTGTACTAATGCGGGTTGGACCAATAAGTTCAGCCTTTGCTTCTTCTGCTCCAGCAAATTGGACCTTAGGCTTGCCATATCGCATAACCTGTACGCCGTCAGGAACATTGCCTGATCCGCCAATTCTGTCAATAAAATCATCGTAGTCTCGTTTTGAAAGAACCAATATTTCTTTATCCGTCTCAACGACATAATGGTCACCCGAAGTAAATGCGAGTTCTTGTGCTTTTTCGTCAGCACGCTTAAATGCGCGATTTCTATTGATACGAATAGGGACACGCTGGTCTTGAGGTAAGCCTCGTGCAAGGGCACTAAATGCATCTTCAAAATCTTCTGCTGGCTCTTCTGGGGCACTGGCATTTGCAATGCTTGCATCAAAACCAAGACGATCTTGTGAAATTTCACTAGATGGCTGTGGAGGGTCAAGAATGTTCTCAACCGATGGAACCCGAGTTTCAAGACCGGGATATCCAATTTCCTCAAGCGATGACGATCCGAGTGATAGTCCACGCTCTGAAAGTGATGGGTATCCAAGTTTTCCTAATTGAGAAGGTTTTCCACGCTTCTTAGCATCACCAGCACTGCCATAAGAAGGCTTGTAGGCAATGTCCACACCATCGGAACCGACGACCCTCATTGAGGGACGACTCATTGAGGTTATTCCCCGCTGAATATCGTTGCCGATTTCGTCAAGTAAACGACTTCCAACAGGGCGTTCCCACGCTGTACCTTCTTGGACAATGCCGTCGTTGTCAGCGTCTATGGCATCTGGGTCATAGGGTTCTATGCGTAGTTTTCGTGCCATAAGTTAACTATTTTACTCTTTTTTCTGTTGACTGACAGGTTCCCAACCTTCTTCACAAAAAGAATGATGAAGCGTTTTGAATTGACCGTTTTTACCCTTGCGCATAAGTTCGCCAGGTTTACCTGTTACTTCGCAAGTCAAAAGGGAGATTCGTTCTGCATTTCGTATTAAGCCATCAATTTGTTCGCTGAATTCAGGGTTTGAAGGTGCGTAGTAAAATCGTAAACCACCAAATTTTTCTTTGATTTGATAAATCTTATAATCGGGGTCTATTTTGAGAATATCGTTATGTAGGCGCTCAATCAGCGGGAACCAACCCTCATCGCAACTAACTGTTGCGGGAAATGTTGGGTGGAATCGTAGTAAAACATCTTTCATAAAATCCTTATCGTCTATTTTGTTTAAAAATCATATTGCAAAAAATACCCTGCTGTCTCATGTAAGCCAACAGAAATTGCAAGATGAAATGTATCTATGTCTTCTGGAATTGTACCAGTTTCCATGTTTAAAATTTCTTGAGCCTCACTAATATATTCATTATTTCTAAGTACAGATGGGTCTTCCGAATGGACCAAAGCGCCCCATGTAACCTTTTTACCTAATTTAATCTTAAATGGTATAGCGCATAAATCTATAGTGTCTACATCAACATAATTTATTGTTAAGCATTCATTAACTCCGCTTTTTGGATCAAGAAATGCCTCTACGAGGTTTTTGTCGCGGGTTAGTTCGGGGTTTTTGGACATATATCCCTCTGCCAAGACGGTGAACGAATCACAATGCCATCCTCGCCTGAGTGCATTATATGCATCGTGCGTGCGCTCAATCTTTTCATCATCATCGCTCATAAAAGATGTGTCCATTTGCGCCACGCAAACAAGTTCATCATCGCGCCATCCAAAAATATTCATGGCTAGTTCTTCCCCGATGCCATGGTCTTTGACAACTTGCGTTTTAGCAGCCTGACCAACAGCGAGTGTCAAACTAATCTTTGAAATAGAATCTGGATATTTTCCCTGCATATAGACAACTTAGTAGGAAAATAGTATGGATGGGGGGAACCTTCCACTGGCGGTCAAAGTAATCCACTAATGTTTCTTTTATGACACAGAGCAATACTCCCAAAAAGAAGACAGTAGCCAAAAAAACTACTGCGCCCAAAAAGGCAACAGCAAAGAAAACTAGTCCTTCATTAGCCCCCGCAAAGCGTGGTCGCCCTCCAAAGAAGAAGGCAGAAGAAGTAGTTGAACAAATCAACAATGCGGTAGATTCAGCGCAAGATAAGGTAACTGAAATTGTTGAAGAAAAAATTGATCAGGCTTTTGCCTTGATTGATGATTTTGCTGAATATGTTGTTACACCAGAGAACATTAAAAAGGCAAACTGGGTACAACGATTTTTCCGTTCGCTTGCTAAGCGTTCGTAAAACTATTTAATATTTTTCCCGCACTTCATACAGCGCGTTCCCCACGGAAACCATTTTAGCGTTTCCGCTGGGTGACCGCACTCAAGGATACTTATAGCCATCTTGTTGGCTGCGTTGCGCAAAAATTCGCTGAGAGTGATATTTTCTTTGTCTGCAGCGCGTTTCCAATAAGCGTGATCTTCATCCGTTGTCCTGATTAATACTTGTTTTGTAGCAGTAGAACCATCTTCTGCTCCAGTATTAGGCTTACGAGTAGGCGTAATTGTTTCAGCAATTTTTGCCATTGCTGCTTCTACATTGTCAATATTTTCGTCATCCATAAATTGTTTCCTCATCGTCGTCTATATCTGCTGTTTGCGCTTCAATTTCCGCGAGGGAAGGTAAAGCCCTAACTTCTTCTCCTAGAATTTGCTTAACCGTATCAGATGGAAGCACGCCAGATAATCCCATAAGTTCAAGAAGTGCTCGCGCCTCTGTTTCGGGGTTAAATTTGTTAATTTCTGCTGGTCCAGCATTCATGGTGCCAGCGAGAATAGCCCGTGGCAAACTGTCTATTGTCTCAACGGTGAGATTAACGGTCTGTTGCTCCATGCCAAGGAGTTTTGCTCGCCTATCCATAATTGCAAGCACTTGTTGAATTGCTTTCAAATCTGGCTCTACAGTAATTTCAGTACCATCATCTAGCGTGGTTTTACGGTGCTGGGTTAGCGGCCAGATTGCTTGTTGCAATGCGTCTAGTCGCTCTAATTCCATGCGAAGCACTTCGGGGTATGCCATTAGTGCTTCTTTATTCATTTTTTCCAGTTGACGCTTAATAGCAGCATTAACTGATTGGGTCGTAATATTGAAACGACGACCAATTTCCTGCGGAGAAACACCTGCTTGACGCATCTTGAAAATACGCAAATCGCGTTCAGCCAAAAATTCTTTTGTCAAGCCTTTGCTACTCATCAGTCACCTTCTAGGAATTCTAGCACCTCAAACGGAAATACTTTCCCACGCTTCATTTTAGTCGGCCATCTACGCTGGTCACGGGCACCTCGGAAGTGCCTGACTTCGTAAACATAACCATCAACTGATGTTGGGTCGGGCTGTAAAGATAAGCCAAATTCAGGCCAGCGTGACCATACGGCGGAACCAAATGGTCGCAAATCTCGTGATGCCATGGCGCTACCAAGCGGAGCATGATGCTCAAACCAAAAGGCGCACTTAAAGTATTCACGAAGAGTGTCAAAGTATTTAGCAATCTCAATTGCTACGGATTCGCTTGTTCTTCCGCCTGGGTCAATAAATGACTTATAGATAGGACCGAGGAATACAATGTCAGGCTTAACTATTTCAAGTTTCTCCTCAATCATCATCCTGTCCTGCATTCTCATTAAGTCAATACCGTCAGGCTTGATGAGTAGATGGGCATCAGGAACATGCTTATTACCGTAATGTAATGTCGCATTATAGATATTTCGTGATGTTCGCCTAATGATTCTTTCGGGGTTTTCCAAGTCAATCATGAGAGTACGCATCGGTGGAATTGCCTCAAAGGTAAAAGGATGCAGACCAGAGGAAACGCAAAGTGCCACCTGTCGTGCAAGCATCGTTTTTCCCACCCCCTCAGCAGCAACAACCATCACTCGCTCGCCACGCTCTAGGAGACCGGGTATAACCCAATCGTATGTGTCCGTCTCCGACTCATTAACGAATTCTCCCCACTCAACTAAGCGTCCCTCGTTCTTTACTGCCACAACCTGAGGGTCTAATTCAAGAAGAATTCTTTCAGCACGCTGGATTTTTGCTTGATGGGATAAATTATCTTTCTCAAATAATTTGTGAAGTTTGTCTAAGACTGGCGCATATGGATCGTGAGCCTCAGGCTCATCTACCATTTCATCAAAATCACGCAAGTCCTCAAGTTTTCCGCCACCCTTGAGAAGATCAGTTACATCTTTTACTTTGTCTGCAATTTTAACTGAGACTTGGCACTCTGCTTGGATTAATTTATTTGAAACATCAAGAGCGTGCTTTTTACCAACTTCATCGTTGTCTGCAACTATAACGATCTTTGCACCAGCAAGCGTCTCGGTGTGGATGTCTAGCCACTTACCTGCACCACCAGGCATTGTTGTTGCTGGTATGCCCATGTTGATGAGGGTATTAGAGTCTTTTTCTCCCTCAACTACCCAAATGGTTTCGCCATTATCACGAGAGGCACAAATCATTGGCAGGTTGTATAGGACTTTTTCAATCCCATCAAGATTCATTACCCATTCGCCACTTACTGGGTCTACACGGCGTTGACGGAATGTTTTTTTGCCATCCTCATCAACAAATCTTTGTTTTTGAAATAACAATTCACCCAAAGCATCACGATAATCGTAAGTTTCTACAAGGGTTAATCTTTGTTTCTTTTTTGGAATATCTTTTGGTGGCATTAAATCAGAAACTGTCATTCCAACCGACCCACAAATAGTTTCTACATCACAAGGAATTCCGCGGTGACATGTAACTAGGACGCGACCATCAGTGCCTTGACCAATTGAAAGGGATGGGTTTTTATCATCATTTCTACACGGGCATTGTGCTGACCAATTTTGACCGTTTTGTTTTACGCCATTAAGTTTTGATAGAAATTTCTCTACCTCTGATGAAGTATTTTCCCTTGCCATAATTCCCTCTTGTTTAGCATATAACTACTAGAAGGACGCAGATTACGGCGCTTTTCTTCCGTTAGCAATAAATGAATTGTATGTTACTGGCATTTGTTCAGCAAGGATTTGCTCTAATGCATTGGCGTAATCACGAATTTCTTTTTGAGCATGTGAATCTGCTCTTAGTTCAATGAAGTTCATTAAAGAACGAGCATTGCATGTTGCGTAGAACTGAGTGAATGTTCCTACAGGAAGAACAACGCGAGCAAGTTCCTTGGCAACACCAAGGTCTAAAAGTGAACGATATGAATCATAAGCATGACGCATAACTTCGCCCATTATCTCCGATGCATCAACTGCAATAACTTCTTCAAGTGGTTCAAAAGAGTAACGACCAGGTACTCCAACTTGCGTACGGAAATCTTCAATCTCTGGAATGAAAAACTCGTCGTTCATCTCTGCATATCGTGCTGAAAATTCGTTATACGACCAGCCGATTCTGTGACGGAACCATTCTCTTGTTACGAAAATTGGTGCCTTGATATGAAGTCTAAAAAAGTTATGTTCAAATGGTGTACCGTGCTGATTTTTCAAAAGATAGTTGATAAGCCCAATGTCCCCATCGGAGATTTCCTCTACACGCTTTCCGAAAGAAACTCGTGCGCTATTGACAACACTTCTATCATCAGCCATTACTGCGTCTAGGCGTACAAAACCGCCACCTGCTATTTCAATCATTTTGATATTGCACTCACTCTCCGTGAAACACCCCGTTCTATTGGTGTCTTTCCTCCCCAAATACCGAATATTTCTTTATTTTCCATAGCGGATAGCAAGCATTGCTCTCTAACTTTACAAATGTTACAAAGTGTCTTTGCTTGAACCATCAACTTGCGACTTTCACGACTGTTCATCTCTTTTGGGAACCACCATTCTTGTGGTTGCCCCTTGCACATGGCATCTTTAGCCCAATCGTTATTCTTGAATTCCATTTTGCCTCCTTAGAAATGAAAAATTGATCTTACGCACACGAGCGAAAAAAGTCAAGTATTTGTTGATGAATTCGGTAATTTTATTTTCTTCAGTCGGCAAGACTGGAGCCTTGTAATCGGGATGATTCGTGAAGTCCTTATAACGAAAATGATGGTTTCGGTCGTTCATGAATTATCAAATAAAGATAATTGTTCCTGTCTTTGCAGGCGGGCAGTTACAGCCTCGTTTACTCGTTTGTCAATTAACGGTATGTATTCAGAATTCAACTCTACTGCAACCCCGTTTCTGTCATTAAGTATAGCAACAGCAACAGTTGTGCCAGAACCGCCGAATGGGTCAATGACTGTTCCATCCTGCGGACACCCCGCAAGAATGCAAGGTTCAATGAGGTCAGGTGGGAAAGCGGCAAAGTGAGCACCTTTGTATGGTCGTGTTGCTACTGTCCATACAGAGCGTTTATTTTTGAACTCTCCTGTAGCGCCAGTCATGTTATTCATTGTCGTACCACGACGCGAATCTTTTCGTGCCCCACGGTTATCCCCTGCATATACTGCTGGTTCTTTAATTGCGTCTGCATCAAAATAATAGTGTGGGCTTTTAGAAAGCAAGAAAATATACTCATGCGCTTTTGTGCATCTATCTTTTACTGACTCAGGCATTGGATTGGGCTTGTGCCAAATAATGTCTTGGCGCAAATACCAACCATCAGCCTGAAGCGCAAGTGCTACTCGCCAAGGAATTCCTACAAGATCTTTTGGCTTTAATCCATCTGAAATTCTGTTAGTTATCGTCTCTCGTGGATTGCCAAATCCAGCCCTGCCTCCATTGCTGGCGCGCGAATTATTCCCTGCGTATGAATCACCAAGATTTAACCAAAGTGTTCCATCGTCCTTTAGTACACGCCGTACTTCTCGGAAGACTAAGACCATCTGTTCAACAAATTCATCAGGGGATTGCTCTAAGCCAATTTGTTGGTCAATTCTTGTTGCTCCGCATAAATGGCAGTTATCTGATGCTCCACCCCTATTTGCCACCTCTGGTCGCAGTACCTGAGTTCCACGCTTTGGGTCGTTCCATTTGGTTGGCATGGAAATCGTATGTTCGCAGTCGGGTTCGCCACCTTCCCACTCTGCCGTTCCATAGTCGCGAAGCCCCCAGTAAGGTGGAGAAGTTACACAACAATTGATGCTTTTTTCTGGCAATAGTGACAATACTTCTCGGCAGTCGCCATTATAAATGCGATATTTCTCGCCCTCTAATGCGGGTGAAATGTCCAATTTGGTCTCCAATAGTTAAGATAGATGTGAAAATATATACAAAAGCAAATATGCCGACGCTACCAATGCGGCAATTTCTTGCCAGTCTCGCATCTTAGAATCCCTGTGATTTTGCTTCATCAGTTAATGCCTTCATATAGTCCTGCCACTCTGTAATTGGCGAAATGTCAATTTCTGACATCAGACTAGGGTCAGTGAATACTAGGCGGTCATAGAGCGCCTGAGATAGGTCTGCGAGCGATTGCGCATGGTCTGTCACTGTTGAGTACAGAGAGAATCCACTCACCGCCATTGCCATCAAAACCAATAGTGAACGGGATGCCGTAGAAATAACTTGAGCATCTTCTTCTGACATGTTGTCATACTTGCCAATTTTGCCTAATAGTGTAGATGTTGCTAAAATATAGTCAACCATATCTTCATCTGGTGGGCGAAATTCGGTGTTAAATAAATTCTCTGGAGTATCAGGCATTACTTGCTCCTCGTTTGTAGGGTTAAATCTCTAAATGAACCTATTGCCTTCTGAACTGACGAATTAGAAGCCAAGTCTGGGTATATTTTTACACAATTAAAGAGTGCATCAACTAGTTCTTTATTGATACTAGCAAGATGATCTTGTTTAGTTAGTTTTTTTCTTTTTGCGTAAAACATTCGGCAACAGTAATCAGGGAAGGTGCGCTTGTCAAGTATTTGAATGACTGCAAAAATAAAATTGAAAAATATTCTTTCGGAAGTTGCATAATTATTTGACTGTAGGTACCATGTACTCGTGGTTATAACCACAACAACTACAATTATTAGGAGAAACTATTATGGCAACAGAGTTTGAAAAACTCGCAAGCAGTCCAACTGGTATGCGACGCGGACGCATTAGTCGTCTCACCGCAGAACAAAAGGCTGAAAAACTTATTGAGACAAAGGCAAAGAATCGTCTCCGCAACGAGGCGCGTCGTCGTGCCCACATCGTCTTGCAGTATCGTTACCAGAGCGAATTTGAACAATTGATTGAATCAGAAATGAAGAATTTGATTGCCAACGATCCTCGGTACGCAACAATTTCCTGAAAACAAAAAATATGTGGCGAGAGACACCCTTCGGGGTGTCTTTTTGCTTTATAAGGTCTAATGGCAAAACCTTGTTGTGATGTACCATCTTTAGATGAGTTATGAAGCCGATAAAAACACAGAATATGTTCTTGGCAACATAACAATCCTCAGGCAGGGTCATGAACCTTGCATTGTTTGTGGACACCCAACAGGAGACTGTTCAACTAGTACATCTCAGCCTCATCACATTTGGGGAATGACGGAAGTACCGTCGCTACAAGAAACAAACATGATGCTTGTAGAGCATGATGTTATTGAATGGAGACAAATAACGCCATTCACAAAAGCAAAAGTTATTCTTGCTCGTGCTGGACAACAGATAGCAGTCTCACGAGCAATAGAACTCGGAATCATCTAGTCTGTCCGTTAAACCAACGAGCAGACGAAAGATTTTTTGACTCTGCTTTATAACATCAACCAAAAACACAGAAAGAAAAAAAAGTGGCTCACATTAGCGACCAATTTGTATCAAAGTACGCATCACAACAAGCACCTTGGGGATTTGGTGGGCTTGGAGAAATTGTTTATCTCCGAACCTACAGTCGTCGTATTGAGGAAATTGATCGTAATGAAATGTGGCATGAAACAATTCAGCGCGTCATCAATGGTGCCATTGAAATTGGAGTTCCATATACGCAAGAAGAAGCAGAAGTTTTATTTGACCACATGTTCAATCTTCGTTGCTCATTTTCTGGTCGCGCATTGTGGCAACTAGGAACGCCATTGGTTAAGCAATTCAATGCCGCTTCGCTTAACAATTGTTACTTCGTAAACATTGAATCTGTTAACGATTTTGAATTTCTTTTTGATCACTTGATGCTTGGTGGTGGTGTTGGTTTTTCTGTTGAACGAGCAAAGATTCACGAATTGCCAAAAGTTAAAAGCAATGTGAAGATTTCGCATGAGCGAACAAACGATGCCGACATCATTGTTCCAGACTCGCGTCAAGGATGGAGCAGACTTCTTCATTCCGTATTGAAGTCATACTTTGAAACAGGAAAATCTTTTACTTATTCAACAATTCTTGTTCGTGAATTTGGCGCTCCACTAAAGAAGTTTGGTGGCACAGCATCAGGACCGGGCGCTCTTATTGATGGCGTTACCGACATCTGTAAGGTCATGGAAAATCGCGCTGGCAAGAAGTTGCGTTCAGTTGATGTGTTGGATATTTGTAACATCATTGGTCGTATTGTTGTTTCAGGTTCATCGCGCCGTTCAGCGCAAATTGCAATCGGAGACCCCGACGATGTTTTGTTCCTTCGTGCAAAGAACTGGTCATCAGGAACTGTTCCAGCATGGCGAGCAAATAGCAACAACAGCATCTATGCGGATGCATGGGATGAAATTCTTCCAGAAGTATGGAAAGGATATGACGGTTCTGGCGAGCCGTATGGTCTCGTAAATCGCAAGTTGGCTCGTACCGTTGGTCGTTTAGGCGAGAAGCACGCAGACCCATCAATTGAGGGCTACAACCCTTGTGCAGAAATTGCACTTGGCGATGGTGAGTCATGTAACCTTGCAACACTTTTCTTGCCCAATGTTGAATCACTTGAGCAGATGAAAGAAATCTCTCGCTTGCTTTACATGTGCCAAAAGCAAATTACTCGTCTTGAGTACCCATACGAAAAGACCAATAAGATTGTTGCAAAGAATGCTCGCCTAGGTCAGTCAATCACTGGAATTCTTCAGTGTGATGAAGAGCACCTTTCGTGGTTGTCTCCAACATATGATTACCTGCGTTCGGTAGATAAGGGATATTCCAAGGAACATGGATTCCCTGAAAGCATTCGCTTAACGACTGTTCAACCTTCTGGAACATTGGCACTTCTGCCTGGTAATACGCCTGGTATTCACCCCGCTTATGCCCGTTACTACATTCGCCGTGTTCGTTTCGGTGCATCAGATCCACTAGTTGATGCCTGTCGTCGCCGTGGATATGTCGTTAAGTGGGATGTCGGTCTTGATGGACGCGAAGACCACACTCGTTATGTGGTTGAGTTCCCAGCAGAGTCGCCAGAGAACGCTGTCCTCGCTAAGGACATGACTGCCGTTGAGCAGTTGGAATGGGTAAAGAAGATGCAGACCGAATGGGCGGACAACGCCGTATCAGTAACGGTCTATTACCGCAAGGAAGAACTTCCGTCCATTAAAGAATGGCTTGCATCTAACTACACGAATTCAGTGAAGTCAGTTTCATTCCTTCTCCACAGTGACCACAACTTCCCACTTCCCCCTTATGAGGAAATCACCAAGGATGTTTACGACAAGATGATTGCTAAGGTTGACTATTCATCGCCCTTGGTTTTGATCGCTTCGGGAACCGAGTTGGACGATACTGACTGCGCTACTGGCGCTTGTCCAATCCGCTGATAACAGTTTCAATAAATGTGTTGACCACTTGCTCAATTGCTTGTTCTAGCGGTTGTAGCAAGTGGGATACACCTTTTATTTGCGTAACTGGCTTTCCCCAGACATGATTGTCTGCCGTAATGAGAGAAACTTCTAGTTCTTTGGGGAATTCTTGGGTATCTAAAACAAATGCCGTTGAGTTTGAGTAGCAGATACCAAAAAGGACAGTTCTTTGCGACATTAGTTTCTTAAATTTGTCATCTCTAATATCGCATTTGTTGTGCGTTTTCCAGTGCGTTTTCAGATCAGTAACTAGTTCAAGATTTCTTATAAATTTATTGAATCCAAATGTAAAGTCTGCACTTGAACTAACACTTGCACCTTTTAGAAAAACACGATTTTTATCTGCGCCATGCGTCCTTAGCGGAAGTCCTGCGTCTTTGAATTGGATGGCTATGGCATCCTCGCAGAGCCATCCAAGAGCGATGTCCGTTGCGTACTCCACTGGCGTGCGTGTATCTCTATTATGAGAAAGACTCTGTGACCCAAGTATTGAATCTATATAAGACTGCGTTTTTGCGCTGACTTCATAGTTTATGAGTTCGTAAAATACTTCAGATTTGATAATGTCACTATTTGGAAATGTTTCATTTTCATACTGTGACAATAATAAAGACATGTCTATTTGGGAACGCTCAAGAAATTGTGTAAAAATTTTAGTACTGTTCATTTTCTACTTTCGTATTTTCGCCCTTAAATCCAGTCATCTTTAAGATACCCAATAGCAATAGGAGTATCCTCTGTCATATCAAGGATTGTTTGCCCAACGACCAAGGGTAGCACATGCCTTAGTTGCCCAATCCAGTGTTCTGCAAAATATCTATTTATATATCCCAATGGGGAGTTTAATCTCAATGCATCACATCTTGCCCACCAATATGTTCCACCATAAAACATATTTTCATCTGGCGTACCTCTAGAGACGACAAGCCAATGACAACCAGCAAGATACTTCCCATCAATTAATGCCTGTCTTGGTATTTCCCACTCTACAAAATTGTGGTACTCCATACTTCGTCGCCACGATGTATTAATTGGGGATGGATGAGCAGAACCTTTTGAGTGAGAATAAATAACTATCCCATCATTTTCTTTACTAAATTTATGCAAATATTCTAGAGTTACCTGCTCCCACCCCAATTCCTGCTCTGCTATAACTGTATAAGTTAAATTCTGCTCATTTAAAAATTGTTTTACTGCTTGCGTATTTTCAACTGAACCAACAAGCCCAATATTTATTGATGCCAATTGCTGGTCAAATGAATTCCTTCTTAGTGCTGTGATATGCTCGGATACAGGTTCATGCCAACTCCCATCGGCATAAATATGGTAAAAATGATGTAAATCCAACTTGCGAGGTCCTTTTGTCAATTGAAACATACATAACAGTTCACGATTCAACAATAGTTGCTGAATGCGAGGATTCGGGGAAGTTTAATTCAGTTAGCCATACATACTTATTTGTTGGACCAAGACCTGTTGATGTTGCTGATGATGTTAAAATAATTGTTTGTAAAGACATACAGCCAAACTATGAACACCTACCACATTTTTATGATTTCACTGGTTGGTTTGTTCTTGGAAAATACGAATTATTCTCAACAGACAACGCCATATTTTTGCAATATGACCACCTAATTAACTCTGAGGATCTAGAGTCCCAGACCGAATCAGCATTGGCTGACAACCACATGATTGGGTATGCGCCAGCAGGACCAGAGTTATGGACATTGCAGTTGCCAAACTTCTACGAACGACAATTGGATGGCATTAGGGCGTGTGGTAACGACTGGGAAAAACTGCTGACTGAAGTTCCCTTTACAATTTGGCCAACGACTCAAGGTACGGCTTGGCGAACAAATGAATTCTGCCAGTTTATGAAGTGGTTTGAACCAGCGTTTGAATCCTTCAAGGACCACACATTTGCTGGGCATCTTGCCGAACGAATGATTCAACCATTTTTAATGGCACACGGGATGACGGCAGGGTACTTACCGGGCTTGATTTCGCATGAATCCTTGGACTGTCATGGAACCAAAGATCTAATCCTTGGGAATATAGAATCTTATAATAATAAAACCTTAACCTTTGGGCTATAAGATTTTTTTATTGACATACCAGTCTTCGTAGGGCTTCATGTAATACAGGGGATTCGTGTCAAGACATGGCGCATCTTCAACAACTCGCTCAAATCCATTATTTGACATAATTTGGAATATCAAGTTTTTGTTTACTGGACCATCCATATACAGATTGTGCTCAATTGTTGCTGAGTTAATTTGATATTTGGAAAAATCAAAAGACAGCAATACATCTGGTTCCATGCCCTCAATGTCCATTGACATGTAATCAATCTCATATGGGGCGTTTGCTAACTCAAGAATTGTCTCAAGTTTTGAACAAGGAACTAATGGGGCATTTTTATCTGATGTTGATGAAAATCCAGAAAAGTTTATTTCTCCTTCAAATGAAGCAGCGGCTACATTTAAGTTTTTACAGTTAGGGCGATTGATAATAAGTGACTTAAACACCTCTGGGCTTGCTTCAATACACACCCCAGTCCATCCTTGTTCCTCCAATGCCCATGTATTGCTCGTATTGATGCCATCGTATGCGCCAATATCCACAAAAAATTTAGGAGATTGCTTGTACTGCATTATTTCTAAAACCCACTTATCCTGACCTGCTTGGGAATAGAAGTTCATAAAATCTCCTTAATCATTTTTTCAATATCATCAATAAACAAGTTTGCATATTTATTCTTCAAGTCAATAGCATTATTGCTAAATGTATCGTAACTATTAACAATATCTGCAAAGTTTACATTTGGATATCTTGGGACACTTTCATCAATATGTCTAAAAAGTGCACAGTCGCTCAATAGCATTGGTTTTCCAGAGGCAATCAAGTAGTCAGCAGAAGAAGATATCCCAGCATTGCTTGGTGGGAGTTCATAAAATAGTGCATTGATGTCATTTGAAGCAAGCATTTCAACAATTTCTTCTTCACTTACATAATCACTAGTATGGTTAAAGCGAATATTGGGTTTTGTAATTTCACTAAGGATTGATTGAATAATCCCATCTGTATAATCCCCAGTAAAAGTACCAACTGTCATGTGTAGGTTAAAAACGGCATTATCAAAATGTTTGTTTATTTCTCGCATAATGATATGAAAATTCTTATGGGGTAAACCAAAGCCAAAACTGCCTATTCGTATTTCGCCATCACTTAGTTGGGTGTCTACGCTTTTACCCGCGTGAATTGTTCTACCAACTGGAAATATGCGATTATCCGATGTTTTTAGTGTTGGATCGTTGCATATCATGTAGTCAAATAAGCCAGAATAACCATCCATTATTGCGGTGATGCTTGTTGGATCAAATAGATGCTGCACTACGACTCTTTTGGCGGGGAAACCAGATATTGAGTCCTTTGACACCCACGGCATAACAAGTTGCATGTAATTAAAGAAAACAATAGACGGCTGATGAATTGCGTAGATAGAGGCGTACTCGTCTGCTGAATTACACTCAGCGTAAACAGCGTCCAAGAGTGAACTCTTTGCTAACTGATTAAACTGCCGTTTTCCAAAGTCATAAACACCACAGCGAGAACCGAGACCGTGGTTTATATAAAGGACTTTTATCATGAACCAACTATATCAAACACTGGACAAGGGAAAACAAACTTTCCGCCACCATCAAGGTATGACTTTTCTCGGAGAATAAACTCTGCACGGAAGTGCCAAGGGAGAACGAGGAGGTAGTCTGGTTTTGCCTCTCGCATTTCATCTTCTGATTTGATTGGAATATTTGTACCAATAGTGCGGAGACCAAACTTATACGGCGAGCGTTCCGCAATTGCGTCTACCATTGTTTCATCAATTCCAAAGTATTGCAACAATGTATTGCCTTTTGTTGAGGCACCGTAACCCCAAACTGTTTTGCCTTCTTCTTTTGCCTTCTTAAGAAAAGCCAAAGTTTGTGCTTTAAGGTTTTCAATCTTGACAAAGAAATCATTCCATACTTCTGGAGTATTAACTTTTGTTTCGCGCTCATGGGCAAGTACGGATTCAACTCTAAATTTGCACACATCACGATGAGGCTGTGTCCCAAATTTCGTCTTATCAGCAACATCTTTCATAGCGTAAATTCTGAAACTTCCACCATTAACATCATTGAGTTGACAGTCCATAATTTTAAAACCGCATGATTCAAATAGTGTCTTAATTGAATCTAGGCTGTAATAATAAACATGTTCATGACAGATATTGTCAAATGCAACTTGTGCCAACATCAAGGGCGTATAACTCATTTGAAGAATAAAGATCCCATCATCATCCAAGACTGAATATGCATCATTTAAGAATGGACGCGGATTATCCAAATCGTAAAACATTGCGATACAAGTAATAATGTCTGCTTTGGGCGCATCGGATGGGTATGACTCAGCAGAAAAGTAGTCACGAATAACTACATCGCCGTGCTTTTTTGCTTCTTCCGTAAAGGACTCATCAGCAGGGTCAATGCCAATTTTGTAAACATTCTTCGGGATTTTTTCAAGAAGTGTTCCATCATTACATGCAATATCAAGCCATGTTGAAATATTGCCTTGCCCCTTGATTTGAATGGCAGAACTCACAATTCCTGCGAGTTCATCTTTCATAGTTTGGTTGGTACCAGACCGATACCAATAGCGACCATACATAAATGAAGGATCAGCAGTTTGCTTGAGGCGAGCACAATTAAGTTCTGAGTCCCACTCTAATTGAAGGTCTACTGGCTCACACCGAGGCTCTTCGTTTTCGGCAAGAAAGTCAGAAAGAAATAAGTTTCCAAGATTGAACAAATCCACAATAAACTCCAAATTTAAAACATTGATTTTTGTTTATTATAGACTTATATTTTTTTGTCAGGCATAAGTCAATTAATTGTTTATATTAGATTCCTCTAATTGCTGGAGTCGTTTTCTTAAATCTTTAACTTCTGCTACAAGGACTGCCACTACCCCATGAAACTTCCAGCCTGCGGGAACAAGATTACCCTCACCATCATCACTATATTGAGCCAAAAACCCTGTACCAACTTCCGCTACTTCTTCAGCAATGAACCCGTATTCAAGATCGTTATCTTTCCATGATGTAGATAATTCATCATCATCTTCGGTGATTTTTGCTTGATATGTGACAGGGTTGAGTTGATCAATCAATGATCCACTGTCTGTAATTGTCTCAATGTTGCGCTTGGCATCTCTTACAGATGTAAAATGATAGTACGCAGGGAATCCACTTGTTGAACGAACAACATACTGAAAACCAGTTAATGTTGTTGTTGCTACAGAGTTATTCCAAATGTTATCGTGCGTAGTCAAACCAATAAGGTTTGTTGCAACATCGGTTCCATTGCCAACAATTAAAGTGTCTGTACCAGCACCACCAAGACGAACAGTTGAACCAGCAGTAGTAGATCGCAAATAAACATTGTTGTTACCTGCCAAAGCACCAAGAAGCATATAGCCTTTGGAAGTTTCAACTGACGCATAAGCACTTGAACCTGACCAGTTGCCGAGAGTGACAGCAGGGGCAGCGCCATTATTATTTACAACAAGATTGTTACCAACTGTCGCATTATTGTTTTCAAGATTGATTATTAACGGCCATTGACCACCAAATTGCGCCCATGTCGTTGAGTTGTTCCCATCGCCACGCAACACATAAAACAGGTTGCTATTGCAATGAATCATTGACGATCTGTTATCGGTGTCTTGTAAATATATTGTTGGCGAACTATTGTTTATAAATTGCTGACCTACCGACCTGATGTTTCCTGTGACATCTAAACTTGCGCCACTAATAATTCCTGTGGCATTGTAATCACCCGTCGCCATATCCCAAGTATGTTTAATGGTTGTAGCAGACCAGCCACCTAACTCCATTTTGTTGGCAGTTGATAAACCAAAGTTTACCGCATACGCACCAACCCGATGAAAAGACATAACAGCAGGGAATGTTGCATTACCTCTAACAGAAAAACTGCCTGTATCATTTGCCGCTGCCACAGTTGTAGTAGTGCAAACATCGCCTACTAAAAGTTCAGTTAAATTACCTAAAGAAGTAATATTCGTAGCAGCAGCGGGTAAACGCAAATTATTCAAAGTACCACTAGTCAAACTAGAAGCATCAGTAGTAGCCAAAGTACCAGAGGTAGGTAATGTTACGCTTGTATTAGCAGTTACAGTTAAGGTTGTAGTAAAAGCGCCAGTTGTAGTAAAAGCGCCAGATGTAGTGAGGTTTCCACCCAGTGTTATGGTCCTACCAGTATTGGCAACACCAGTTCCACCATACTGCCCTGCAATGACAGAGGCATTCCAAATACCAGCGGTAAGCGTCCCTACTCCAGTAATTCCCGTATATGAACCACCAATGCGAGCAGATGCAATAGTTCCACTTAAAAGAGTAGAAGCAATGTCTCCAGCAGTTACCGTTCCTACGCCTGTAATGCCCGTATAAGAACCACTAATACGCGCTGATGGGATAATGCCAGCAAGATCACTAGCGTCTGTTACATATAGAAGGCTACTCCACGCCGTAGAACCAGTGCCGACTTTAAGTCTTCCTGTGTCGGTTTCAAAGCCCATCTCGCCAACGGCAAGGGTAGGGTCTACAGACATCCAAGTGGATGCCGTGTCACTTCTCAGTTGTATTAGGTCATTCCTCGGCACTTTCCGAATCTTTCTGAATAGCGTCAATCGTCGCTTCTAAAACAGCGATGCGCTGCGCCTGTTGTGCAATTTGAGTCACTAGTGATTCAACTATTTTATTGACATCTAATTGAAGATTTGACATTTTATTATCCTTAATTATGCGAGCGAGTCGTGCTCTGTAGCAATGGCAGCGTGGGCAGATTCAATGATTTCAAGGTTATTCGTAAACTGAGCGACCTGAGTCTCTTTTGCCTCATCGTCGGGAAGGCTTTGTGCCACCAACAACGCGGTTTCATTGCTCAAGTACTCTTGTTCCAACTGGTTGAGACGACCAAGCAGAGCCTGCTTTTTGCCTTCTACGGGGTCAAGTGTTCTAAATTCCATTTTGTTTCTCCTGTGCCAGGTAGGTTTGATAGTTTCTGGTTGCTAATTTATCACATGCGCCTCGTGGTTTGCGCAACCGAGCGATACGCTGGATATTTAGCAGTACATTAGACATTATTATTCTCCTTAGTTATTGTTGTTATTACTAAACTGCACCAATATCTTCTACGAGAAGAATTGCTGATCTTGGTGCGGTACGAACTAACGCAGGAGAGCCTGTCGTATCTGATGTTTTAGCGCAACCAACCAAAGTTACTGAGCCAGCAGTAAAAGTCTTGATCGCTATAACTGTCAAAGCAGACTTGATTATATATTGAGGTGAAAAAATAATGGTTGTGCCTTGGCTTGCACCTGCAGCATTAGTCAGCCGAATATCAATTTCAGTATTTACTTGAATAGGAATATCTGCCGTCTGTGCTTCAGGTTCGTAATAGGTGATCTTGTAACGCCTGTTTGCAACGGCAGTAAAAGTTACTGACATACCCGTGGTAGCAGTAAGTGATGTGGTCAATGTGTAATTTGTTTGTGATGTTGCTAACGCCATCACACCACGAGGTGAAGCATCCGTAACATAAAGCAAAGATGTCCATACTGTAGAGCCAGTACCAATCTTTAACTTGCCTGTATCTGTCTCAAACCCCATCTCACCAGCGGCAAGAGTTGGGTTTGTAGAGGTCCAGTTAGCGGCGGTATCACGCCGTAATTGAATGAGTGCGTTACGAGCCATTATTGTCTTCCAATGTTTCTTGTTCTTCAACTATCGGCGCTTGCCATACGCCGTCAATAAGTATCCACCCCGTGTTAAGCGGGTTCTCTGGTGTTACTTCAATCAAGGTACAGCGTAGTGCCGCTTCTGTCGCTTCTTTGTCATCTGCAACAATTATGTTTGACACATAGTTGCCGTTTATCATTGCATAAATTGCCATAAATACTCCTTAATAGAAAAGATATATAACACCGTTGCCGCCAGTTCCACCAGTGCCATTGTTCATTCCAGCACCTCCTCCACCCCCGCCGTTTCCGCCATTTCCACCGTTTACGGTTGATGCATTAGAGCCAGCACTAATATACCCTCCGCCCCCGCCACCTGCACCAACAAGAATGCCTGTGCCACTTGTTCCCGTTCCGCCAGCAAATTTGTCTCCAGCACCGCCAGACGCACTAACAATTGTGTTCAGTCCTGTCACGCTTGCAGCGCCTCCACCAATAAGACCCAAACCTCCACTGTTGGCGGTTATTGAAGCAGTTGTAACAGCAGAGTTTGTGTATCCACCGCCCCCACCAGAGACACCGACCCCTCCAGGTAGTGTGCTCCCACCTCCACCCGCATAACCAATGCCACTCGTTGATGAGGCTGGAGCACCATAGAAAGAAGCGCCACCTCCTGTTGCACTAATATGGGCAGAGTTACCACCGCCAGCACCGCCAGCAATGGGAGCCAAGGTTCCAGTTGTACTTACACCACCACCACCTGCACCGCCGCCAGCAATAACCATTCCGTAAAGTGTGTCACCACCTTTGAAACCATTTCCGTTTGGATTGTTCCCAGTAAAAGTTGTGCTGTTTGGCACAAAAGCCATTTCCATTTGACCGCCCGCACCACCAGCACCAACAGTGCAAGTATTAGAAGCAAATGTCCAACCAGCAGAAAATCCACCGCCTCCCCCACCACCGAAACTTGATACTGTTGACTGCGTGAACTGCGAGTTACCACCGCTAGTCCAAGCCGTTGCTTGGGCGAGAGTGTTAGCAACAGAATATTCCGTAGAACTTGCTCTGACCACAACCTGTGTTGCCAAGTTAAACCCCGCAGCCGTGTGACCAGTCATTGTGACTATTGAACCAACTTTATAGTTGTTTGCAGCCGTATATCTGACCACACCAGTAAATGTGATGGTTCCAGTTGCTGCACCAGTTGTTGCGTTATCAACTGTAAAACTTGTTCCAGGATTACTTGCGGTAACAAGCCATGCTCCGTTGTATCCAGTGGGTGTTGCACCTGAAATTACTACTGGCACACCAACTGGAACGGCGGTTGTGGTGCTGTATGTAACCTTACCAGTAGAAGGTGAACCTGCTGTTACGGCAGTTATTGTTCCGCCCGCAGCAGCGCCAGTCGTTACTGTTCTTGCTGTAGCAGTGGCGGTTGTCAGGGTTGGCGTACCAGTAGTGGCGTTTGTGACCGTAAAATTAGTTGCGGAAGCCGTAGCAATAGCAACATTAGTGAGGTTGTATCCAGCAATACTTGAACCCACAGTTGTCACCTCCATGCCTGCAACAAAATTGTTATCACAGGTGTATGTAACAGTTGTTCCATTACCTGAGATATTAGTAATATTGCGAATATTGGGAAGCGTTCCTGTTCCACCACCACCACCACCACCAATACAGACAGCATAAACCCGCTTAACACTGCTAGGAATTGTAACGCTACCGCTTGAAGTAATTGTTTGTTGTAATTTCAATCCAAACGGTGTATCCGAAAATTGAGAATTTTGATAAATATTTACGCCCATAACTTCTCCTTAATAGAAAATATAAAGAATGCCGTTACCACCTGCGGCACCGGGGGCAGCACCACCACCACCAAGACCTCCAGCGCCACCAGAACCCGTTGTTGCATTGCTACCGTTTGCTGCAATTCCCGCGCCACCACCACCACCGACACTTCCCGTATGACTGACTCCCGTCCCACCTGTGTAGATAGTTCCGTCAATACCGATGGCGTTCCCACCAGCACCAGATGTACGAGTTCCTGAAGGTGATTCGCCACTACCACCAGCACCGCCAATAATCCCCGACCCGCCGTCACCCCCAGACTCTCCAACAGCCATAGAACGAGAGCCACCACCACCAGAAATACCGTTAGCACCATTTCTGAGACCCAACTGACCTCTGCCACCACCAGCGCCACTTCCAGTCCGTGCTAAAAGCGTACCTGTGGCACCAGCGCCACCTGCAAACCCATAGTAATTGGTACTGCCAGAATTACCATTAGTATCATTGCCTCTACCAGCACCCCCAAGCACACCAGAGTTTCCGCCACCAGCAATAATATGCCCATAGCGGCTATATCCTCCTGGGTCACTTGCACCAGCGCCAATGATGCAACTTGATTGTGCCAATGTCCAACCCCACGAAACACCACCAGCACCACCACCACCACCGAATGCGCCCTGAGAACCAGCGCCAGTGATAATCACATACACCCAAGTTATACCAGTAGGAATTGTTACCGCACCTGATGAAGTAATTGTTTGTCGCAAGCGAAGTCCGTGTGGCGCAAAAAAAGATGTGTTTGCAATCGGAGTATAATCAGGACCTTGCATCCCAGTAGAAACTTCACTTCCTACCTGTCCTCTGCGGTTTGGGTTAGCCATTAGGAAATCCTATTGATGTAACCAGAAATAGTAATAACTGATGCCGTTGCAGCAAAAGCATAAATAGTGTTCGCTGCTGCACCTGTGCCTGTCAACGGTAGACCTGCAACAATCAAAACATCACCAGATTGCGGAGAAAGAGTAATCGGTTTAGCGTGCTGCACTGCACCTGTTCCACCAAATTGCACCGTGAGCAACACGGGCGATGTTGAAGTATTATTTGCATACAACCATACCTCGTCAATAATTGAAGACGAAGTTCCTGTTGCGTGAATGGTTGTGCCAGTTGAAGCAGTTTGAACTACTGTGATGGGTTGTCCTTGTGTTGAACCACTTAGTAAAACCTTGTTGAATGAAGCCATTATTTATCTCCTAAGAAAAAACCTGTGTCTGAATAATTAGGTCAGCGGATAGTTCGCCACCATTAATAGTGCCACTAACATTTAATGAAGTTAAAGTACCAACACTTGTTAAAGACGACCCAGTAACAGTGGATTTAATAGTAGTACCAGGAAGAGTTTCAGCACTGAAAGAGGTGGTGTTGTAGGTATTCCAAGTAGTACCGTCATAAATCCAAGTCTTATTACCTACGGTATAAGTGGCGTTGGTTGCTGGTGAGTTAGGAAAGTCAATTGCCATTATGCGCTACCTCCATCTAGTCCAGAACTTGGGGAACCTACTTCAATCCAGAACGAATCATAATACACATACATTGCTCCAGTATCAGATTTGTACCACAAGTTACCTGCAACTGGCGCGGTTGGGGCAGTATCAGATACTGCGATAAGAGCAACCGTGCCTGAAGCGTTAGGTAAAGTAATTGTTTTATCGGAACCAGTCGGTTCAGTGACAGCAAGTGTTGTTTCAAAGCCATCGGCAGTTGCACCTTCAAAAACAACCGACCCTGTTAGGGCAATATTGCCTGCAACATCTAGTTTTTCGGTTGGTGAGGCAGTACCAATACCAACATTGCCTGATGAGTCAATACGCATACGAACCGTAGCGTTAGTAGTAAAGGCTAATGTAGTTGCACCTTCAGAACCAATAAACGGTGTATTGCCAGTAATAGAACCAAGTAGCAAACGACCACTTGTAGTAGTGCCAAAAGCACCTGACACATTGGTTTGCGAAGAAACTGTGTTGCTACCCAAAACTTCAAGTCTTGCCACTGGAACGGTAGTGGCGATACCAACATTGCCTGCGTTGGTAATACGCATACGCTCGGCGTTTACAGATGCGCCATTGGAAGTGGTGAAAAAAGTTATACGACCAGGAACACTACCTGTTGCTACGGTACCATCAACATTAGCCGTAATTTGTGCTGCAATAGGGTCTAGTGTTGTTCCATCCGCACCAGCAAACATCAAATTTGCAATGCTGTCACCATCAACAAGTGCTGTTACTGCACCAGCAGTAGTGCCACGACTTTTACCCAGAACAAAACGCAGACCATTACTGTCGGCTCTGTTAAGAACAGAAGTAAATGCAGTTAATCCACCGCTTCCTTGTTCATTGAAGATTTGGTTTACTACAGCAGTTTGAAAAGAACCACCAACACTTCTACGACTGGTTGCACCTACTAAAAGATTACCAGTAGAGTCAACTTTGAACTGTGATGCTCCACCAGAGTCCTGAACATCAATGAAATCTCCTGATTGTGATGCAGCACCCTTGACGACTAAAACTTTAGCGGCGGCAGTAGAAGTTGTAACTATTGTTCCGTTTGAAGCAAATGTGGCAATGTCTGTAGTGCCCGAACCAATACGAACATCCTGTGCGGATGTGCCACCAAAAGCAACATAGCCCATATCGGTTGCATCAATAGTTCTTTGAATTTTAGCCTGAGCAGTAGTCCAATCCGCACCAGTAGATACACGCCTATATTTTGTATAGACAATGTCTTGATTGTTGTTTGTTGCCCTAACTTGTGTAGCAATAAGTTCATCACCAGCAGTGCCGCCGAGTGCACCAGCAAAAACATGAAGTGCAGAGTTAGGTGAAGCGGTGCCGATACCGACACGATTATTGGTTGCATCAACAAATAAAGTACTTGTATCTACTGTTAAATTGCCAGATACTGTTAGTGCAGTCAAAGTGCCGACACTAGTAATTGCTGTTTGAGCCGCACCAGTAACAGTTGCCGCACTACCAGACACATTGCCTGTCACATTACCTGTCAATGGACCAGCAAAAGCCGTAGCAGTAACTGTGCCGACAACTTGAAGGGCTGTTGCTGGTGATGCAGTTCCAATGCCGACATTTCCAGCACTATTGATACGCATACGCTCAGTATTGCTAGTGCTGAAAATCATTGGGGCTACTTCTTGGGTAATAATGCTAAGAGCACCAGTACCACGATGAAGTAACTCACTGGCTGCGTTTGCACCAGTGTTGCCACGCAAAAGCCTCAACCCATAATCGGTATAAGTAGCGTCACCAATTAAATCAATATAGGAATAACCATTTCCAGTTCTACCAAAACCAACTTTAGTTTTAGCATCACCTGTAGTAATATTTGAAGCAACAAACAAGTTTCCTGACGAGTCAACTTTGAACCGTGATGCTCCACCAGATTCCTGAACATCAAAGAAATCGCCCGCTTGTGATGCTACACCTTGAACAATCAATGCTTTATTGGCAGCAATGCTTGGAGTAAAAGTGGTTGTACCTCGTACCAAAATATCGGTAGTAGACCCACCCGAAAGACGAATACCATAAGCAGTATCCGACCAGGGTGCAATGACAAACGATCCTCTTGATGTAGTTGAGTTTGCTCCAGACGCAATAATTCCTTTTGACCCAGCGGTAACTATGCCGTTGTAGGAACCAGCACCCATATCGTTAAACAGGTTTAGCGACCCTGAACCTGAAACACCATTAAGCGTCACTACTGGGTTAGCACTATTAGTAGTGCTACCACTAAAGGTTGCTGCTGTCGTAGCGTTAGAAACTGTCAACCCAGTCAAAGTACCTACAGAAGTAATTGCTGTTTGAGCCGCACCAGTAACAGTTGCCGCAGTACCCGTAGTGTTTTGGTTGAGCGTAGGAATATCAGCAGCAACAATTGCTCTAAATGTAGGAACTCCAGCAGACCCGTTAGGTGCCGCTAAGACATAGTTGGCAGTCTTAGAAGCGTATGGGTTTTGTGTATCTCCATAACTAGCCGCCAAAGAAACGGTAGCCGATGAACCCTCGCCAGCAGTATGCGCCACAGATACAGGACTTGTTCCAGAAATGCCCGACATGTAGTTACCTGTCGTATCTGTACCAAGGTCAATAGCGTCATTAACCCATGCTGTGCCATTCCATTTAAGGAAGTCTCCAGACGATGGGGATGGGGCGGTTACATCAGTAAGACCATCTAGGGTTGTCGCTCCTCCACCACCCACAAGGTTTGTTGTGGCTGCCGCCGCTCCACCAGTTATGTCAATGTAGAAACCTCTGTTAGTTCCCCCATTTTCATAAAAACGCAACCTATTTTGGTTAACATCAATGGTTACGCCAGTTACAATTGTTGTGTTTGTTGACGCTTTGCTGAGGAATATCTCCCCACCCTCGTCACCATTGCTGTATACAGATTCAAGGTTTCCATTTACTTTTATGCTTGTACCGTCGTATTGAAGCCCAGAACTACCTGTTGCGACATTAGAACTATTTTTATAAATAATCTGGTTAGCAGAACCTGGATATGGGATATCAGTAGCAGTTAATGCTCTGAACGATGGGGCACCACTAGAACCATCAGGGGACGCTAAGACATAATTAGCAGTCTTTGACCCATATGGGTTTTGTGTGTCACCATATCCACTTGATAAAGAAACCGTTGCCGAAGAACCTTCAGAGGGAGTATGGGAAACAGACACGGGACTAGTACCCGAAATACCAGACATATAGTTACCTGTGGTATCTGTACCGAGGTCAATAGCATCTGCTACCCACAATGAACCGTTGTACTTTAGGAACTCTCCAGAAGCAGGTGAGGGCAAACTCACATTATGAAGTTCATCTAGTTCATATCCATTTTGGGTAGCAACATAGATAATGCCGTTATTAGTGGCACGAACTACTACACCAATGAATACCAAGTGGTCTGGTGCTGTGGGTTTAGTTTTCGTAAATGCGCCAGCCTCGCCCAACCATAAAACATCTCCAGCGGTATACCCAACCGATAGATCAATACCATCTACATATCCCTGTGTTACAACTACACCATTTTCGCTTGCTAAAATATTTGCACTAACAACACCAACAGTTTTGGATGAAGTGGTATCGCTATTGTTATCTGCTCGTTTAACAGTGGCATGATCACCTGTTGCGCCAAACAAATAGACACAAGTACCAGTTGTAATAGTTGTTGCTTCAGCATTTCTTACATATACGCTGCTTGGAGAATTTGCGTTAACCCAGTTAGTACCGTTGTACTCAAGAGTTTGAAACTCTAAGGGTGTTGTAATAACAACATCTGAAAGGTCATTTAAGGCACCAACACTACTGCCCGTTGCTGGGAGAAACTTTGTGCCATTGTACTTAAGAACTTGATCTGTAGTAGCACCAGTCGTATCTACTTCAATGCCATCAATAAAAAGTACAGGAACCTTTAGAGTGTCATCAGTTTTAAGGACACTGGCAGAATCGCGATAAATGTTAGTATCAACAGCATTAGTTCCATCACCCCACGAAATCTTTCCACCCGCATCAATACTCAGACGAGGATTAGCATCACCACTAACGCCAACATCTAAGGCGGTGTCTGCTGCTGTATTAAAAAATCGTGCGCGGATAGCCGCGAAAAACTTGTTTGCCATTGAGCCTCAACTCAAAATAAGTGACCCCGCAAGGTCTATGATTTAACCCGTTACTACGATTCTGTAGGAAGAAGCACCGGGCGCAACACTAAAAGTAACTATAACTCTATTTACAGTTGACCGAACAATATCTGCAAAAACCGTGTCATATGATGTGATGTCATAAACTTGGACGGTGACATCGCGCGTATTGAAGTTGTGGTCAATATCAAAACTTGTTGCAACACCCGTAACTGTCTGCGACGCAACGCGAGCCAACGCAGGGGTGTTGGTAGTGCCACCAGTGATATCTCCTGCAAGGTTGGTTCGTGCGCCACTAGCAGTACTAGAGTTAGTACCACCAGCAGCAACGGAAATATCAGTAGCGTTCCATGTGCCTGTAGTAATAGTTCCAAGGGTCGTGATGGTTGACTGACCAGCATATGTAGAAGCAATGTCTACGGAGTCAGCATTAACTGTAATGCGGTCTGTTGTGCCGCCAACATCAAGAGTATTACCGCTCTTGGTAAGACCAGCGCCAGCAGTGATCTGACCAGCGCCAGAGAACTGAACAAAAGTTAATCCTGTTGTTCCAAGTGTGATCGTGTCATTTGTTGACAGAACCCAGCCAGAGTCAGCATTTATGGTACCTTCAGAGACAAAGGTGAACATTCCCGATGTAACTTCTGCCGAAGTGTCAGCATCAGTTGCTCGCACAGCGGCACCAGTTGCCTGAACTACATAAATACCGTTTTCCGAAGCGGTATCTTGGTTTTTTACAAGAACACGGTTGCCAGTAGCAAGTGTTACCCCGTCAATAACATCGCCATTCTCCAAAGCAGAGGCAAGAAGAACCGAGGCAGTTGTGGCGACCCTCACAGACTCCTTGACATCAAGACCCGAACGGGTGGCATCTACATATGCCTTGTTGGCTGCATCAAGATCATTTGATGGAGCGGCAACTTGTAGCCGACCATCAGCATCACGCTTAGCAAGCGTGCTACCAGTACTAGATGCCGTGGAGTTATTAAGCAGAGTATAGAAAGCACTTGTTAAAAGACCAGCATTTGACCCGTCAGCAAGGTTGAGAGTAAGGGTGATTTCTCCAGCATTAGTTTCACCAACGGTCAGGGCGCTAGCGTAGGTTCCAGCAGATGTAACGCCGTTGATGAGCGTTTCCCAAGCCGTACCAGTGTAATACTTTACAGCATCGTCGCCCGTATGAAAAAACATACGACCTTCAAATAGGTTTGTACTAGGATCAGCGCCAAGTTTTTCAAATGTACCATTTAGAATCTGATTGTTATTCAGATCTAAATTTGTAAGAAATTTTGTTGCCATTGAATTTATCCTTTAGGTCAAATACGCATAGCCCGAAAAAGGCGCAGTAAATGATATCCGCACCTGAGATGTACTTATATATGATACTTCCCCGATAACGGTTGTAGATGCAGTATCAACTACAGTTACGCTTGGATACCCACCTAGAATGTGATTAATGGTCCATGTGGAGGACGCTGATGCCTGAGTGTGGACATGACGAGTCGTTGCACCAGGGACGAAAAATGGGGATGCAGGCCATCCTGACTCAGTTTTTGGTCCCCATAATGAACTATTTGTAGTATTTACATATATTTCACCAACTCTGCCAATGTTGGAGGTTGGGTTTGTGGTCCCAGTTAGAATTCCAAGACCTTTTGACCCCGAAATACCAACTAGCGAAACAAGAACATTGGTAGTTTCTTCATTTACAGAAACAAGGTTGCGTAATTGATCTGGGGCATTTTCAATATTTAATTTTGTTACTTCTTGGACTACTGAGACATTGACATCGGTCATCTAGTGACCTCTAATTCAAGTTTTATTTTACCTTTTAGTATACGGAATACCCTGCCTTGCGCGTCAATGATTTCAATGTCATATACGCCATCCGAGGTCATGACAGCGGTATTTGCGGCAAGGATAACCAGAGTAATTGTTCCCGCAACACCACCAAGTGTAATTCCACCATTTTCAGTAGTTAACGATCTGACGACAGTACTAGAGTCAATTTCTGTTCTAATTTGCATACGAGCGGTAAAACCCGTCAAATCATATATTGAATCATCAGAGTTAGTTATGGTTACAACACGCTCAAAATGAGCGCCCTGGTCAATTGTAAAGTTATAATTGCCAGCAAGCACACTAAACCTCCAAAACAATGGCTACAACTAATTCTAGCCCTAAATGCGACAGTTTTATAGCATATAAGCAAACGGAGCGGTCAGGAGGGTACCGCTCCGTTGCTCTCCTTGTCGGGAGGACCCTAATCTTCGTCAGAATCTTCGTCTAGGTCATCATTATCGCTATAAAAGAATGATGCATCTAATTCCCTAGTCATCATAATTTCCTTGGCGCAATCAAGCATCCCCGCCCCAAGCCAAGTAGTCATCCCATCGGATGTGCCAAGGTGAAGGTCGCGAGAATCATTATCAAGCACTTCGGCAATAATGATCCAGTTTGTGATCATTTGCTCTGGGAATGCCTCAGATATTAGACCCTGTAGATCTTTATCATCGTAAGGATTTCCCATTTATATATTTTAGCAGTCAAATGAGACTCAAGACTTATGATGCCTCATGCCACATATCCCACCACAAATATCATTTACTGTGACTAAGTTAAGGCATGTCTGGGAATTCAACAGTGTAGGCTGGTGTCCATGTTTCGGGGAAGTCTCGCAAGGCTTGACGATAATTACCCCAAGCAGTCTTATTAGTTGGGGTGTCTGGAATCATCGCCCAGTCGGAGGTAACCAAAAGTGCGTCACGGCGTAGCCTCATTCGTTCTATCAACCATTCGTCGGGTGCTTCAGTTTCGTGGGGTGCTAATAGGTTCATGTTCATGCCGCCTGATAATACATTGACCAAAAAATGATGTCGGTACTTGCCCATGTAAATGGAATTGAATTTGTGATTGGCGATGCTGAAAGATAACTACCTGTCAATGATTGAGAGGCTAACGACGCTATACCTGAAAAGCCCTCAATGTTGCGAATCAACCCGACATAATTGACTGAGGCACTCACATCGCGCATATTAACAAAACCGCTATATGTTCCACTAGTGCTTGAAAAGGACGCGTCGCACCCAACGGGCAAAGTAACTTGTAAACCTGAAGTGTTGATTGATGTTCCTGGTCCCCATACGACACGCCCCCAATAATGCACAAAATCGTTGACACGACAATACTCGGCAGTCACTACTCCGTCACCAAGTGTCAGACCTGACGGGAAGGTTGGCGTGAACGAAAGGTAATTACCGATCACCGTATTGCCGATTCTTACTTTCGCCTCAAGTGCCTCAACTGCGTCGTTTAGGTCAGAGTGAGACAATGAATGAGACGGTGAAGTCAATAGGCTTGAAGCCGTTGGATTCGTGAAAGTATCTAAAGATGTGGGGAATGTGCTAGCCATTATCTAGTCCTTTTATCCATGCTGTTTTAAAATATTATTTTATAGAAGTGTATCATTATAAGTGCCATCTGCATCGTCGTATATGTTTGGCGATTCATATGTTGATACTACCGTATGGACATATGTGTAACCCATTGGTCGCGATAATTCGGCAGCACCCAAAACTGATGCGTCTGAACCTAAGCCAGTTGGAGTTTCGGAATCAAGGGTTTGAATAGTTATGACCCATGGGGAGGCAATTGGGTCTAATAGTATATTTACTGTCTTGGATGCGCTAAGTACAGTTTGTACTGAAGCAATAATTGCATCTCTAGTACCAGCATTATGCCCTGTTCTTGCAGTAGTAATCTGATTCCGTCGTCCCTGAACATAGTTACTATCTACGGGGTTGTATAGTTCAATTTCCTGCCAGATGGTGGTGTCGTCGTTGTCTCCAGCGTCATCTATCGCATTGATAAATGTTGTCCATGTCTGGGGAAAGTTCCCCCAAGGAGTAGTTCCTCCAGTTGTTTGACTTAATTTAACTCCAACAATTTGAGCAAGCCATGGCAAAAAGTGATCTGAGGCTACTTGAGGCTCAACAAGATAACTTTTAGTAGAGTCATCATCGGGGTCATATCCAGAGGCTATGTCTAAATATGGGAAAGAATCTAATTGGTCTACCCCTTTTCCTGCATAGGCAAGACCAATATCCATAATCCTCATTAACGGGAAATTAGGGAAAGTTTGTTCAGAGTCTTTTTCTATAAAAAATGCTGGCATTCTTTGCATGCACATTCGTAAAAAAAGATTATTTCTTATTGCGTAGATGTTTGTTAATACTGGATGCCCTAAATAAATAGCAGCCTGATTATGATTAGTAATTTCTATTTTTACTGTAAATTTAGTTGTACCTTCTGTTGGTTGTACTTTAACTTCTGGACCGCGAATAACTCCCCATGTCAAAGCATTTAAAATTGTAGTAATAGATTGACTTTCACCATACGATGAGGTGATTGTAACAACTACTGTAACTTTAGATTCACAGTAAATGTGACCGTAAAATGTCACATAGTCATTACTGTATACTGACGGTAAAGATACATTACTTCTCGTTAATGTGACAACATTGAGTGAAGAAGGGACAGTTTTTAGCGTGTGATACTGGTCAAAAAATCTAAAAGAAAAATCAACACTTGACGAACCACCGATAGTTGTCCATGAGCCGACGCTTGTGTCAAAATAACAATCTTCTACACTCAAAAAGTTTGTACAGTTAGCACTTAGGTTTTCAATAGCCTCTAAACTTGTAGCCATATTAAATACTACTTACCGTTACTGAAGATACTGGTAAAGTTCCTTTATAAACAAAAACAGCATTACCAGATCCATCAATAGATGCTAGTTCTGTACTATTTGCATTAACGGTCATTGTAAATGAGTCAACATAGTCAACGCCATCAACATTTGCAACATCTGCAATTAATTGATTTTTACGAATTTCTGTTGTAAATGGGTATTCTAGTGGTGATAAATAGTTTGTAACAAAAGCATCAACCGCAGTCCGTACATCAAGAGATGAATATCCTTCTATTACTGCAATTGAAATAGATACTGAAATGTAAGCCAAGATTACATCAGTAACATATACCGTTAATCCGCCAACGCAACGAGACCTAATATCATCAGCGACTACACCCTTTTCTTCCGCGGTCAAACTAGCGCCAGTTGAGTCAGATAAAAATACTGTAACAGCGCCAATTTGGTTAGAACTACTAAATGCAAGGGTGTCAAGAATTTCAACTTCTGGAGAATAAGTTGGAGTAGTTAGAATTGTTGTAGCAACCCCAGAATAAACGGCATCGGCAGTAACTGTGCCACTAGTACCTGGGTCGTTGGATACTGCCCAGATTCCCTCATAGGACGCAATGTTTGTATTTGAAATTCTAATAGTGGAAGCACTGCTCATATTGGGGAGAGACGCGGTAGGGAGTGTATAAATACTCCTACCAGTAGTTCCGTATGAAATGGCATGGTAGCCAGTTCCAGTATTAGTAAAACTTGAACGGAGTGTACCTACGCCAACAACCTTACCAAGCGAGTCTGCTTCTAATTTAATTACCCGAGTTAAGTCGTATGTAGCAACACGATAAGTATCAGAATAATTTGTCAAAATATAATCTGTTGTCTGAGATGCTGTCGCCAATGAACGACTAAGACTTCCAAGGTATGTTCGTGCACGGGAGAAGAATTCAGCATCTGTTTCGGTTGCTTTGCCTTGGGTCAAATTTCCATTAAATTCTGCATCAATTAATTTGACAATAGGACTCAAAATTGTTAAAATTGTGCCATCAGCAATAACTGGCTTCACACCCGAGGTAATTGCCTTAATTTGCGTTGAAGCAGACTGCGTATCACCAGCATCAATAGTGACTGATGCTGTGGTTTCAAAGATATGGAGAATTGACTGATCGTCAGTAATTTCTGTATACCCGACTTGAGTACCAGCGGGAATTGTCAATCCTGAATTATCAATTGCAGAGAAAATAACAGCACCTGAAGCAAATGTTGACTCAAGGCGATAAAAGCCCATAACACGAAGCATTCCTTCAATTAGGCTATTTGGAAGCCTATTGATTGCCCCCGTAACAACGCCTGAAACATAAGACATCGCTTGGAGCATGGCATCTTCCACTGTTCCAGTTCGTGGATTAAACTCTGGAAGCGCAATAAGAGCATATTCGCGGGCGAGGGAATATATGTCTGATGGCTGTAAGTCATTAACCGTAAGGTCAATGTATTCACTAAAATCTGGTGATGCCATTATGTATTCCTCTGCCTGAAGCCTAAACCGATTTCAACTACGCCTGATTCGGTTTCTGATATTTGAACATTATCAATCATAATTTCTGGAATGAACGCTCCAGCGGTAAACGCCAAATCTCGCGTTAATGCGGCTTGAAATGTAGGGTCTTCAATTCCGTATGTTGGAGTTAATGGCAATTCACCAGGGATAATCTGGATTGATAAAGCGAGCAATTGAGCGTAATAGTCATCTGTAAGATCTGTCAATTTTTTGACAGATCCATTATAAAATTGAATTGGAAAACGAAAAGTATCCATATGACTATTTTGCCATCTTTTTAGTCATTAGGCAGAACCACCGTGAATTGAAGTAAAAGTATTCAATGTAATCTTACCGATAACAACTAACTCGGATTTAGAATTATTCAAAAATGCACAGATAACGGTGTCATTTACTGACGGTATGATTCCAGCCCCAGAGACAACACAGGGACCAAAAGCGTAACCTGGCGCAACGGCACGAAGTTCAACATATACCTGCGTATCAACAACGCGCCTAACTATCCCATAATGAATCCCGCCTTGAAAAGGTACGGAAACAGCCTTATTTCTGGCTGTAAAGTTTGGATTCTGCATAGTTCCTACTCCTTAATGAGACCAGGGTAGTTTTGTCCAAATGATCTAGTTGAGTCATATGGTGGAATCAAAAGTTTTACAACACCTTCTTGGCGAACCGCCTTGTATATAAATGAATTCATGCCACCAGAGTAAGATTTTTTAATTTCATTGTATTTTTTTATTTTTTCACTCTTGGTTGGCAAACCATAAATAGTACTTGCTAGTGTTTTTGCCTTGGCTTTCAAAGATTCCTTAGTTATTCCAGCAGCCTGAATCCACTGTCCATCTATGTAACTATCAATTAAAGTGTTAACCGCCGATGGATAAATCTGTTTAGGACCAAGCAAATTAGTGCCGCCACTTGCACCAGATGAATCAGTTGGACCTTTTGCTGGAGTTATAGTTGTTACACCAGAAGTAGTGGTAGAAATATACCCTTCTTTAATTTTGGCAAATGCATCAGCAGAAAGCCCTCCAGCAACTGCGTATGTTCTCAGGGGAATACTAAACATGAATCCCCATAAAATATTCTCAGCCAAAGTCTTATCCGCGGCTGAAAGTTTTGTAGAAAAAGTTTTAATAAGTGACTCAGCATTGGCGGGGTCGCCACCTTCAACTAAGTATTTAGCGGCTTTCATAACTGCATCTTGAATGAGATTTGCATTAGAGCCTCCGTACCTATAATTTGCCAAAAAGTCTGTTACATACTTCTTAGAGTCGGTAGCATTAAGTTTTGAAAAATCAGTAGCAAATTTGTTTTCTTCATCAGTATCTGGACCGCCAATTCCGTTTTCGTCACCATTCCCGCCCGAGTTTGTAGTCTCTTTTTTTGTACCGTCAGTAGAGATATTTTCTTTATTTGGGTCAACTGGTGTGCGGAACTGAACTTGGACAGGCTGAAAAGTACCCTCACTAAACTGAACATCACTAATTAAATAAAAGCCATCAAACCCATGCATCCCACCAAGAAAAATAGTCATACCAGGCCTGAGTAAAACGCCGTTTGCCCTATCTACGGTCATTGAGCCAGAGGCAGCGCGAACATCATCATCTGAGCGACGCACTGTAGGCATGTCTAGAAGGACATATTTATCTATTGCTTCTGGAAGAAAATCAACTGTTGGTTCTGGCCAGATAAAAGGAATAAACTTTATATCGCCATAAGCAAACTTAGGGTCTCCCCATTTGCCAAGAAGCCATTTTTCCGAAGCATAAAAAAGAGTATTGTCAGATACAAAACAAACAAATTCCTGTTCGCCAGCAGCGCTTTGTAAAACACTCCAAACTGAGTCGTCAGTAGTACCGCTATTGGACTTGACCGTAGCCTGTTTTTTGGCATCTTTTTGCCCAACAAAGTTCATGTTGTATCGCAGTGCCATTCTTTGAGCAAGGTCATATCCCGAAATGCCGTTGAATGCTTCAGGTCGCTTGTCCCTTTTCATCAACTGAATAGCCTTTGAACGACAATCAAGTTGGTGCTTTGGATGTATGCCTTCACTTCTTGATGTTTCTACGGCTGCAATTTCAAAAAGCAATCCTTTATAAAAAGCATCTCGCCTAATTTGAAAATAATTAGCCTTAGCCATTCTGAAATCTGGGTCAATAACGCTTACTGAAACTTCAGATGACCCCGAAATAGTTAAAGAGATATTTAGTTCTGTTAGTGCTTGTACAATGTCCCTATTGGAAAATGTACCCAAGTCACCAAGACTGAATAAATTTATGTCAATGTTGTCAAAGTACGCCATTATCAGGTACCAGCATCTATATTGCCTGAAATTGCCCCACCGTAACTACTACTGTCACGAACAACTGTGTAATCCAAGAAGTCAGGAACTGGGTCTGGGTTGTCTTTTTTAGGAATATTAACAGTTGTGTTGTAGGTAATTGCAGGTAAATCAGCAACAACAACACTTGGGTTGACATTCTCAACTAATGTCATATTTGCTTCAGCAGCAGTGATCTGATTCTGTTCATTTCTACGGATAGAACTAAAATTCAAGTCAGTGATAGACCAAAAAATGTTTTTAGATGCGTCTGTCGTGCCCATCGGATTAGAAATTTGTTTATCCATGTTTGTAAAAAATACAGGACGAGCAAGGTTTGCCATGTCAAACAATAATTCCAAATCATTATCAACTGATGTAAATAAGCCATCGTTAGGAACTGCAATTAGAAACTTGATAGACAACTGTCTTGACCTAAATCTACTGAATGCAACAATCGGCATTTTACCAGGACGAGAAATTTCCTGTAACTCTGGTCCAATATTTCCATATTGAATTTGCTGTGGAGTAAAAGGGAAAGTAAATGAAAGCATTGGTTGATTTTCATTACTTCTTGTTGCATGCATGGTAACGGGAACGGCATTTGCTGTATTCGTATAAAGAGTTTCAGTTAATGAAAGTCTGTCACGAACAAACCTCTTAACAGTCGTTGAAATAAAACGACGAGAATTGCTAGGTATAATAGATCGTAGGTCACTATTGGTTGCCATATTTAGTATCTTTCATTCCTTGAACGCTGAGCGCGCTCAATTTGATACATAACTTCTGAAGCCAGAGCATTGACATCCATATTTGGAGTGGCATTGATGACTAGATTAACCGTAGAGTTACTGCTTGAGGATGGAGCCATGATTGGAGCACCCATGTACGGAGTAGCCGTATCGCCAACAGGACCATTTCCTGGTACGACATGAAGATGGCGGGCACTGCCATTGCCGTGGAATTCTGCAAATCCGCCAGCCTTATTGATTGCCTGACCGTATAGTCCAAGGTTTTGGCCAACGAGGTCATAGGCTCGTCCAGCGGCGTGATCTGAAGACATAGAGCCAAGAGCATTAGTTCTAAAGCCTGATGTCACTGTACGATTTCCTGCAATCTGAGCATCAAATGCGGAGTGCTTACCCATTGTGTTGAGCATATTTCGGCGTGGGCTTGCTGTATCTCCGCCAAGTTCGTCAATAATCATTTGAGCGGCTGTATCAAACTTTCCTACCGCAGTAGTGAATGTGTCTCCAGAGTCGGTCCACTCAACCATGCCAAGTTGAAGTCCTTCAATTGTGCTTCGTAATTTTTCTTCATTCGTTGCTTGAAGAGTCAGAGTATTTGCAAATTCAGTATCTTTAAATGCCAATGCTACCTGTTCGTCGGCGGTTAAAGTACTCCCTGGCATAGCACCATAAGGCGTAGCGGTTGTTGTTGGTACAAGGAATTCGCCAGAAGTTATCTTGCTAATTATTTCCATATATGCGCCCATGCCCTTTTCGGAAAGGACGCTATTCAGCATTGCTGTTATATCTTCAACACTTCCAGCCTGCATTCCAACACCAGCAAGACCAGAAACAAGGTTTTCGGCAGCGGCACCAGAAACTGCACCACCCATTCCTCCAGTACCAAAGAAAGCATCCACGAGTGCTTGACCTTCGCCTTGGAATAATGAGCCACCAAGACCAGCCAAGACACCAGGTACTGCCTTGCCATCTTTTAAGCCTGTTGTGGTAAATTGTTTAGCACCTTCAAAACCAATATTGTTATATAAAGTCTGAAATGCCTTAAGTGGGTCTCCACCAGAAGCAATTAGTTGTTCTTGTGCTAATGCTTCAAGAAGTGCTGCTTGATCTTCTGTTGTGACCGTACCAGCCAATGCTTTTTCACGGAAGGACCGAGTTACCTCATTGGCAACCTTGGGAGCATTAAGAATTTCTAAAGTTTTTCTAATGTTACTAACAGCCTCTGAATATGCATCTGTTAGGTAATTTTTTAAGTCATCGCCAAAACGCATGGTTGCGATACCAGTAGCGGCAAGAACATCCTGAAGACTTAGAAGTCCATTGCCCAATGAAATCTCTGCGGAGTTTGCTAGTTTTGTAATTTCCTCGCTTGTCAAACCACTAATTTTACCCAAGTCTGCAAAGCGAGATTCCATCAACTTGAGTCCGCCCTCAAGTGATGCTCTTTGTTCATTCCACTTTTTTGTTGCTTCTTTAAGTGCGGTGCCACTCTTTATCTGTAGATCAGCCATTTTCTGAGCGTTTGAACCAAATTGATCAAATGCTTTTCGGGCTGTAGCAACATTATTCTCGCTCAGAGCAGTATTTATGATCCCCGAATATGCTGTAACAAACTTTTGAGCGGCTTGCTTTGCTTCTTTTTTATACTTGGAATCCTTCATGAATCCAGTGTATGCACCAACAAGAGAACCAAGAACCGCACCGACTGCAGCGCCGATTGCAGTTCCAAATACTGGGACAATTGAACCAATAGCCGCACCAGTCAATGCGCCACCAAGAGCGCCAGTAGTAGCGCCAGTTGCGGTAGCAAGATACCTATTCCCACCAGTCTTTCTGTAGGCATAATCTGATACTTCACTAGCGGCTGATTGGGTAAGTACTGCCCCACCAACACCAATAGCACCAACGGCACCCATTTTACCAGCAGACATGCCACCGATACCTTTAGGTAACATGCCTGCTAATTGCAAGCCCGCCGCGCCACCAATAATTGTTCCGCTCACTGAGTCTTTAATAATGTCAGGAGTGTCTCCCATTAAGTAGTTTGCACCAATTCCAGCACCAATACCTATACCGAGTTTGGAAGTAAGCATATTCTTTGCATGCTTTCCTATAAATCCTCTAGCACCTTTTGCCTTCTTTCCGTCCCCAAGTAAAAACATTGGAGCAGCGGCGGCAAGAAGTCCTAAAGATCCTCCAAACCCTCTTCCTGAAAGACCCTTAATCATAGAACTAACACCACCAACAATTGTTGAGATAATGTTTGCAAAAATCGTAAGAGTTGGAAGTGCTTCCATAAAAGCAATACGAATAGCACTGAATAACTCAAAAATCTTGGAAATTAGTTTTTCAATAGAGTCACCAAACTTTAAAAAACTACTTTCGTTTTTTACAATACTTTCTCCAAATGTTTCAAAGTTCTTCTTAAGACCACTACCAAGCGCCTTGATAATTCCACCAAGGAACTTATTAATAATTTTACTAGCAGCACTAAATCTTTGCAGATACGCAGTAAAAGAACCAAAGGCTGATTTTACCTTATCCCAGAATGATGAAAAGCCTTTAAAGAAACCTTGAGACTTAGGAACATAATCCTGCATCAACTGAACTAAGAATCTTGAAACTGTATCTATACCCTTGACAACATTGTCTAAAAGTCCGCCTTTTGCGTAGTCGGCAAGGAGAGGACTAATTGCGGTAAAGGTCCGAACCATGATGCGTCGGATTTCTTCAAACGCAACTTGAACGGGTTGAATAAATTGAGCACCAAGGTCGCCAAACATGACCTGCATTTGAGTAATAAAGGATTTGAACTGACCCAAGAGTGATCCTTGGACTGCTTGAGAAGCACCAGAGATGCCAGCCTTTTGCGCAAATTCACCAGACGAGAACATCTTAATGAGTTCTGCACTTGTCATCTTTCCGCCAGCAATCATCTCCTTGTAAGTCTTTTCAAACTCAGGACCGATTTCTTTGGCAGCGCCAGTAACTTTTGAACTACTTAGTTCTTCACCCTTTTGGATAAGGGAAATGATGTTTGCTAGCGCACTTGCACCTTTTTCAACATCCCCAGATGCGTAAGCGAAGTCAAGTAATCCAGCCAATGCACCACTCGTTGCGCCAGTGACTTTTGAGTTTTTTGAAGCGGCTGCAAAAGCCTGAGTAAGACCCTTCATGCCAACCTCAGCAAGACGAGCATCCCCCGTCATTCCCCGTAGGGCGGCGCTAGAGGCTTTATAGTCCCCACCATAGCGACCTGTGGCTTGAGCGGCTACGAACTGACGCTGAGCGGCGGCTACTGTTGCTAGGGCGATAGCGGCAACTGCAGCGCCCTTGGCTAGGGCAGATAATGCAACTTGGTATGACTTAGCGGCAAATTTACCAATTGCTAACAAGCCGTTGACCGAAGATAATGCCAGCGCAAGACCAGCAGTTTCAATTGCCGCGCCAATCATGGCAAATTTGTAAGTCGTCTTTAGAATGCCTGCTAGACCTTTTCCTGCCTTGCCTGCTTTTTTAAATCCATTCCCAGCACCATCTGCGTCTTTTCCTAATTTTTGAGTGCTTTTACCCGCCTTAACAGCAGAGTCGTCAAGATCGTTTAAAGCATCTCCAAATTTTCCAGTTTTGATGCCAGCATTCTGTAATTGAGCGTTAACGAGTTTTGCCTTGGCAGCAAGTGCTAGGAGTTTGCGTTCTACCTTGTCAATGCCGCCTGTATTAGCATCGGTATCAATTTTTATAGTGACTTGCTCGCGAGCCATTGGTACCTCAACTAAAGTTTGAAGGCTGTAAAACTATTTGTTCTTATTCATTTTACGCTCTTGTTCAGCCCTATCAGCCTCAATAACTTTAGCACATGCATACCTAATAACCCATTCTTCATCAGAACAGTTAAGTAATTGTATAGGGTCAGTCCCCCATAGTTCGCCAAGTCTAGCGGCTGCAACAATCCGCCCGTCCGAGACTAGAAAGTCTAGGACATCTTCGTAGGGTCCACCGTCTCAACGGTGTCTGAATACCCCGCCGCCTCTAGGATTGCTAGAGCCGCCCCTTCAACATGGGGGTCAATGCCGAAGAAGGCACGGACACAATCTGGAACTGGACGAGTCGTGCTAGTCATCTGGAGAATGGCTTCCGAGGCAAAAGTAAGACCAACACCATCCTCATTGACTACTTGCTCTCCATTAATGAAGATTCCCGTGCAGGTATGACCAACCACAAAAGCGGCAAAGCGAGTTGCATCCATACCATTTTTGGTATCTTCACCAGCGTTTTTACGCCATGAACGAAGTTGGTGCTGTGTAATGTTTGGCGAAACCTGAACAGTTACACCGGGGCGTTCTGGGACTTCAATAAATACTGAATCCCGTTCAACCTTTTTGGTAATTACTTCTTTTAGTTGTTCCAAAACGCTAGGAGGCTTAACATCCTTGACGACTTGCTTTTTAGGGGTGTTATCTTCTGAAATGGTGAAAATATCGTTGCTCATGTTTTGAACCCTAGCATGAAAGAAGGAGCACCTAGTGGTACTCCTTCAGTCAAAACAATTATTGAATTTTTATTTAACCTGTAGTGGTTGCGCTAATCACACTCTGAATGCTGAAGGTCAAAGAATAAGTAGACGGAGCACCAGAAGCGGCATCACCATCAGGCTCGGTCAAGCCGACCAGCAACGCCTTGGAGTAGGTTCGCTGAAGTTCTGGGATGGCAACATTGCAGTTCAATTCGTCAATCTGAATGTCGTAATAAGCACGACCAACCATCTGACGAATCCCACCAAGGAAAGATCCGTCAATGTCTGAGTCATAGTGGCGAGTTACCGTGATGTCACCAATTTCCGCAGGAGCACAAAGCACTTCGGGGAACAACTTTCCACCGATGTAAACTTTTTCAACTGAAGCGGTAATTTCACCACCAGTTACCTGTGCGTAATAAACAAGGTCACCATCTGCGCCAGGGGAAGGAGGTGTCTCAATATTTCCTGACGATGATGGGCTAATTGATGCAACAATTTGCCTCTGCGCGATTTTGCTCATAGTTGTTCCTTGCTCCTTATCAGACTACTGATGCTGTGAGATTTGACTTAGTGACATCAACCTGAATCTGGTCACCAATGCTAGAAATACGGACTCCGACCTTAGCCTTGACTAAACCGCCAGCCAATTGCGAAAGCGGGTTAATGGCATCGCTAACAACAACAGAGTAACCGTAGTCAATGCGACGACCAGTACCATCAAATGCCTCATACAACCCACCAGCAATACGGATGGGTTCCAACATGGCGACAAGGCGACCCTTGACACGAGTAAACAAGGCAGAACGACCATCAATTGGTGAGAAAATCAAGTCTTCCAGAACTGACTCTGATTGAACAACAATAAAGTTGAGCATTTCGCGAGCGTTCAAGAAGCGATAGTTATCTTCATCATTGGATACCGAGCGAGCGCCATAGACGCGAACACGACCACCAATGATGCGCAAAGTGTTAACTCGCGACTCATCCAAGGTGTTGCTAATCGTCTTGGTTACCGTATCGTTCAATCCAGTCAACCAGCGCGATTCCGAAATAACACCAGCGTAAGCCGCCCAAGAACCAGTACGGTTGTGGGCAATTGAACGCTTGGCGGCTACGAAACCTTCTGGCGAAATGACAATAGCGGTGTCATCGTCACGAGTTGCCTTGACCCATGGCCAGAACAGGCCACCATATTCTGCGTAAGCAGAGGCAGAAAGTGTGCTTGTGGCATGCGTTGCCGCTTGGGTTGAAGTGTAGTTAGAAGGTGTTGACAAAATTGCCATGCGGTGATTTTCATAGCAATGGGTGAGCATTAACAAATGAACCGATCCAATATTTGCACTAGTCACAAAACCTGGCATTGAAAGAGCGCCAGCACCAAGATCGTATCCAAAATCGGCCATAGCGTCTGTCCAGTTGGCATCCACGATGGTTGCAACTTTGTCATCACCAGCACTGAATGCCAATGGGCTTGCTACATCAACAAATGCTCCACCATTGGCGACTGCCGTGATGTATTTTGCTGCCGTGGCGCTACTGTTGATCTTATTTACAAGAGCAGCGGCTGTTGCCGCTTCTCCAGAAGCATAAACAAGTTCACCACTCAAATACAACTTAAGTGTTTTTCCACTACCAATACTAGTGATAGTTGCCGTGAGGTTACTTGACCATGAGCCTTCGCCAACAGCAGTGAGTGTGAGTGCGGGAGTAGAGGCTGGCAAAGCACGAACGCCAGCGGTTGCTGATGCTCCTACAACTCGCGAAACATAAACCTGTGCTCCACCTTCTTCAAAGAAGGTCTGCACTTGCTGATGCACAACTCCAGTTGAAATATAACCACCATAGATTGATTCGTAGTCGGAAAGACTAGTTACCAGTTGCGATCCGCTAGACGAACCGCGCTCCGTGATTCCAACAACAAACCAAGTAGAGGTTGGCGATTGGTTGATTGTACTCGGTCCTGTTCGGACTGATGTGTTGACTACGATTCCGGGCATCGTGCCTTCCTCCGCTCCCATAACTTGGGACTAAGTTCATGACTTTATGAAGTATACCTGGTCTAATGCCTATATTTTGAACAGGTGAAACTTACCTGTAACTATTGTGACCGATTATTGCTATATCCTAGTGGAACAACTGTTATATATTGTCAAAAGTTTCTTGAATAGCAACATCTACGACTTCTGTTTCTATGCTCGTTGCGCTTGGTGCGATAACTGGAATACGGCTTGTTTCTACGATTGTTACCGTATATCCAAGATAAGCGCCAGCCATAACTCGCTCTCCCTTGATAAGTGTAAGTTCTGAATATTCTTCACGAATACTTGATTCGTCAATCATTACTTCTAAACCCTCCGAATCCCCACACTGATTGAGTGATGGACCATCAAGAATGGCAGAGCGTAAAACTGTTATCAATCGGTCTCTTTTAAGTGTTGCAAGATCACTTTGGTCATCTTTTACCCAAATATATGTTCTCATTGTGTAGGCGACACTAAATCTAGGGTCATATAGGCGCGTATAGTCGGTTCGCTCCAAGCCATCCATTGAAATTGCCACGGTAATTAAAGTAGGCCATGCGTCAATTGCTACAGGTTCGTAGGCTAGGTACTTTTTCGGCTCAGGAAGTTCTTCATCATCAAGGTTCCAAGCATTACGATATTTAATAAGCCTATCTGGTAAATCAGATTCTAGATATAAATTGACAAATTCTTTTGCCTTATGGGGTCCCTGCATCGTCATTAGAGCGTCCCATTAACAATATAGTTAGCGGCTTTTCGTGACAAGTCTTCACTGAAGCCTCGGGGTTCAAAGATAATTTTTCGTGCTGGCATCTTTGTAGTCCCATATTGATGAAACTTTGCATACTCAACATTTGTACCAAAATTTGCAAATGTTGGAGTAATAACATTAGGAGGACCAAACAAAGATGTCAAAGAACGCATCAATTTACCAGTAGGACCTGCTAGTGGGGGGTGCGTGTATGATTCTGCATCACGCCTCGGTGCCCATCCACCCACTGGTAAACCGCCAGTAGCAAAGTTTTCTGCATTTGCTAATTCAAGCATTTTCCTTGCATACATGAAAAGAGGCGTAAAGTTCTTTGAACGCAATTTCATGGTATTTAGGCGCAGGAGGGCTTCCTTAATATCAACATCAATATCAATATCAACACTCATACTCATGAGACGCGAACTCGCTTCCATCGCTTAACGGAACGAAGTTCTTCCTCGGAAAATCCCGTAGTTAAGGGGGCAGTATTTCTGGTTTCAAGGTCCTTGATACCAACAACATCATCGTGCATGTTTTGCATTTCGCGAGCCGCTGCTCGTAAAATTAATAGTCTAAATATTTTAATTTCAGAGCCAGCAAGACCTGCCGTATATTCAATTTCAATAGAATCATTGGCAAATGTTCGGTAAATATCTACGCCATAGCGCCTAACGACATAATCAGTACCTTCAGTCAAAACTTCAGGAACGCTACCCGGAGTAGGCGATGTGACGGTAATTGTCTCAACGGAAACAATTGGCGAATTCCGTGCATAAAGCGTGTATGGAGGATGGAACCATGTCATTGGACGCTCGGTCGTATCCAGACTGACATCGTAAAAGAAAGATGAAGTTGGAACGCCAACACTATTTGACTCAACAACATATGTTTCCGTTAATGAATTTACTTCAATTGGACGGCGAAGCCACGCCTCTAATTCACTTTGGAGACCTTCAAGGACATATTCAGCAGCATGAAGTTGCCGATTGCTTAGTTTGATGTCCATGTAACGCTCTAATTCAACAATACTGACAAGCATTCTGCACCTTCCTTACGGATAAGTTTACTATTTAATGCTCGGCTTAGAGGTAAGAGGCTAAAATCTCATCCCATTTTTTAGCCATAACTTTTACATTTAAGGCTTCAACTAGTTTTCTATTCTTTTTTGCCTCTTCAGAGCGAGCACGCACATCTGTCATTTCAGTTAGATAATTAACCCAGTCATCTTTACTTGAAGCAAGAAACCCAATCCCGTACTCATCGTGAAGTCTGCGATATTCAGGCATGTCGGACATAACTACGGGGATGTTTGATGCTGAGTATTCAAGTGCTTTAATCCATGATTTTGCACGATTAAATGGGACATCATTCAGCGGAGCAACTCCACAGTCAAATTCAAAAGACAAACGAGCATAATCTTTTGGGTGATGCATGGGGGTTAGGGTTACATTTTTTCGTTCAACGCCAACTTTGTCAGCAAAATATTCTGATGATGAGTTATGCCCAGAATGATGCAATCGCCACAATGGATTATTCAATACTCCATCCAAAATTTCAAGGTCTCCAGAACGATGCGAAGTTGAACCAACCCATCCAACTTTCATTTTGCGCTGACGATGAAAACGCTGACGAAAATCTAATGGCGTAATACAATTCTCAATCAAATGAACATTTTTACAGCCAAATTCATTTTTAAGTTTCTCAGCAATATAAGGCGTACTAGTTGTTACGGCATGCCCAAGTTGAATGATCTGTTTATAGAAATCTATGTTTTCTGTTTTGTTAAAATCTGGGTGCGTTAGTTTATATGCTTGATTATCTTTGTGGAGTTCCCAGTACCAATCATCAATATCATTAATAAATACTTGATTTTTGTTTGGGTTTTCTGCAAGTTTTTCAGCAAGATTACTAAACATTAACCGCTGTAAGACAATAATATCGCAGTCATAGTGACTATTTGAACCCCAGTCGCCAATACCAAATCCCTTTTGTGGGTGATAAACCAAAAGACCAGTAACAGAATGGTATTTGAGATGTTTGCGATTTTGTTGTATGCGGACCCAATTAGCACCACCAGGTACTGGATGTCCAGATTGGTCAAGCATTGACTGAGACCAATCAGTTGAAGCAAATCCTATTTTAATCATTTTGCTAGTATGAGCCATGTATTTCCCTTATTTGTGATTCAGGGAAATCCTAGCACGCCATTTATGATTACCCGTTACGGCGAAGCCTATCTGGAAGCAAATCTCGTCCAGCGCCCTGTGGGTTGCCAGCACCGCCAAGGCGCTTATTCATGCCTCGGAGAAGGAATGCAAGAGCGCGTCGCCACCACGCAGGGCGACGACCTTCACGCTCGTCAGGTTCAACATCTGGTGTACCACCGGGTATAGGCATATCTTCTCCTAATCTCTAAAAGATTTTAGCACAATATAATAACCTGTTATTGATTATCCGTCGGCGTTCGGTGGGCGCTCAATAACAAGAGCATCGTCTTTGGCTGATGATGGTGCCTCAATCGGAACCCATGCTGAAGAGTATTTATGTTCTGCAATATTTTTATCTTTCAGCATTGTGCCGTCAACCATTAGGTCAATTTCATCCATATGCATGACAAACATTCGTTTGATGTCTGCCTCGCTATATTTGCGTGACCGAAGAACCTGCTGAATAATCCGCGACAACTTCTTTGCGACCACCTCGCCACGAGAACGATTAAGTCGGGCATGAAGAATCATAGCCTCAATATCATCACAGTCAACATAAATAACAGGTACAGTATCCTCTGTAATTTTTGATAGTTTATGTAAACTTTTACTAATTTGCCACCTATACGAACCGTCAATAATTACATTTTTTGACTTCTGAACAATTAGTGGCTGAAGCCACCCATAATCCTCCATAGACCTTGCTAGTACCTGTAAGTCAGGCTTCAAGATATATGTTGTACGCCACGAAGCCAGATTCAATGTAGAGCCATCAACCCACTCCATTTGTCCATTGCCTAGCATTCCAGATTTGCCTTTTCCAAAAATTCCCATAATTTCTCCTACCGTGAATCGTCTTGATAATCAAGTGCGTCTAATTCGGCTAACTCTTGAGCCTCTGCCAGACGCATAGTATGTGCTCGTGTTTTTGGTCCAATAGGGTTTACTGAACTGATATTGAATTCATTAATTAATAGATTTCTAATCAACCAGTGGACTGGGTATGAATAAGGGTCTTTGCGATGCTTCTTTCTAAATTCTGAAGCAAATGCCATTGCCCGCTGTTTCAGCCCTGGTGTAATTATATTGTCATCAATGCACAATTGCACGCCTTTCCAACCTCTGAGGGCATACATTTGGATCATGAGTTCAAGGTCAAACTGTGACCACAAACGGCGCTGTGCATCAATGTGTGGAAAACACTCCACTAGTCTGTCGTAAAATTCTGGTTCAGTTCTAACTACATCCTTAATGCGTCGGATGGCAACTGAGTGCAATGGAATACCAATACGGCTATTTGAGCCAGACAGAGCAGCGTGGTCGTAATATTCGCAGTATGAGGCATTGTGTTCCTCTGAAATAAATTTAAACACATCGCTTGCTGTCCAGTCATAAATAACCTTGGCAAATCGCAAAGGAATTGACTTTTTCATTTTGAATGGGATATTGATGTAATTTTCATTTAATTTCTGAACACATGCTCTATATCTGACCATTGACTCGTTGGCTCGTACACCAGTCAAGAAAGCAACACTTCCCGACTTTCCTTGCATTGTGTAATAGTCAATTGACTCTGGAAGAATTTGATCTCGTGTAAGTCCGAAATGTTCAGCAGTAATTGCCCACGGCGGAATATCGCGGTAGAGACGACCTTCTCGTTCTCGCTTGGCGGACCAAAGTAAACAAAACTCTCGCCTACCTAGAACCCAGACTTCTTGACCCATTGGCATGCAATACCATTCCATGTCAACCCAGTCGTAATTGCGTACTTCTTCAATATATTTAATAGTCAAAGGCGAAACCATTTCTTCGTCTCTGAAGATTACTTTTACTGGACCCAACCCTCGTTCTTCATGAATTTCTTTCGCAAGATACAAAACTGCTGTTGAGTCTTTACCCCCTGAGAATTGAACACATACCGTGTCAAAAGTGTCGTAGACATGTCGGATTCTTTCGCGAGCAGCCTCAACACAATTGATATCTAAAAACATTCTTTGTCTGGTCATTATTTTCCTTAGCGATAATCTGCGTGAGCATCTAAAAAGTTAATAAGTTTTTCTGCAATTGTGTCTCCATCGGTGGAAGGATCACTTCTTAGCCATTTAACAAATGCATACCAATGACCTTGCTGGTCAGCGTTATCAAAAACCAGAGTGTATTGAACTACTGCATTTCTAGTCCCCTGAGCGCCAATGCTTGTACTTCCGTTAGCGGCAACTTTCCTATCATCCACTGATTGAGATGGAACCAGTCTTGAACCCTCATCAGTATGCTCCACGGCATATTTGGGTGAGTTTTGCATTGGGTCTATTAATACTGGAGCGGTGTAACCGATTGTATTTTCTTGAGTCCGCTCAATGCGATTAATTTGTTCGTTAATTGATGCCATTTCAAACATATCCCAACCTAAATCCTCAAGTAGTTCGGGGTAGATTTCATCAATATCCCCAAGCAATGATTTTAGGATGGATGGGTCCGTGTACCCAAGTTCGTTCGTTCTGTTGTCGGCAAGTGCAAAAGCAATAGCCCTATTATCGTCTACCTCGTATTGCACGGCAGCAATATGCGTCCAACCTAGTTTTTGAGCGGCTTGAAACTGGTGATTACCAGCAATAACCGTCATTGTTCCGTCCTCATTCGGGCGAACAACAATTGGCTTTAGTTGACCAAATTCCCTATACGAAGCAATGATTGCGTCTAAGTTTCCCTTGCGAGGGTTATTTGGTAATGGGATTAGTTTTTCTATATCAACTAGCAAATTAGTTAGTGATGCGTCAACTTGATAATCCATAATTTCTCCTTAGGTTATGGCATTGTCTGTGCACGGACATTAGCGGCTAGCGTGCGTAGGGCATCAATGCTTGTGCGTAACGAATGAAGGCGTTCTCGTTTGCTCTTCACTAATGCTTCGCTAATTTTATATTGCATTATTAAATCCTGCAATTTATAATCAGCCCATGCTTCTCGTTCTTTGATTGATCCTTTTGCGCCAAGGTATTCTTTAGCCCATGAAGACTTCATGTTTGCGTCTTTGATAGCGGCATCTTGCGCTAAGGTTTCAAAATTTTCTGTTTCATTTTCTAGTAAGCCAGTGAGCCGAAGAATTTCTTCTTCTACTTCAATCTGACTAATCGGTCTGTTTCTGTTCAATTTTTCCTCCAATAGTAGACCAGTCTATTTTCTGTAGACTGTCAATGCTTTCCTTGCCCCATTTATATCTGGGTCGTCCTAGGACATATAAACCCATTTCTTCAAGAATCCATGCATCACACATATCATCAGCACCCTTACCAGCCCAAACAATTCCTGTTTTTGCCGATATTGATGAGACTACTTCATTTTTTGAAGCATTGCCACGACCTGTAGCAAATTTTGCTCTACAAGTCGGAGGTACTACCGCAAATGGTATTTCTAGATTATGTAGACATAAGCGGATTGCCCCACCTAATTCACCGATTGAAAATGCCTGCCCACTACGGCTTGCAAAAGAGTATCCCTCAAGCACAACCAATGGTTCATTTATTTCAGATAACAATTTCGTGAATTCGTTTACTATATCACTCAAGCGTTGAGTGTCTTTTGATTTAACAGCAATTACTCCCTGTTTATTGTCACATGCCCATCCCGTGGATGTTAGCGAAATATCTAGACCAATTACTGATTTCATTTTTTTAGTCTACTTGGTTGTGATTTTTCTAGCGGACGATAAAATAATTGTTCGGAGGGCGTAATGACACTAAGCAATGAAGCAAGAAGAGAACGAAGCAAGCAAGCGCAAGTAAATCGCATGGGGTATAGAAACCTGCCAGTTATATATGGCTCAAAGACTCATATGGTTCTTGAATTTGCCAAATTTTTCAACCGACCCGTTACAAACAGGGAAGTCTTTGAGTTTTCTCCACGATTTAAGGAAATCAGAGAAGTAACAGACGGATTTAACGACCTCAGAGTAAGAGGATTGGCAGTAAGAGTTGGGGACAAGCATCAAATCACAAAACTTGGCATTGATGTCTTGTACCTATGTGCCAGAATACATGTAGAAAAAACATCTTCTTACACAAGAAGCGTTAAATATTAACTGGTGGCTATAAACCTATTTGCTATAATTTACTTGTCCGCCTAACACGACAAAGGAAAAAAAAATGGCAACAGGAGTTTTAGCCCCATCAACAATTACCCTGACAATTCCGGGTACCCTCAGTGCTTCAAGCATTGTCACCGCAGCAATGCCCTTCAATGGCACAATCACTGGCGCTTATGTTGCAGTGACTACCGCTCCCGCAGGTTCGGCGCTTACCGCTGACCTCAAAGTTGGTTCTGCCGTTGCCGCTGCTTTTTCAATTGCCGCTGCAGGAACTTCAGATGAAGGTACTTTGAATGCCGCGAATGTCAAGTTTGACAAGGGTGCCCTCATTAGCCTTGATGTTGCAACGGTTGGTTCAGGTACCGCTGGTTCAAACATTACGGTTGCATTCACAGTTATTGAAGGCTGATAAATCAGTCCCAAGAATGTTTGGCTAAACCGAGGTCAAATGCTAATTGGGGATTATTCCCGATTCGTGTGTGACATTCACGGCATACTGCCATCAAATTAGATTCGTCAAGGATAGACCCACCTTGAGAGCGTCGGACTAGTTCGTGAATGTCTCTACTAGGGCGACGAATATAAACCATAAGATTGTCATGTTCTGCAAAAACTGGACATGCTTCACACCAACGCCGTTCCTCTAGTAATTTTTTTACTAGAGGAACTCGTTGTTTATACAGTTCTTCAGTTTTTTTAGAACGCTTTTTTATTGGTTTTCGGGGTTTCATGACTTAATGTCAGTCATCAATGACATCTTCAGCCCTAATTGTGTTGAATGTCCACTTACCTTCAAGTGATGCCCATAAAGCCTCATCAATTGAAGTCGGTTCAATATCATATAACTCAATAAGCGCTTTATGTTTTTTGATAGCGTTTTCGTAAAGCATTACATTTTGACTTGGGTCATTCTGAATTGTTCCAGTTTTGATCATTAATTCAACTTCATCAAGCCTTCGCTCAACATGAAATTTAAATCTTTCAATCTTGCTAGAACGAGCGGAATAGGCAGACATTGCTTCTGCAAGCAATTTTGCACCATCAGCGCCGAGTGCTTCATATCTTTTTTTGTCAGACTCAGAATCAAAATAAATTGCATCTAATTGCTCAGATAAACTTAAACTCAAACTAATTAAAGAGCGTTTCCAACGATCCCAGTTTTCTTTTTCTGTAAGAATGCTTCTTTGTGATTTAGAAACTTTATTTTTTACTTCTTCTGCCACAAGACGCGCAAATGCATCATCGTTCATAACTTCCCTTATCTATTTAGTCCAAGACGGACAGATTTTCTTAAAATTACACCAATTACAAAGAGGACCTGTTTTTGTTGGAAAATTTTCATCTTCGCAGTACTGGTCAATTAAGGACTTAGTTTTAACAATCTTATCAACTGTTGTTTTTACTATATCCTGAGTTACTGGAGTTGTAAGGACTTTTGGTCCAGTGAGATAAATTAAAGAAACTGTCTCAGTTTCCCCAACGCCCAACTCCTGTAACATTGCCGCATATATGAAAAGTTGCAAAAACTTATCATCCATATAGCGTTTATCAGGTATCTTGCCTGTTTTGTAATCCTCAATAATAAGCGACCCATTGTCAGACTTCTTAAATCTGTCAATAAATCCCTTGACGGTTACGCCTTCAATTGAACCATATACTTCGCGTTCAACATCAACAAGATTGGTGTCTTGTGGATCTTCAAGTTTCCACAGATTCTCTACGCACCACCATGCTTTCCAGCGAAACTCACGACCATTTAATCTTAGTTTGCTAGTTTCAGCCTCGTAATACTCTTCCCATTTCAATCGCGCTAACCCTTTAGCCATATCAATTGTTCGTTCATTTGATGGCAAAAGGTATAACGCTTCAAGAATGTCGTGGACAAAGTTTCCAAGAAGAGTATGGACTGTTGGCGGTTCCATCATTCCATCAATTTTATTAAACTTAAATTTTAATGGACATTGATGAAATGTGTTAATTGATGATGGCGATAAGTGTGGGGGTGCTACAAGCATTATTCTGCGCTGTCAACAAACTCTGGAGAAATAGTCCCACCAAGATGAATGCGAAGTGCTTCTACTGTAAGAACTTCTAGTTCTTTAATAGTAAATTCGCTTGGCTTAGGGATTGCTCGTCCATCGCTCCATGTTGACCAGTAAGCGCGCAAGTCTTTAACTTGGTCCTCGGTGAGAAGGTCTCTGATTTCCTTGAAACGATTGTACTTATCAACAACTGGGTCAATTTGCACTTCTGCGTGAATTACTTCATCCATTTCAATTGCATCAGCATCACGAGCAAGGTATAGACCTACTCCAAGATGTTGGCATGCCTTTTTAAGTGCGTCAGAAACGGCACCCTTAAATTCATCACCTAGGTCAAGAATATCGCCACTCTTAGTGCGCTTGATCTTGGTTCCACCAAATCCAGCATGGGAAGTATGGAACATAGATGTGGCACCTTCGTCATAAACATCAACACGAACATGTGCAATTACCCATTCAGGGTCATTCTTGTCTCGTTCGCAAGATACAACAGTATGCGACCATCCACATGGTCCAAATATCCTGTTCATTCGTGTAATAACTTCCGAAATAGGAATATAGGTAAGGCTTGCCCCACCTTTTTTGACTTGGCGTTCCATTTCTATTGGGAATGGATCAGATAGTTTTTCGTATAAGTTTTCCATGATTTATTTACCCTTCCTTAGTGAGATACTTGGTTCTGCTTCGCCTGACTGACAGTAGTCGTCGGCATTTACTCCAATATTTGATAATGCTGTTACTCGCCAATATGACGGCTGAACATAGTCAAGCAGTGCAGTAATCATTTCTTTTGTAGAAAGTACTCGCTCGCCTGTATCCATGTCAATAGCAAGCGACTCAATTTTTTCCGAAACTACATCTGCCAAATCTTTATGCTTCCATGCTTTTCGGTTCTTGTCCCATTTTTTTTCAATGGTGTCACCCGACGGAAGAACGACCATTTCTGTTTCGGTCATTTCTTTTAGCAAATGATGAGTCAAGGAGTTATAAATAATTGACAATTGAGTTTTAAAGTTTGAAATCTCAACAGCCATTTCACACCAATTTTCCAGTGTAATTTGGCTTTCTTCTGGGCTTTTTTCTTTTAATGACTGAATAAAATCATCAAGAAGAAGAATTGCAGATTGGAAATCACCAAAATGCGAAGCCTTGCCTGTTTCGTTAGTATCTTGCATTTTTCTCCTAGTAAATAGTTATGTACTAGAGGATTATAGTCGCTCTACCCCTTTGAGGCAACCCCAAACCTGTTAAATGCGTAAATGCTCCTACGGCAGAGTCAACTTGGTCATCGTGGTTGCAAGCCTCGGGAAAAGATGCAAATTCGTCTAGCCAGTCTGTAAGCCAAGCGCCCCTGACCAGACGGACATTGCCATTCGCTACAGCGGCGGCGAATGGGCGAGCACGCGTAACTTTGTCGCCAGTTGCCCTTATTCCCATGAAGTCGTAACCTGGTAATACATATCGGGCATATTGGTCAATTAGAGCCTTTCCTGACGAACCAGGTTCCTGCTCCATTCTGATAGTTACCGCATTACCATCTTCATAGGCTGTTTGTGCAATTAATTGTTCTACTTTTTCGCCTTTAACTCTGGCTTTCTTTACATCTAATATGTAACTTATACCCGAATCAAATAAAATTAATGTACCAACGGTCCAGTCGGGGTCTGGGTTGCTATGTGATGGTTCAGTCGCGGCGCAGTCCCAGAACCTAACAGCGCGAGCATTAGAGGCGATCTGAGGCACCTCGTGGGGGTCAATAATGACAAAGTTCTCTCGGTCAAACAATGTTCCGAGTGAGGTCGTAAACCAGTCGCCCTCTTCTAGCCTGCGACGCTCAATGGGGTCCAAAGCCTGCAATGCCTGCCGATATGACTCAGCGTCAATGCCGGGGTTGTCGTGGAGTTTAGAAGGGACGAAGATCCGCCCAGTTTCCATTCCTTCAACGATGAATCTTTGGCGAACCCAATTGGGTGCTGGGTTGGATGCTGACCTCATTCTTAGCGGAACCTGCGCCAAAGCGCCTTTTGCTGGACGGCGGAGACGCGAGAACATATACCGATAGTCGGATTCTCGGATTTCGGTAACTTCGTCCATGCCAATAAATTGAAATTCAGCACCCTTGTAGCGAAGGTAGTCCTGCTGGTTATTTAGGTATCCAAACGATATGCGAGCGCCAGAAGGGAAAACAGCAGTATAGTTATTAGCATTCCACCTAACATTGTCATAGTTCGCCACCCAAGATTGGAATCTGTCCATGATTGCACCAGGGAGCGCAAGGTCGGCATATGTCCTACGGAAAAGAATGGCTGAATAATTTGGGATATCAACATACTGTAGGGCAGACATTAATAGAGCCGAACTTTTACCTCCGCCAGCCGCTCCTCCAAAAAGTGCTTCTAGAGCGTAAGTCCGAAGAAAAACCTTCTGAGTCAAGGAAGGCTCCTCAGGGCAAAACTCAGACATTTTTGGTTCTAAATATTTTAGAATTGATTCCCAGTCAGTCATACCGTTCCCTCGTAGATCATAAGATACATTAGTGTTGACCAAAGCCTCAGAGGTACATGTGAAAAATTTTCTATTAAAATTTAAAGGCAAACCATGGCGCACAATGGCTGCGGACACTTTAATGATAACATTTATAGTGCTTACAAGTATTGGAGCATACATGATAGCACCGCCAGTTGGACTAATTACTGGCGGCGCATGTTGTGGCTTATACGGCTTTCTTTTGGGGTCTGAATAAATATGGCTTGGAATTCACGAAACACCAAGGGACTAAATTCATCTGAATCAAAGGCCGCCTCGCTCGGTCCTGGCGCTCCTGTCGCACAAAACCCCTCCATGATCGGTAGGGGTTATAAGGATTCATGGGATATTGAGCGTGCATACCGAGAGGGAATGCAAAAAGTAACTTGGGTGTCGCGTTGCATTGATGCAATTTCAGGCAACCAAGCACGACTTCCAGTTATTTTACGAAAAGATAATAGTCCTAGTGGTGAAATTTTTACAAAAAAGCATGAGATTTTAACCCTTCTTAATACAAAAGCAAATATTGGCGAAAACTCATTTATTTTTAGGTATCGTTTATCTAGCCAACTTTTAATGTCAAGCCGTGGCGTTTTCATTGAGAAAATTCGCGGGCGTGATGGACGGTTAATTGCACTCAACTTACTCCCACCGCAACACACTTCCCCGATCCCAGACGCTAAGAAGTTTGTCTCTGGGTATGAAGTATTGATGCCAAACGGTGGAAAAATAATCATTCCCCCAGACGATGTGACATGGATTCGTCGCCCCCATCCTCTTGACCCTTATTTGTCAATGACACCAATGGAATCCGCTGGTATTGCCATTGAAGTAGAAAACCTAGCAAAGTTATATAACCGAAACTTCCTGCTCAATGACGGTAGACCAGGTGGTCTTTTAGTTCTTCGTTCTGAAATTGATGACGACGACAAGGATGAACTTAGAAGCCGTTTCCGTGGAAATATTAACAAGACGGGTTCAATTACGGTTATTTCATCAGACGATGGCGCTGACTATATTGACACCTCGTCTAGCCCTCGCGATGCCAGTTACATTGAAATGCGTCAAATAACCAAGGAAGAAATCCTTGCCGCATTTGGTGTTCCAGAATCCGTCATCGGAAACGCCGCTGGACGAACTTTTAATAACGCCGCCGAAGAACTTCGTGTTTTCTGGATGGAAACAATGATGCCCCACCTTGAGCAAATTGCTCGGGCATTAGATGAATTAGACGAAGAATACTACATTGACTTTGAAACTGGGAATATTCCAATCCTAATTATCGCCAAGCAAGAGCGTGAGCGATACAGCAAAGATGAATTCCAAACTGGTCTTATCAGTATTAATGAATATCGGACCGCCACTGGACGAAAGACCGTAGAGTCAGATATTGCCGACAGTCTCCTCCTGTCCCCGAACCTTGCCCCAGTTGCAAATACAGAGAAGCCTTTTGATGCCGCTCAGGTTCAGCCTGTTGATATGGCTGGTGGTCAACCTGGTGCCCAACCTGGTGCCCCTGCTGGTCCTCCAGGCTTACCTATGCTCGGTTCTGAGCCACCGCCAGAAGGAGAGCCTATGGTTGGCGAGGCGACCCCAGTGGGCGAACCAGGTCCAACTGACCAAATCGCACCAGGTGCCTCGCCGGGGCAAGAAATTGAAGGAATTGCACCTGTCGCCAACGCGGCACCGGGTCAACTTTCCGCTCGTCATGGAAGATTTGAAGTCAAAACAGAGAATCAAGCACTTGATGCTTGGGATGTCAAGGCTGAGCAAACTACAGAACGATGGTCAGAAATTCTTGATCGTAACTTAGAGCGTTATTTTGAAAGACAACAAAGGGTTGTTTTAGAGAAGGCTCTAGGTGCAAAGGCGCGCAAGTTGATGAGTTCTCGTGAATTGAAAACAGAGGATGTTTTTGATACTCCTGTCTGGAATAGGCAAATTGCCGACGACCTTGGTCCTGTCTATTTAGCAATTCTCCAAGATGCTTCTGAAATTTCACTAGGTGACTCTCAAAGTAGTAAAGAATTAGATGAGCAACTTGTTAAAGAGTACATTGCACAGCAAGTTGAGCGAACACAAAAGGTCAACGACACGACCAAAGAGGAAATTGCGGCTGCTTTACTAGTTGCCATGGCAATTGCCAACGAGGACGAATCTGACAGAATGAGCCTATTACGGGCAGCGTTAGCCGCTATTTTCGCTAACTTACTTGGCAAGCGTCGTCGCGTAATTGCCGAGCATGAGGCTTCTTCGGCTTTTAACGCTGGTACTTACTTTGCTGGTAAGCAGTTAGGTAAGTCTTCAAAGACTTGGATTACTCGCCGTGACCAGAAGGTTAGGTCTGAGCACACAATTCTTCATGGCAAGAGTATTCCCCTTGGTGAAGGTTTTATGGAAGATGGCGCTTTATTGAGGTTCCCTGGTGACCCTACCGCTCCGCTTCATTTGACTATCAACTGCCGATGCAGACTGAAATTCAATAACTGACTTTACTGAAAGTCGTACTTTACTGAAAGTACCTTCCACTAGCAGTACCCCTATTGCGTTTATGATTAGTGTGTTAGTTACATGAGGTGAAAAATGCCTGTACAAGAAGCAATAGAATTCAAAGCAATGCCTGGTCAAATTGGTATTGACGAGGCTAAAGGCATCGTTGAATGCTTCGTTGCTGGTGTTGGCAACAAGGACAGCGTTGGCGATATTGTTCTTTCTGGTGCCTTTACTGAAAGTCTGAAGCGACGCAAGCCACGAGTCGTTTGGGGTCACGACTGGAATCACCCAATTGGCAAAGTTCTAGAAATTTACGAAGTACCTGCTAATGACCCTCGTTTGCCCGCAAAAATGAAGCGCGCTGGAATTGGTGGTCTTTATGCTCGCGTTCAGTTTAATTTAAAGGCAGATAAAGGTCGCGAGGCGTTTGCCAATGTCGCGTTCTATGGCGAGGACCAAGAATGGTCAATCGGCTACAAAACTTTAGATGCTATTTACGATAATGGTCGCCAAGCAAATCTACTTCGTGAAGTAGAACTATATGAAGTAAGCCCTGTATTGCACGGAGCAAACCAACTGACGGGCACTATTTCTATTAAAGCAGCAAAAAAAGACGAGCCAGTAAACTCTTTTGGAAAATCAAAATGGGTGATGTTTGATCGTGAGTTTGCAAGTCGCCTAAAAAAGGATTATCCACAAATTTGGGCGCTCGGTGGAAACATCAAGGGCAATGACCAATATCGCATATTGACACAGATTGCCGAAGCGGGCGGAGTTGCTAAAAATCAGGCACAGACAAATGCATTAGAATTGCGTGAAGCATGGGTGGCGCGCCATGCAGGAGATTTCCGACTACCTGGCGTAATTGCTCAAATCAAGTGGTTAGCAGTGGGTAGTCGCGGTGAAGACCACATGAAAAATGTAGTCCGTGAAGCCATGCAAAAACAAGATGCCAAAATGAAGGAAAAGACATTCCCAGCAGGGGAAATGGACGAAGAAGAAATGCCAAAAGGCATGGTAGGTCGTCAAATGGGGATGGCTCGTGCTTTGGCGATGGAACTTGGAAATAGGTTTGGTGGTCCTGCCAAAATTCGCCATGCTGATTCAAATATGGTTGTTTTTGACCACATTATGGATGGCGTTCCAAGCACTATGCGTGTTGCTTTCCATTTTGACGGTGAACGGTTTATGTTCGGTAAACCAGACCGCGTAAAGCCTACTGTCGTGTATATGCCAGAAAATGAAGATGAGGAATACTCCAAGCCTTCAAAGCCAATGATGAAACCAACTAATGCTGGCAATGTTTACGACGATCAGTACGAAGATGAGGATAAGCCCGTCTGGATGAAGCCTAAGGCTTGCGGTTGTGGCGGGAAAACTAATGCGTCTTCGGAAATTGATGATGCATTTGACAGTTTCAAATCTCTTTTTTCTGAAGAGGTCAAGGCTGGTCGTGCTATCAGTTCTGGCAATCTTGAAAAATTGATGCAGGCTATTGAATTAATTCGTGGTGTTGTAGCAGGTGGCGGGCGAGCCGAAATTGAAATGAAAGATCCAAGCGCCAACATCTCAACTAACATTGAAGACCTATTTGGAGTTAAGCAATTACTTGACCCAGTTTTTGAATACCATAATTTAAAAACACTTGCAACCGAGAATGGTATTGAAATAAAGGGTATAGTTTCAAGTAGTGCAATGAGCGCCATCAACACGGCGCTTAGTGTTTCTGATTATGATGCTGAATTGGTAGTGGAAAATAATTACACCGATAACTGATTCAGGAAAGTAATATGGACACAGAAAAATCTTTAGTAAAAATAACAACCAAGTATCACTGCATGGTTTCTGGAAAGAAACAAATGGAACCATGCGACGGATGCACAAACCCACAAGGCTGTCTTTCAAAAGCCATGCAATACAAGGAGAATGAAGAAATGGACGAACTCAACGAAAAGGCTATCGTCAAACTAGATGCAGACGGTGCTGTCGTAAAGTGCGCCAAGGGTCTTGGGGCTGCTGAATGTGGCTACAAGGCTGGAGCAAAAGTTTGTGGTGCTTGTGGTGCAATGGCATCAATGACCAAGGCTGGCATGATGCCAGATGCCGAAGAAGACGAAGAAGAAGAAATGTCGGATGACGACACTTCAATGATGCCCGATAAGAAGAAAAAGGGTGGCATGGGTGGCTACGCAATGGGCGAAGATGACGAGGAAGAAATGATGCCCGTCAAGAAGCGCGGTATGCCGATGGTGGATGTGGAAATGGCTGACGACGAAGAAATGATGCCTGCTCCAAAAAAGAAGAAGCCAATGATGATGGTTGAAGACGAAGAGGAAATGCCCGAAGACGAAGAAATGGGCAAGACTTGGATGATGAAGCCGAGCAAGCGTTCGCGCATGATGGCAATGAAGTCACTTGAAGTGAAGTCTGAAAATGACGATGTTTACATGTGTCAGTTGGAGCGCAAGTCGTACCCATCGGCAAGTCAAATTTGCGAAAACTGTCCTGGTGGATGCCAGACAGAAGGAGGCATGCCTGGCTTGTTAGATGTTGAAGGCGTTGGTCTTGGCATTATTGGCGGAAAAGTACTTGACTCTGGTTACTCATTTGACGACGATCTTTTTGTTGTTCAACTTCAGGCAAAAGATGGCAATACATGGGAAATGATTGCCGATGGTCAAAGTGGTGAAATGTTGCGCATGGAGCGCATTAAGACACCAGACTTTGGCATTGAAGGCAAGTCGGCATTTGATGAAGAAACCGCTTCAGACTTTGGAATCGTTTCAGCATCAGAAGCAGTTGAGATTGCATTGAAGTCGCTTGAAGCAGAATTTGATGTAATTGGCGATGTTGTTTCAACTGACTCGGATGTATTCCTCGGTCATGATGTTTACTCAATTGAAGTAGACGCAATGAATGGCAAGTCATACGATGTCTATGTTTCGCTTGATGGACAGTTTGTCGGTCTTGATGAGTGGACTGCTGATGAAGCAGAAGAGATTGAAGCAGAGGCTGCTGAAATTGCATTGAAGCGTGCATACGACGAAGAGTCACGCACAGACATGGCTAAGGGCGGTATGGCAATGCCTGACGGCTCATACCCAATCAAGGATGTTGCTGACCTTCGTAATGCAATTCAGGCATACGGACGAGCCAAGGACAAGGAAGCAACCAAGGCGCACATCATCAAGCGTGCAATGGCTTTGGGTTCAGAAGATTTGATTCCTGAGAATTGGGTTCCGAAAGACATCAAAGACAAGTTCTCTAGTGAAAAATCTGAAGACAGTCAATTTATGGCTTCCTTGATGGAGTTTGAACTTCTTGCACAAGAAGAGAATCTTAAAGACATTCTTTAGTCTCAAACTCAAATCAACGAAAGGAATCATTCATGTCGTTTGATTTTTCACAAGTTAACGGTGTCCATGTAAAATTGGCAGTATCCCCTGATGCTATTCCTCAAGAACGCATCACTGGGGACATTCTCAAGGGGCGTGGACCGCGCCGAGGTAACTTGGAAAGATTACTGCGATACTGGCGACCCATTATGCGTAAGCCAGGTGGATTTCGCCGTTGCAAAGTCATTCTTGCAGATCACCCCGAATTATTCCCATTGAATAATATTTGTGCGTGGCTTCATCATGAGACTACTGGCTTATGGCCAAACGAGGGATGTCATCACCCTGGTATGAAAAATTGCCGTAAGAAAATTCAAGGTGTCGTTAGGGGTTCAGTTATTAGCGATAATGAATTTGCTCAGCGTCTTTCACGGCTTCGTGGCGATGGAAAGTCTCTTGACTCCATGGATGGTTACGATTCTGAAGTTGTAACCGAATCAGACTTTAATCACGCAAAGAGCGTCCTTGATGATTTTATTGAAATGGAAAATAAATTCATTATCTTTATCAATGATGACAATAATTGGCTTCACGAAGGTCAAGACGAAGATGGAAATTGGTCTCCGCATGATTGGATGAAGCCAGAAGGTCACGAAAAAGACTGCGGATGCGGGTGATTTAATTGGAAGATAGTAGCCGCAGGGAAAATCATCCTGACTGGGTTCAGGCAAGGGTTAAATCATTCATTCAGGACACAAAAGTTGGCACTGTCAGTTCTGGTTCTGGCGTAGGACAGGCACTACAAGGTGCAGTTTCGTATGTAACTCCTGGTGATGTTAGTGGTGTAACTAGTCCTGTTCGCTCTCGTCTTTACTCTGCCATCACTCCTGGTGGTCGCGGCTTGCGTCCTCGTGTCAATAGACCAAATGAGCGCGGATATCGTTGCCCTGAGGGATATCAGTTTGGTGGTCGTTTTACTGACTCTAAGTGGTCTACATGCGGACGACAGTTATTTGATATTCCATCACTATCACGGACTTTGCTCCAAATTGCTGATAACGCTATTCGTGCAGGGCGTGGTATTGGATATCAAAATCCCGACACAAATCCACTTGGCGGAGCAGAAGTTACTGGCGTTTCATTGATCCAAAGCCGTATGGCAAATGTTCCTCGTGTTGGTGCTTATGATAAAAAGAAGCGTGACGATGGCTTAAAGGCGGCAATTGACGAGTTAGTCAATCCATTGGCTCCAGCGTCAATGATGATTCGGCGCGATGGTTTCCCAATGCAACCAGTCGTTTCTGCTGGAGAATTACGGAAAGTTCCAGACAATCGCAATATGGAAGGCGCAGTCTTTCTATTGTCTGCATCCAATATTGATTCTTTTGGTGGCGATGAATTGGGTTTATTGTCAAATACTGGCGTGAGCACTTTGATTTATGTTCTACCTAATGGTTCTACTGTTCGTATGGACAAAACCCGTGCGTTAACCGTAGGCGAACGGCGCAAGTTGGGCAAGACTGTCAGTTCGGCATCCAAGATTGACAATAGTAATGATCCATTGGCTCGTCTAAAAATGGTCATTTCAGACTCTGGTGGCGGAATTTCTATCAACAAAGATTTTTCTAAAATTCGCAATGCTGAAGAAGTTGTTGATTCAGGCAAATTTAAAGGAAAGCCTCGCTGGGTTGCTGAAGCGTTTCGCAATAGTGGCAAAAAGCGTACTGTTTCTCCCCAGTCAATTGTTGATGATTCCAAGTTGGATTCCGAAACAGAAACTCAGGCAAGTAAAAATATCAATGATGTAGAAACCGCTATTGAACATATAAACAACGGTGGAAATCTTTCTGATATTAATCCTGCTATTTTGCCTCAGGCTATTCGTCGTGCAAAAGTTTATCGTCAAAAGAATATTGGATCTGGTCGTATTCTTTTTGAGCGTACTGACGGCGGTGTTTCTTTTATAGAGGTTTCCAATGGAAAGCGCCTTGAGCATCTTGGTGCCCATTTTTCTGCCGCTATCGCTGAACATCTTGAATTGCCTACTCCTAAAATCCGCATCATGGGTGAAGGAGACAATCGTCCTTACCTCGTTCAGAATATTGATACTGTCGTGCCAAATGGCAAATTACAATCTATGAAGTTGACAGATATGCCAGCCAAAGACCTTGCTGGTATTTTTGTTTCTGATTACTTGACAGATGTTCGCAAACGAAATCCTTCTACTGTTTCGGCTGTTTCTGCTGATGGTAAAGTTCGCGCAATTGCAACGATGAATGCCCCCTCATCATTGGCTGGTTTATCTGCTGAAGAAATGATTAAGCGTCGTTCCATTGTTATTGGCGATTGGGCAAAATCAGATGGAAATAATATCCTAAAAGCCATCCAAAATCGCAATGAAGAAGTTCGTCGTCAAATTCTGGCTGTTTATGAAGATTTAATTCAACGAGCACGCGCTTTTAAATGGGATTCTTACATTAAGCAACTACGGTTAGACGGTAAACTTTCTAGTGCAGAACAAAAGCATATGGATATTGTGAAATCTCTATATGACCAAAGACTAGACAATTTAGCCAAGTCTAAGGAATCTTTTGCTAATATTTTGGAGTTAGGCAAATGAGTAAAATAGTTCTTATTAAAGACGCAATCAAGGATGAGCCATACGCTCTTGTGTCTTACGACTCCATGGAGGTTAAGGCATTTGCGCTAACCGACGATGCCGAAGAATGGTCCGAATGGGCTAATCAGTCATGTAAAACAATTGACGAGATTCGTGAAAGTCTTACCTATTCACTTCAGACAGAACTCCCACGACCAGCAACTGAAATTGAATTAGATGGAATTAAACAATTCACTACATCTGAGCGTTTTATTCAAATTAAGTCTGCAATTAGTGAATCAAAACTTGAAATGGTTGGCACATTTAGCCGTCAGAGTCGTCGCTTTGCCGTAAAGACATTGAAAGATTCGGAACTTCCAGAAAGTCCATCTTCATTGCCTTTGACTTCTTTTAGTGCTCAAAGTCGGCAGGCAATCATTGAGTACAAGGCATTGTCTTTTAGGGCTGACAATAAGTTTTCGGCTACAGCATTTGAAGCAAAGGGTGCGCGAGCATTATGGGACCCCGCCCTTGGACCGTCTGGTGGATGGCGATGCCCTCAAGGTTCTCAGTTTGGTGGATACATCACTGACCGCTTCGGTCGTGGATGCGGTGGAGGGGTTCTCCGTCGTGTTGGGCGAGCATTAGTTGATGCAGGTCGTGGAATTGACAAATTGGGCGAGGCACGAGGCGCTCGTCGTCTTGGTCGTGCCGCTGATAAACTCAATGATAAGCCTGGTGGCGGACGCGCTCAGCGTGCCGTTGGTAATGCGGCTAACGCTCTTGAGCGTGGCGCGCAGGGTCTGGTTGGAGACTACAAGCCTGGTGATGCTGTTTCGCGTCGTCGTGGCGTGTCTGCCCCAGATATTGCTCCCGAGCGTAAGAAGGAAATTGATGACCGCCTGATGGCTATTCAGGCAGAACTTGATGATCTGGTTGATCAGCCCCCGACTGGCGATATTGAGAAGCGCATTACAGAACTTACCAATGAAAATAAGAAATTGCGTCGCGAGCGAGATGGCGCAATGCCAAAGCGTGTTTCTGCCGTCAAGCCCGCTCCATCAAAGCGCCGTGTTGTTAAGCCTGAGGCTGGACGCAATGAGCGAGTTCAAGGCAAGCGCCCTGTAAAGAAGCCAGTTACGCAAGGTCGTCGTCAGGGCGTTCTAGATCGTGCCGCTCAACGACTCGTTGGGGAATATGACCCATCAGAGTATAAGCCTGGTGACAAAAAGCGCATTAAAGACCGCGAAAATCGTTACGCAAAAGTTTCTGATGAAGCATTGATTAATGCGCTAAAGATGAACTCGCCCAAGGCTATTAAGCCGGGTCAGAATCGTGACATTGAGGCAAACAAGCGTCAAGAGCGACTTGAAGTTCTTCAGGAAATGCTCAATCGTGGCATTGATATTCCAGAACAATTTAAGAAAGAAGTCAAGCAGTATCGCTTAAAGCCCCAGCGTAAAAAGCGTGGTGCTAAGGCTGGTAGTCTCCGTAGTCGTGCCGCCAACGCCCTAGAGCGCGCCGCTCAGCGAGTTCTTGCTGGAGACAAGAATAAGAAGCGTCGTGACCGTAGTCGTCGTAAGCGTGCCGCTGATGCTTTTGAGCGTGGCGCACAGCGAATTCTTGATGGCAAGAAAAAGCCCAAAAAACAAGATAATCGCAAAAAGCCACAACCAAACGGTGGGCTTAACCTACCTGGCGGTGGTCGTGGGATTATTGAACCGCGAGATACTGAAGGTTTGCCAAAACCAGGCATGGGGGGTATGCGAAAGCCTGGTGAAGGTCAAATTACTCCTGAAGAACTTCAAGATTTAATAGATAGTAATTTAGGTATTACTGGTCTTTCCGAATTACGCAAACAGTTCAAAGATTATGACGATGCCCAGATTGACAATTTTTTAAGTCGTTTTGTTAAAGCACGCGAAAAAATGAATAATGATAATCCAGAAAGATTAAAACTTGACAAGTGGATCATCAATCTTGAAATGGAAAAAACCGCTCGTGAACTTGATCGCCTAAAGAATGGCAAGAGAGAACGAGACAATCAGCGTGTCCGTGCCCGTCGTGCCGTTACCGCTCAAAGCGCATTTACTCCCATTCGTCGTCCACGCCCAAAGAAAATGAAAGGCGACAAGATTGCTTGGGATGATATGGATGCCCAGCAAAAAGCACGGATGCGTAATCGTGCTATCGCTGAACTTGACGACCTTGATGCAAGTTGGCGCAAGCGTCTTGGCTTAAAGAGTAATGAAAAACTCACTGACAAGATGATTCGTGACTACATTAAAGAACGCGAGAACAACAAGCCTGGTGCTTACATCGGAGTTCTTAAGGCTAACGCCAATGACTGGGGCGTTCTCAAGGACTATGCAAATGACCTTGAAAATGGGGATATTCTTAATAATCTTGGTCCCAAGCGACGCAAGACACTCGTTGACGACTTGAACAATGCTTCTACCCCCAAGCGTGTCAAGACACCAAGTTCACCACGCCCCAAGTCTGCCCCAAGTGCAAAAAAGCGTGATGGTCTAAACGATAATGAAAAGAACCGTCTCAAAGAACTTGACGGACCTGAATTTGATAACCAAGTAGAAGCATTTGACGAAGCAGAGCGTTTGGCTAAAGCAAATAATGAATCTATGGTTGCGTTTGAACAAGATGGAAAATTCCGTGTTGTTAAGGCGCAAGACTTTAACGATCTACTAGATGGTATTGATGATGATAGTCGTATGCAAAATGCGATTGGTAGTGTTCGCCATTTTGATGCCAATGGCAACGAGAGCAAGATTGATGTTTCCGAGTCTGCTCGCGTTAAGCAATCAATTAAAGAATCACTTGGCATTGATGCTCCAGAATCGCTTGGTGGCTCAATACCCGATGATCGGTCACGACGAAATGTGCGTAATCGGTTCCCGAATAATGGACTCCCCGATAAGGCATTCTGGCGAGATAAAGACTGGAAGCCTCGTACTGGTGGAGATGATGCAGAAAAGCATGAGCGTAGGTTTGGTCGCTACTTTGATTCCGACGGAAACATCAATGCTCGTGGTCGCTTTGTTAATGGTCAGTTAGAACAAGAGCGAGCAGAAAAGGCAAAGCCTAGGTTTAGCAAGACACCAGAATCTGTGATTCCAGAATCTGGTCGTAGAAAAACATCTACTTATAGTTTTGGTAAACTTCAAGTTTTTGGCGAGGATAATAACGGAAGAGTTCTTTGGAAGGACAAAGATGGCTTTGTTATCCCTGACAACATCGTAAATGATGAAGCCGTACGACAACGCTACATGCGTTATGCAAAAGAGGGGCGAGATGCCTATCTAAATGCAGAATTTGCACGAAATCTTGGCAAAAAAATTGATGACCTTTTAGTTAATAACGACCCTGAGAAGCGTCGTGAATTAAGGAATAATCTTCAAAATCTTATTGAAGATCGGCGTTTGTTGATTTCACGAGAAAACCCTGTTGCGGTTCGTGGTTCGTGGGCTGGGGAATTAGTTGCATTGCAAAATATGCTTAATGAGTTGGATTCTCATCCAAACGCAGTAGATATTTCTCCAATGAAAAATGAAGGACTTGATTCCTTACCCAAGGCTTCTATTAAGCGTCGCGATTCATCCCTTATTAAATTGCCTGAATTTAAAAAAGAAAAAGAAGTATTCGTTCAATATTATGACCTTCGTAATGACAGGTTTAAAGCACATCTTGAAAACGACAGGCTTGATGATGCAAATATCATGATTGAAGGACTTGCTAACGAAATTGATGGGCATAACAGGATGCTGGCTGACCCTGCAATGCCTGAAGAAGACAGGGTTAAAATTTTAGCGCGCCGTTCAGCCGCTCTTGAAAAAGTAGGTAAGTTTAACCAAGATTTGCAACTTCGTATGGATGAAATTAATAAACGAATTGGCGCAGAAAACGCTGCACGATGGGGAATCCCAAGACTTATGACCAACCCCGAAGGTAACGCAACTCCAGATAGTGCTGAGGCACGACTTGCAATCCTTGGAAATAATTACCAGATTAAATTTGCAAAAAACATTCGTCTTGAAGGAGCAAAAGACCGCGCTGCGGAACTTGCAAAAGAAAAAAATGATGGCGAAGGAATCTATGTTACAAAAGATATAAAGAGTGGTAAATTCTTTTTATTAACTCGGGCTGATTTTGAAGAAGCAGTTAAAAACGATGCTTTTTCTGAAAATTATGTTGTTGATGCTGTCGTCTATGCCGCAAAGACCCCAGCGCCACCAAAGCCTCCTAGCGTTGCAAGAATTCCTGATTTGAATGATCCGTTTGATGGATTTAAATCGCGTTTTAGTCCTATGGATTTTGATGCGGATGATAAAGATAATCCAATCAAGGCAGCAAGAAAATATGCTGTTGAATTTGATAGTGATTTTGTAGTTGCACAACGCTTGAATGATGGTAAGCAATTTGTTCTTGATGCCCGTGACTGGAACGACTTTGTAAACTCTCCAAAAATAAATAGTGATGATTTTGTCGCCGTAGGTATTTTTGGTGGGTATGGCAAAGATACCGATGGAATGCCCAAGTTAAATGATGGCAAAAAACGACTTATTGACGAAATGCAAAGTAGAGATTTAGGTCGCGTTTTCCCCAAGGGAAATCGTGTTTTTGGTAGTGGTGATAAAAAGGCAAGAGAACGCGCTCAAAAATTTGCCAAGCAGGGAGCAGATGATGATGGGCGCAATCGTTATGTTATTGATACGGGCAAACAATACATGGTCGTCAGTGAAAAAGAATATCAAGAACTACTAGCGGAATTTAACAATAATGAACAACGCTTAAACGCGACGCTTTCTCCCGAGAAGTTTATTAGAGAACGAAAAGGCAACAATGCAGTAGGTAGGGATGCCCTTCTTGGTCCTCAACAAATGCCAATTGATGCCGACGAGTACAAGGATGCTGTCATTGCGGTGCATGACGGCAATGGTGCTATTGACCAAATACCTGATGCACTATTTGCTGCTGTTATATTTGACGAGAATCTTGAAGATACTATTCGTCCCGGAAATAGGGTGGCTCCGCAACCATTAATAAATGATGACGGCAGTCAAGCCACATTTGAGGATATTTTTAGTGGACGAATGAAACCAGGCTACGGCGCTGAATTTGAAAACAAACGATTTAAATTTAAAAACTTTAAAGATGCGGGCGATTCATACGGTGGAATTTGGTCAGTATATAGAGTTGAGGACAAGCAGACTGGAGAAATTTGGTTTATTAAATCTTCCACATATGGTGCCAATGACGCAATGCTGGAAGATATCGGCATGGAGGCTGCTGGTATTTTTAATTTTGCCGCCAAGAATGATGCAAAGCAAATAAGAATTTCCGCTCCGATTGCTGTTGAAAAAAATGGCAGGCAAGTCAGATGGACTGCCATGCGCGATATTGATCAATGGGATGCTCCAAATGGTGAGGCTTTAACTTGGGTAGATGCTGGCGATGGTGGAAATATTCAAGGGCGAAGTGTCAGCCTTGAAGATATGGCTGCCGTTTTAGTTCTTGACTATGTTCTAGATAACCAAGATAGGCATGCAGGAAACTTTAAAATTGCGACTGATTCAAATGGCGTTCAGCGTCTAGGTGTCATTGACAATGGGCTAATGTTTGGCGGACGGGCATATGACATGCTTCCACTAAGTCACGATGATGAAGTCACTCCAATGGGTCTTAATGAACTTGCCGAACAAAGAAAAGCCTTAGACCTTGAGGGTTACAAAAAAGGTACTGGCCATATCTTATTACGGAGTCTACCAAGTACATTTATTGATCGTCTTCGTCAGAGTCAATTTGATAGAGATGAATTTAATCTTCAGGTAAAATACTCAATTGAAACAATGCGAGAAAGTATTGACAGAATTCTTGATGAGCAAAGACTAAAGGGTAAGGGCATTTCACTTAGCGGTACAGAACTAGCACATTTAAAGGCAATGAAATTAGTTGCTGACGCTCGCTTGAAATATCTTGAATCAAACCCAGATGCATTCCTTGAGGTTTTTAACATAACTGGTTCAATACCTAGTCCAATAAATGCCCCAATGTCGCCAATTCGTCGTCCTAGGGGATTAACTGGTCGTCAGGTTGGTTTGCCATCGGGTGGAGGATTATAAAATGGAACAAGATATTCAAAGAACAGAAAAATCGTTAAAAGATTTAAAAAAGGAAATTACATATCCTGCCGTTATTTACCATGAATCAGAAGCGGGAAATATTGCTCCAATTTTAGTACTTGAACGAAAAGGCAGAATTACTCATTATTTTTGGGATGATGTAAATCGCTATGATTCTGATATGTACAATGTTGTTGGCGATATTGTAAAACTATCTACAAATTCACAGTCAACGGCAAAGCAATTCTTTATTGACAATGCCACTCCTGTAGATATTAATAGAGTTATAGATCAGGCTAAGAAAAATAAGATAGTCAAACCAGAACCTAAAGGCAAAAAATAAAAATGACTACCGATTGCGAAACTTGTCGTCCTCTTGTAAAGGTCATGAACCCCCAGATGTCTACTGACCGCAGGCGGTTTATGATTGAGAGCAAGGCTGCCGAATATCGCAAACACATGGGTCAGCCGAGCGGTTTGTTGCAAAAGGGTGCTCGGGCAATATTTGACCCTAAACTTGGTCCGTCTGGTGGATATCGCTGTCCTGAAGGGAGCCAGTTTGGTGGTTACATTACCGACCGCTTCGGCAGAGGCTGTGGTGGGGGTATTATTCGCCGTGTCGGGCGAGCCTTTGGAAAACTAGGTCGTGGATTAGATAACATTGCAGACAGGCGTGACCGTAGTCGTTTGGGTCGTGCCGTCAATCGCCGTAGCAAGCCCAATCGCGTTACTCGCGCCGCTGGTGCTCTAGAGCGTGGAGCACAAAGACTTGTTGGCGAATACAAGCCTGGTGACTACAAACCAGGTGACGGCGGTCGTCGTAATAGGCGCAACCTACCTGGTGGATCATCCCTGAGGCGTTCTGCTGTTCCACGCAAACCTAAGCGTGAACGCAAACTGCCCAAAGACGGGGACAAGAAGCCTCGCACCCAAGGGGCAACTCCCAAAAAGCGCCCCATTGTTGAACGCGCTGCTGAAGGTCTAGAACGCGCTGCTCAGCGTGTTCTAGATGAAGATCGCAAGAAAAGAACACAAGGCGCTAAGCCTGCCAAACCCAAGAAGCCTGTTGCTCCTAAGGTTCCTTCGCTGAAGCCAAATCTCTCAGAAGATAAAAAACCAAACATCACTGACATCAATGATATTGACTGGGATAATTTAACTCCCGAACAGCGTGACGAAATTCAAGGCATCCGTTGGGATGCTTTTAGTGAACTTGAAGCCGAAATGTCCAAGTACATGGGTGTTCCAGCGGCTCGTATGGACCCTGATGGGTTTGTAAAACGAAATGAAAAAAATAAAAATGTTGAAAAATATGCAGGGGATGCTCGTAAGTGGAGACAATTACAAAACGACTTTGAAGATATGCCAGCAGAAGCAATTAAAGAGATTGACTGGACCGACGAAGAACGCAAGAAAATTCTTGATGTCGTTAATGGGAATGCAAAGCCCAAGAAGCCCAAGACCCGTGGTGCTGACTTCTGGGAACGACGCAAGAATAACAAGCCGATTAAGCCTGAAGAATTAGATGTTGAAGATGCCCCAGAGATTTTTTCAAGCAAGCCAGACGGCGTACCCGAAAGTGCTCGTAATGTTAAGGCTTGGGAGCAGGCGTTTAAGGATGAAATAGATAAGTATTTTGCTGAAAAAAATGTAGATCGCCTTGAAAAATTAAAAAAGACAATAGATTTGATTCTTAACAAAGATGTCATGAATCTATCTTCTGCTATGCGTCGGATGCTTCAGGAAAAAATTAATGACATAGAGAAAAAGACTGTTGCCCTTCGTGCACGAAAAGCACGAGGTGCACGCACTGCCACACCAAAACCAAAACTTCCTAGTCTTGTAGGTAAGCCAGTAAAGCGTAATCCAAAAATTAATCGTATTAAAGATAATGTTATTGATGCTTTGCGTATCAACAATATGCGTGACAATGCCATGGGCGACTTTGCACGCGACGCAATTGGCGATGGCTTAATTGCTTTTCCTGAGAATATTTTTAATGATGACATCAAAAATGTGACAGATGCAGTGAAGTGGCTTGATGATGGAAAATCATTATACGAAATTCCACAACATTATTGGGCTGAAGCAATAAATGAACATGTAGACAGTCGTAATCCTGGTCCAAAGCAATATAAAAGAATTGATATCAATAATCCAGGTGCTATGAAATCTATTAACATGTATGAAAAATTAAATCAAGATGGCAGTGGTAGTGGGACTGGTGTTGTTTTTGCTCGTGCTCCAGGTAATGCACGGGATGGCATGGGCGAAGTTTTAGGTCAGCAAGTCCTCAATGCCCTTGGCATGAATGTTGCTCCAGCGCGGTTTGATGGAATTGTAAGAGAACAAAATAATGGCAGAGATGTACCAGTTGCTGTAATGCCATTTGCTTGGAACAGGGCTGCTGCTGGAAAAATAGACCGAGGTAAGGCTGGTTATAACTTTGACAGGTCTGTCTTTGACCAATTTGAAGATAAAGCGTTACCTATGCGGTTAGCAAATTTATTAGGTAATTATTTTATGGGAATTAGCGACAGGCACCACAATAATGGGATGGCAGGGGTTATTGATGGTCAGCCTTATATTGTCCCTATTGACCTTGGGTGGAACGGCATAAAAAGAAAATTTTACGAGTATCAAGGCGATGATTGGCTTCATGGATTTTCAATGGACCCCGACTTGGTTGGCGTTATTAAGTCTCATTTAGCAAAACTTGAACCCAAAGAGGCTGAAAAACAACGCAATAAAATAATTGAAGTTTTTGATGGCATGATCTTACGAGGCGATGCAATACTTGCTCAAGGAAAAGATAAATTTATTGAGGATGCCATAGGAATGATGCATCTTGGTGCTGATGCAGTGCCAAATATGCAAATGCGTAATGGAGTTGACAGAAAAGAACTTGAATCTATGATGAAAGAAAAAGCATTAGGCATATTTACTGCTATGGAATCCAATATTGCATCATTGAAAAAAGAAAGAACAGATTTATTTGCTAAATGGGGATTAAAAAATGCTCCCCCATTAGGAGTTCTTGAAGTAGTTAGCAAACCAAAGCCAAAAAACCCCAAGGCACCTAAGCCAAAAGCGCCCGCCCCTGCAAAGATTACCAATAATGTGGCTTCAAAGGGTAAGAAAATTGGACCGCTCCCAGCACTTGTTGTAGCAGAACCACAAAAACGATACAACAAGGTTCCTGTACTTGGTAAAGCATCTGGAGACAATCCCCTACCAATTCCAGATGACATTGTTAATTCTGAAATTACAAACTTGGATGACGCAGTTAGATGGCTTGATGAGGGTAATCGTATTTCTCAAGTTCCTCAAAAGTTTTGGGCGCAAGCCATAAACGGTCATGTTGATGGAAATGCACCCAATAAACAATTTACTCGCCTTGCACAACAAGGTGGAATTATAAAAATGACGCAAATTTTTGGTGCTCTTGATAACGATGGTAATTTTGTAAATCAGGGATTCTTATTGCAATACGATGGTGATGACCCCAAAAACGCTGTTGAGGTTTTTGCTCTTAACATTATGCATGGGCTTGGATTAAATGTTGAGCCTGCACGCTTTGACGGAGTTTTTAGACCTGACGAAGTTCCAGTTGCAGTTATGCCATTTGCTTGGAACAACGCACCAGAAGGTGATGTTGTTCTTCCAAAAGATTTACCCCAGTGGGATGTAAATCGTTCTGATATTTATGTTGATGAAGACTATATTCCAAATTTTGAACATCAACAATTTGACAATTTGCCAGACAAGGCATACCCGCAAAGAATTGCCGCAATGATAGGTAACTTCATTTTGCAAATTCCAGATAGACATAATCAAAACGGCATGGGGGGAATGTTTGGTGGCAAGCCCCATGTTGTTCCAATTGACTTAGGTTGGGCTGGAAAAAATGGATATATTGGAAATATGAACATGTTCTTTTCACAACAATTCAAAATTGATAGGACTTTTGATGCGGACAACGGAGACATGGAGCCAGATTTCCGTAAAAATATTTCAAATCATTGGTCATCAATAAGTGATGATGCCGAAAGAGTTAGACAACAAAAAGTTATTGTTGATCTTTATGATGACATGATCGCTCGTGGAAAAGCAATGACTCAAGATAAAGATAAATTCATTAATGACCTGTTAATTGGACTTCACGATGCAGGAAATAACGCAATAATTAGAAACAAAGCAGAACAAGAAGCAAGAAATATGCTCAAGATGATGATGAGGTCAATTGCTAATATGGAAAGCGAAAGAGATAATTACCTTAAAAGTATTTTTAGTATTGATGAAGCCGTTATAAAAGGTGGTGCATGATGGCTCAATATTTAATTATTTTTGGACCTTTTGGAACACCACAGAATAATTCTAAAAATGCTGTTGCTTTTAAAACTTCTGGTTCAAATATTCAAATTACCTGTTCTAAAAACAAAATGAATTATTGGAAAAATCGCATTAATGAATCTTTAGTTTTGGCAAGTTCATTTAAAGGTAATGAAGTTCAATTAGACAATTTTGCAAAAAACAGTAGTTATGTATCTTCTATATTTTTTGATGATTCTAATTATGATGAGTACAAAAAACTTTTTGAATCAGTTAATGGTGTTAAAAGTGTAGTAAAAATTGACAGAGTACCAACTTATGACGAACCAGATTTTGACCCTAAAAAAGTTGAAAATTTCTATAAAAAGTTTGAGAAGAAAAAATAATGGCTGAGTATCTTATTTATCATGGCGACTTTGGTTCCAGTATTGACGACCCCGGTCTTATGTCTATTAAGGCTGATGGGGTTAAGTTAACCATTCGTGCATCTCGCAACATGATGGAAGAGTGGAAGGGTCGTATTGAAAATTCTAGAGTTTTGCAGGGTTCGGTAAATGACGGTCAAGTAGACCTTGAAAGATATATTTTTGCTAACAAGTATTCCACATGGACATTCTTTACTCAAGAAGAATTTGATGACTATAAAAAAGTGTATAATTCTGTAAAAGGTTCAACTGTAGTTGTGACTATCAAGCCAGAGAAAAAGGGCGACTGAAATGGCAAAGATGCGCGCGTCATCCAAAGAAGATGCAATGAAGATTGCACGCTATGTTGGATGTTCTGGCGCACACCAAGATAAGAAGGGGAATTGGATACCTTGTGCCAATCCCGAAGATCTTGTAGAGATTCTAGATAAATCTGCAAGAAACTCTACTGAAAAATTAACTAAAAAGAAGCGTCGTCGGTTTGTTAATGGTCAATGGGAAAGACTCGGAGAACGAGGTCCTATCAGTATTGACACAATTGACGGCGGTGGACTTGTGTCTGGTATGGGCAAGTCCTTGACTCAATGGTTTAAAGAAGAATGGGTTGATATTTCAAGACCCAAAAAAGGTGGCGGTTTTGAGCCGTGCGGACGAGATGATGCAGACAAGGGCAAATACCCCAAGTGCGTTCCAGCATCACGAGCCAGCAATATGTCAGAAGAAGAAATTCGCTCTGCTGTTTCACGGAAAAGAAGAGCAGAATCTACACAGAGTAGAGATGACAAAAAGCCTATTTATGTTCCTACTGATAAAAAGAACGACCCATTCGTTTTGGATGAAAAATCAGCAACACCCACAAATCCAGAACTTTATGCACGGGTTAAGGCTGAAGCAAAAAAGAAGTTTGATGTTTACCCCTCTGCCTATGCAAACGCTTGGTTAGTAAGGGAATACAAAAAACGAGGTGGTGGATATCGTTCTGAAAAAGCAGACGATGGCGATTATGAAGAATCTGTTGAAGATCTTACCGAAATGCAATTATCCGATTTTATTGATTGGGTAGATCAAAAAGAAAAAGCAGAAAAAGTATGCCCTCCAGCAACTTCTGACATTGGCTTAAATATCAAGAATCGTCAGAATGCCATCAATACTGCTGGTTATGGTCCCCTAAACCCGAAAGAACCCAATGTGGACTTTTGGGAAAAGAAGGCAAAACGCTGGTCCGTAACGATTGAAGAATCCAAGAAACAAAAGTGCGGAAACTGTGCTGTCTTTATTAAGACTCCTCGGATTCTTGAATGCATTGAGTCAGGTCTTGGTAATGAGGCTGGAGACACTGCTTGGGATGCAATCAATGCTGGCGACCTTGGATATTGCGAGGCATTTGACTTCAAGTGTGCTTCTGCCCGTACCTGTGATGCATGGGTCGGTGGAGGTCCAGTAACTGTTGAAAAGGGCAAGCAAGAGGAGAAGGCAGAAACTTCCACGATTATCATTGGTCGTGCCAAGCCTCGCATTGGCGATCCTGATGTTTACACCGACCCCAACTCTGCTCGTCTGCGTTCTCGTAAACTTGGTTGCATTGGTATCGCTCGTAGAGAAACGCCAGATGGAGAAGTTGTCTGGACACCCTGCACAAATATCTCAGATCAACGCAGATACCAAGGCGAAACACCATTAGGTCAGCGAGATGAGGCTCGGCGTTTTGCTGACAGACTTGCTGAAGTTGGCGGTCCTGATCGTAAGCGCCGACGCATGCGTAAGTATAAGAGCCTTGAATTTGCAACAGACATTAAGGCATTTCGGACCTTAGGTTCAAGTATGAATAGTCGCGGCATTAGCGGTAATTGTCGCCAATTTACTGGCATTGATGGTGACGGAGATGGATTCGTATGTAATCCCGCAACTCGCGAGGACGACTTGCCCCTTACGGACACTCGGAAAATTTTTAAGCGTGGCGGTAAAATGCTGTCAAGGGAAGAATTGGTAGAGCAAGACGAAACAATGCTTAATATGTTTGCCAAAGGTGAACCTTTATCGCGAATTGCTGAAGAAGTAGGTCTTGACAAAAGAGAAGTTGAATTTTTAATTAAAAATTTCCGTAAACAACAACCAAAAGTTGCATTTACAATATTCAACAATCGCGATATCAATATTCAAAAAAAACGCGAAGAGCGCAGAAAATTAGCGCTTGAGAATGTTAGGCGAGAGGCAAATGCCAACCGCAAATTAAATGCAAGAGGCGAAGACCCTACGCCAGAATCTGATGATGATCTTGATTTTACTCTTGACCCAGATAAGGTTCCGCAATATCTTAAAAAGAATTTTGCTAAATATATGCAACGCTTAAAAGACCCTGAATTTGCTGATGAAATAAAAAAAATTGCTGATGATTTGCGTGCTGGTCTTGGTTTGGCTGGAACGGCAAAAAAATACAAACGAGACTCAGCATTTATAGAAATTGTTCGTAGAAATGAAAAAATTACAAAAACAAAAAAACTACAAAGAGAACTCCTAGGCGTTCCTGATTTTAACAATGATACCGATGACCCCGATTTCACTCTTGACCCCGACAAAGTTCCAAAATTTTTACAAAGGAATTTGCTTAACAATATTAGGATAGCAAGAAGTCCTGAGTTTGCGGAAGAAAGAAAGAAAATTGCTGACGACTTACGCCTTGGTCTTGGAATTGCTTCCGTAAGATTGAAATACAAACGAGACTCGGCATTTGTAGACATAGTTCGCAGGCTTGAAAAAATTCCAAAATCAAGAGAAAACAAAAAAGTTGATCCTAAAATTAGACAGGATGTTGTTGACCTTGTAGATAAATTGATTAAAGATGATAATCCATTCATGTCGGTTGCCGAAATCGCAAAAGAATTTAAAATTACTGGAATAGATGCGCGTCGGATTATTAATGCTGCAAAATTGGAAAAATATTTTGATTTGCACAATAAATATACAGACGCAAAAAGAAAAAAACTTTTTGCTGAAGTTGCTGAACTTCATAAACTTGATCTTACATATGATGAAATTGGCAAGCGTTTAGGAATTAGTGAAAACTCAGTAAATCACATTGCGAAAAAAATGAAACTACCTAAAAGAAAGTTTGTGACAAAACGGAATGTTCCTCAAGTAATAAGGAGGGGTGGTGATGTAATTCCTCGTTCTTTAGCAATGAAACAAAATAAAGAAATGCTTGATCTATATGAGCGAGGCTGGTCTATTACGGATATTGCTAAAAAAATGGGAATTGGTGTTGCTACTGTAAAACAAATTCTTATAAAATTTGAAAAAGATAACAAAGTTCGCCTTCGTGGAAATAATGTTATTGAAAAAGAAAATCAAATAAGAAAACTTCTAAAAGAAGGTTTGCATCCTCGCGAGATTATGCGAGACATTATTGGCAATATTCCGTATGGCAGAATTTTAGAAATTGCAAAAGAAGAGGATATTGAAATCCCATCTATGCGTAAATTTAAATCCGACAATCAAAACTTCAATTCATTTGAGAACGATGATTATTTTTACTAATATTTAACAATTTTTGTAATATAACTGTCAAAAAGTGCGGTGTTACACTAGAAGCACTTACATATCTGTTATTGTAAATTGAGACGCGGTAACTGGGTGCTTACCTGAGCATTACTGGTCAGAACAACCAAACCAAATCAACATTCTCAAGGAGAGAAAATTATGTCAGTAGACGAAGGTCGCCTCACAGAATTGCAGTCTGCACTGCGTTCAAAAATGGCTGATAACAAGGCTATCGCTGATTCGTTCAGCATTGAAGATGGCGTTGTACAGGTCACCACCCAGCAAAAGTCAGCGTTTGACAAGAACATGTCAGACATCAAGGAAATCAAGAGCCTCATTGAGGGTCTTGAGTCCATGCGTCAGGTTGAGCAGTGGGGTTCCGCCCCTATCAGCGATTCAATCGCTGCTACTGCCGCTGCTGCAGGATTCCACATTCCCCGTGGCGCTAAGAGCCTCGGTGAATTGTTCATTGATTCGCCTGAATTCAAGTCGCTTGCTGGCGGTAAGAATGGCGCAAACATGCCCAGCCCGTTCCAGTTGAACAGTAGCGTCGCAGGACTCGGTTCATTCAGCCAGAAGGACTTGTACTCGTCATTGCCGAGCGGTACTCCTGGTGCATTCGGTAGCGTTCAGCGCGACCCGATTGTTGTGCCCCCAATGCGTACCAAGCGCGTTCGTGACTTGTTCCCGACCCGTACCACCACTGCCGCCGTTATTGAATACTTCCGTATGACTGGCTTCACCAATGCCGCTTCAACCGTTGCCGAGCGCAATGGTGGAAACACCTCATTCGGTGCAAAGCCACAGTCGGGCTTCACTTTCGCTGGCGCTCAAGCACCCGTTCGTACCTTGGCTCACTGGGAAGCCGCTCACCGCAATGTTCTTGCCGATGAACCGCAATTGCGTTCAATCATTGACAACGAATTGATGTACGGTCTGCGTCTTGCCGAAGATGACCAAATCCTCAACGGTGACGGAACTGGCGAAAACCTTGAAGGTGTTCTCCAGACCTCGGGCATTCAGGCATACGCAAAGGGCGACAGTGGCGTTGCTTCTGACAACTATGCTGACGCGATTCGTCGTGCGGCTACCTTGTCGTTCCTCGCTTACTACGAGCCAACGGGCGTTGTTATGCACCCGAATGACTGGGAGCAGATTGAATTGTCCAAGGACGACAATGGTCAGTACCTCGTTGCTGTCAGCGTCGCCCTCGGTGGCGAACCCCGCTTGTGGCGCATCCCCGTTGTGGAAACTCCAGCAATTGCTGAAGGAACCGCTTTGGTTGGTGCATTCGGCACTGGCGCACAGTTGTACGACCGTGAGCAGGCTTCAATTCGCATCAGCGAACAGCATGCTGACTTCTTCGTGCGTAACGCCATCGTGATTCTTGCCGAACAGCGCCTTGCGCTCGCCGTCAAGCGTCCTGAGGCATTCGTTGCCGTGGACTTCACTTCCTGATTCTAGAACGAATCAAGTGATTAGCCCCCCAGCAATGGGGGGCTTTTCGCCGTTCTGGGACAAGTTTAGGTTGTATAATTAGGTAGTCGTTTTAGGGAGAGTTTGATGACGGTTTCTCAAAGTACTCGTTTGCAGGTATACAGATGGACTGAGGATACAGATGCATTTACTCGTGCACAAATGGACCTCAGCCATTCAAATATTGAGTCATATGCTGCCAAGTTGACTACTGGCACTAGTTTGCCTGCTGTTTCTTCCGCATATGCCCGTTCTTTCTTTTTTAATACATCTACGGATAAACTTTATTTTTACGATGTTGGCGATGATACTGGAACATGGCGCGAAATTACATTAGATGCGTCAATTAATAAGTCAATTTTTACAACTGCTGGGCAAATTATTTATTCAACTGCTTCTGGCACTCCAGCAATCCTTGCTGCTGGGACTAGTGGTCAGTTTTTAACTACTTCAGGAACTGCTGTAAGTTGGGCAGAAGCAGTAACTCCAACTGGAACTCAGACATTAACGAATAAGACACTTACTTCGCCAAACTTAAATACTCCAACAGTTGTTCAGCCAGTATTGAGCCGAGCAATTGAGTCATGGACATATGCAACTACTGCACCAAGTGGCACCCTTACACTTGACCTTGCTGTATCCACTTCGTATTTCTATAACAATGCCACTGGCTCCAGTACAACATGGACTCCAACTTTTTCCAACATTACATCACTCCTTGATGTTAATAATGAGGCATTGACTGTTGCTGTTATTAATAAAGTAAGTTCTACCGCAGCGTTTGCTGCCAGTATCACAATTACTGGAGCAACAACAACAACACTTCTTTGGCAAGGAGGAGTTACGCCAAGTGCTTCAAATACTAGTGCTGGAACGGATGCTTATATCTATACAATAGTTCGTACTGCATCTAATACTTATACGGTATTTGCTTCCCGTACACGATTCGCATTATAAATAATATGCCCCTATTTACAAGTTTTTCAGCAATATCAGCCAGGTCACTTGGTATGACTAGTGGTATTGGTCCAGGGAAGCCGACTATGGGTTCCCCATCTGGCGTAACGGCAACAACAATAACAATTAACTTTACTATTGTTTTAGGTTCGTTTGCACTTTCAAAATTTGAATATAGCCTCAACGGTGGGGCATACACTGGAAGTATTTCTGGCGTTGCTACTTCTTTTCAATTTACTGGGCTAACACCCAGTACTTCATATACATTTAGAATTCGCGCAGTTGATGTATCTGGTCAAATTAGTGAACCTTCTGATCTTGTAACGCAAAGCACCTCAAGCGAAGTTGCGCCATCTGCGCCAACTGTTACCGTTACTCAAAAAGAGTCCACGGGAACACCAATTAACGCAACACGACTTGATGTTTCATTTGGAGCCGCCGCTGCTGGAACTTATCCAGTTGTTTATTATCAGTACTCCGTTTATCGTGGGGCGACATTAGTTACTGATTGGACGACGACACCAGTAGGTACGGGTACAACATTCACTTTGCTTAATTTGCTTCATAATGCTTCACATACTGTTTATGTTCGCGGTGTTGCTACAGCAAACGGAACAACCTTCGGAACTCAAGGTTCTGGCACTGCCTCTACGGATGCGGAAATTATCAATAGTGCCCCAACCGTAACTATTGATAGTGAAACAACTACAAATGTGACTTTTACTCGTGGTTCTTCATCTGGCGGAACTTACGGGGTTTCTCTTTATCGTTATCAAATTAAAAATGGTAGTGGTACTGTAGTTACTGGTCCTTTTGATTTGTCAAATGCATCAACACAGTTTACTGTTGCTGCTGGTGTCGGCGTTAATGCTACTTTTTCTGTTGAAGTTTTCGCTATTTCCAGTACTTCGGGAACAAGTGGCTCTGTTGGTAGTGCTAGTGGTCAACTTGATCCAAGTACGCCAGACGCTCCTACGCTAAGTTTTGCCTCCACTGGCGCTAGCGAACGAGGAAGTGCATTTCTTTCTTGGAATGCACCAACTTATGCAACGCAATATAAAGTATTTAAAAATGGCGTTGAATACTCAACTACAACTTCAACATCAATGACTGTCGCAGTTTCTGCTGGTGCTGATTTTAACTTTACTGTCAAGGCGGGAAATAGGCTGGACGCTTTTTCTGGTAATTCCAATACCAAGTATATGACTACGGGCGCTCAGGTTGATTGGGACCAAACGGTTTCAACAGCAAAATATATCCAGAACTATGGTTCTTGCGTTCAAGGTGACTCAATTAGTAGTCTTATTATTCAAGCACCAGTTTCTGCCTCTTCTTCAAGTGATGCTGGATATTATTATATTAATACAATAAAATTTGAGGCGTTAAAAAGCAGCGCAAGTGCCTTTGGATTTAGTGTTGGAGATAGTAATAGTCGTCCTCTTTATTTCCACAAAACATCAGGTTCACTACCCGGTGGATGGGGCGCTGGAGGGTATCACTCAATACCAAAATTCGCGCTCAGTACAACAACTGGGTACTATTATGAATATGGTGTCTATCAAGGGGGTGCCGATATTTCAAATGTAGTTTTTAAATTAACTACAACTGTAGCATTTGGCAACAACTGGGGTGCCTATAGTAGTGGTTGTGTCGCTGACATTCCCAATTCTATTACTGGCAGAAACTTTACATTAACTGGTTTTAGAATAACCTCAACAATATATGCTTAATAACTATCACTATAAAGTAAACACCTATGTCATAATATAGTTGTGAAAACAATCCTTCTTCGCATCCTTGCAACATTTGCTGCTTCTGGTCTTGGCGTTATTGGAGCAGGAGCGATTGCTAATGTCCCCATTTGGAAAGCCATGATTATGGCTGGAATTGGTGGAGTTGCACTAGTTATAGAAGGTCTTTCACGGGCATATCTGGATGACGGCAAACTTAGTAAAGAAGAAATTAACGCCGTTTTCAGTAAGGTAGACAAGAAGGCCAAGTGACATGACGGGCTTTTTTGACCGTCTTAAAAATATAGCGAAAACGCTATTTCGTTATGGTGGGCTTATTTATACTCCTATTGCAATTCTTGCCTTTTTTGCCCCATCTACTGTACGGGCTACATCCGATCCTTTGCCTTTTACTCCCGCAAACAATGGTTGCGGTCCATATCAAGCATCTACTGTCACGGGATCTTCTGGCGGTGCGATATGGGGTTCTAATCCCTACACTGATGACTCAACATTCTCCTCGGCGGCTGTTCACGCGGGTTTAATTGCCATCGGTGAGACCGCAATCATTGAGCCATACATGGTAGACAACTACCCGTCCTACAAGGGTAGTGCCGCAAATGGTGTATCAACCTACGACTGGGGAGGGTCTTGGTGCGGCTATTACATTCGTATTTTTGGTACTACAGGAGAGATTCCCACTACCACGGAACCAAACACCATTTGTCCTCCTCTGAATTTAAATGTCATAGATAACGGCTCGTCAGTATTCTTGGATTGGGATGCGCCAAATTGTGGAAATGTGCAACCAGAACGCTATGCAATTTCTTGGAATGTCCCCCCTAACAATGGAGTTGGTATAGCAACAGGGAATAGCGGTGATGAAGAATCTTTAAAAACTTTCATGAACATTCCATACGAGACCGTAAATGATGCTGGAGCAATGCCTGCTGATTACAGATTTTCTGTTCGTTCAGATAATGATACTTTGCGTTTATACTCGGAATGGTCTAATGAGGTCACTTTAAGTCTTGCCGAATATCCAACTACAACCTCGTCAACTACGACAACGATTCCAGAAACGACAACAACATGGGTTCCAACTACAACATCCACAGTCCCTCCGACGACGAGTATTACTACTGCCCCAATAGAGACTGTCCCTGTAACGACGGAAGCACCGACGGAAACGACAATTACGGAAGAACCAGAGACCACACCGACAACTGAAGCGGAGGTTGCAGTTGAAACCAGTGCCCCAGAACCAGAACAAGAAGGACCCGACTCAACGGTTCCTGAATCAACAGAACCACCCGAAACAACGCCAACGACGAGCGAAGCGCCGATAGAAGTACCAGAAGATGTTCAAGACGAGGCTGACGCTGCTGTAGATGAAATTCTAGCATCATCTGAAAATATTGAAGAACTATCCGATGCCGTTGATGAATTAGTTGCTGAGGCTGATACACCAGAAGAACTAGTGGCAGTTATTGACGCTCTTCTTGGAACCGATCTAACAGATGAGCAGTTTGATGCGGTTATTGATTCGGTATTCTCCGAGCCATTAACAGACGAGAACTTCTCCGCCGCTCTTGATGCCGTCTTTGATGAACCTCTTTCGGATGAACAGTTTGATTCTGTAATCACTGCAATTTTAGATGAACCTATCTCGGATGAACAATTTGAGGAACTAGTTAGTGTCCTTGAGTCTGATTCCGTCTCCGAGGAACAAGTCTCTGATGCTGTTGATGAAATTATCGCTAATGACATTTCAGGAGAGCAGGCTGTTGATCTTGCAACTAGCGCAAAAGTTTTGGAAAGTGTTAACGGGGATCAGGCAACTGAAATATTTGATGCTGTTGACATTTCTGCCGTCACATCAGAAGAAGCCGCTGAACTAATTTCTGCCGTTCAAGACGCTCCAACGGAAGTAAAAGAAGCATTTGAAACTGAAATCAATGTTTTCCAAGGGGCTATTGATACATATGTTCCTCTCGGCTCAAGTATTTCAGTTGGCGAACGGCGCGTAGTAGTTGCAGTTAGTGCCGTAATTGTTGTTGCCCCAGCCCCAATTATTTCTAGGAGACGCTAGTGGAAAGTCCAAAGAAGGGAATAGTAAAGAAAATGTTTAAAAAATTCCGCAAAGAAATTTTTGCACTTTCGTGGACTCTTGGCGGAACCGCAATGGTTCTTATTACGCTAAGTGGACAAACCTTAAATCAAGGTTTGTGGATTGTGCTTTTTTCATTTATTTTACACATGATTGGCGTATTGTTTACCAAAGATGACAACGCTAAATAATGTATAATATATAAACCACTTCTGGAGAAAAAATGACACTTCCTTTCATTAAACTCGTCGTACCAACCGCTCTTAAGCAATATAAGAATGGTCAGTTGGCAGAGAGTGTGCTTGCGCCAGTTAAGACTGGCGGAAAAATGTATGCACCTGTCGCCTCTCAATTTAATAAGATGTATGACGCGGCGCTCGCTGCTGGGTTTAAACTGAAGAATGTTGGCGACTACCGCTCTTTTCAAGGTCAGTTGTCAATGTTTATGGATCGTTATGTAACGACAGACACTGGCACGGGTGTAACTCGCCAATACGAAGGTAAGACTTGGTATCTCAAAAAGGGCAAGGCTCCTTCAGCCGCCCCAGACCCAACTGGTCTAAAGGGTTCTAATCATGGCTGGGGACTAGCAATTGACCTCGGTTACGATGTCAACGGTAAACTCACCTCAATGGGTGGTGCTTGCTTTGATTGGATGTGCGCCAACGCCCCCAAGTATGGTTTCTACCTTCAGGGCAACAACAAGGCATCCAAGGAATTTGAAGCGTGGCACTGGCAGTACGCTCTTGGTGATGCTTCTCCAGACGGTTCAGTTCAAGCCGCTCCTACATCCGCCCCTGCACCTGCCCCCGCTGGCGGTGGAATGAAGTTTGATTACCCTGGCGCGCCAGTTAAATTAGGTTCAAAGGGAACTGCCGCCTCCCTTGTTCAAGCAATCATTGGTGCAAAAGCAGATGGAGACTTTGGTCCGAAGTCTGTCGCCTCACTAAAGGCTTGGCAAACTGCACATGGCTTAACTGCCGATGGTTCAGTCGGACCAGTCACATGGAAAAAGATGTTTGGCTGATAGTCAATGGAACCATCTAAAATTGCACTAATTCAAGCACTGCTTAGTGGAGCGCAACTTAATGTTGTCCAAGAAGGTCCTCGGCTAAATCCAGCAGAAAAAGATTTAGCATCTGCACTTCTTGGTATTGCTCAAAAGCACGGAACATTTGATCATTCTGGTTGCGGAATCTATGCTTCCTATGAAGCAGGAGCGGTAAACGAGACGCAGAACATTGGCGTAAAGTGCGAAAACTGCGTTTTATTTGCTGGTGGGAATCGTTGTAAAATTGTTTCGTTCCCCGTTGAAGCAACTGGCAAGTGCAGATTCGCAGTTATCCCTGACGGCGTAGTCAAGGGATACGGAAAACTGTGAGTAACAGATTCTTCTACGAAGCGAAGGTTTTAAATGTTGTTGACGGTGATACTTTGGACCTCTTGGTGGACCTTGGTTTCAGCGTACATCACAATATCCGCGTTCGTTTGCATGGCATCAATACGCCTGAATCAAAAACGACGGACATCAAAGAAAAAGAACTTGGATTAAAGGCAAAAGATTATACAAAGGACTGGATTAACAGACACCCTCAAGTTTTTGTTAGCACGGTTAAAGATAAAAAAGAAAAGTTTGGTCGCATTCTTGCAAATATTTATAGCGACGAAACAAAAACAGTATCGTTAAACGAGTCCTTAGTTGACGCAGGGTACGCTCGCGTCTATAACGGCGAAAAAAGAACTGGGTGGTTTGATTGATATGGGACTCCAAAACCTACAGAAACAGTGGTATTAAATCATGGCAGATAGAAATGGTGACCTTATTGTTTATCATCGCTCAGACTGCGGTTCTGGCTATGTAAGAATGTATGGCTTCGGCGGAGATGGCACAGGTCAATCTTGCGGAAAATGGGGATTAGAAGATTGGCAAATAGACATCATTCATCAATATGACTGGAACTTCAAAGCGGAAGACCTGAACCAATTGAAAATCTATCGCGATGGTGATTTATTTGGCAACGGGAAGTTATCCCCAGAGCAATTTCAGTTGGCAGTGAATTATGTATCAGGATGCCATACGGATGCATATGGTCACCTACTCAACGACGATGGGAGTAGGCAGGATGGACAAAATCCTCAAGATTCCCAAGGTTTCTATTTGGCATTTAATGTAAACAATAGATGTCCAGATAGCACAAGAAGGGAATGCCCTGAGAATCACGCCCGTTGGAAAAGTTTAGAGGCATCAATGGGAGGGGACATGAGCGCTTTTGGCGGTGGACCCGAGACTTGGAAATTAATTCCGTACAACGGATAATAAAAGTTTGGATTGATATGGGACTACATGAAGCACTTATTGGTTTTGCCGTAGCAATTATTGGTTTGCTGACTGCTTTAATTGAGAAAAGTCGTCGTGAAAATGTTCGTGACCATGGGATGGTTCGTGACAGATTAGACGACATCAAGCAAGATGTTCGTGAAGTTCGTTCGGTTTTGACGGACCACTTAGAGGCTCACGCACAAGAAAAAAAGTAATTACTTTTTAGTTTTTTTCTTTTTCTTCTTAGCAAACTCAGCATCCTGTTGGCGTTTCCACACTATGTAATCTGGTGGATACTTGCGCTTATCTGGATGCATCATATACTCATGCATGTCAAATGAGTTGACCATTTTTTTGCCACAATGCGGACATATCTCAATGTTGGCAGGGTAGTCGCTAGTTTGCCAAGTCACTGGTACTCCCCGCAGGATGGGCATTTATCATCGCCCCATTTTAGCGGTTGTCCGCAGTCATAGCAATACAGGATTTCTTCTTCTTCGTTACTATTTTCTTTACTTTCCACAGTTGGATTGTACCCCATGATAAGTTTTACCTAGGTGAATGCATACTATGTAATAATAGTTATGCACGCCGAATTACGCAAGATAAGCCTGTATTTTCTAATTTATATGGAGTAAAATGAATGATGTAATTAGTAATGATATTTTTTGGCACAAAGACAACCATGTCATTCATTTACAATTAAACAAGAGCGAAGTATCCATTGTCCATATCCACTGCCCTAACAACGAGGACAGGGAATGTCGTGTTGGAAAATTTGAATGCATTGTTTCTTGGTTTCTAGATCGCTACGGGCTTGAGTGCAATGTTGGCATTTGTGATATTTCTTCTGAGATTGAAATAGCATGGTCTGCTGTTGGCGAAGATTTTGACGATCCAGAACTATGTCAAGTTTGGGTTATCCCAGTAAACGATGAAGCGTTCTCCGCTTGGCTTATTACTCAGGAGTAACCACTTCTGGGGCTGTATATCTTTCGGTCTCTTCAACATACTTCTTAACCTCGGGCATCAGCGTGTCTAGGAAACGACTGATATCAGGGTGATTTAAGCCTTCTTTGAAATTAAAAGAATAAGTGTTTCTGTTTCTGACTTTTGTCTTTGTTATGAGTTTACTTTTCAAAAGCAGTTTTACCGAGTGATTAATATTTGATTCTGAAACTCCGATGTATTTTGATAATGCTCGTTGAGTAATACCAGAATCCTCAATGATTGCTATAAGAACTCGCCCATGACTATTGAGTAGTTGTACCTGATTAGGTTTGGCGTATGTAACAAGATGATGCCTGTCAAGCAAGTGCATGATTTTGTCAGTGACTGCTTCAGCAGATTCACCTTTATCCATTGCAATTTGGATAGTTATCTTGAGTGGTTCAAAAATTTCAAGTTTACTATTAATTGACACTGTTTCAGCAGAATTAATCATACAAATGAACTATAGTACACTGGACAACCACGGCACGCCCATTAAGCCTCAATTTATGGAGACAGTAAATGAGCCTTGAAAACAAACTGAATAGCCTGAAACAAATCAGGGATTTTAACAATGTGTGTACTGTTGGCGGCATTATCAATGAGTTACCAGAAGTAGAGAAAAAGGCGCTAGTCAGTGCCCTAAGTTCCAAAGCCTCAACACGAGGAATCTACGATGCTCTCAAATCTGAAGGTTTCAAGATTGATAGACAAACAATAACTCTTCACCGCAAGGGCTATTGCCGATGTAAGGAGCAAGAATGACCAATCTATCCAAGCGTCTCGCTGCTGTAGAAAATCAAGCAGAACTTGAAGACGCAGTAAAGAAGAAGAAGTCACCCCAAGGATGGGAACCTGGTGTTGTCTGGGAAGGCGCAAAAGGAACCATTACCACAAGCGCGGTATACGAACCGCCGAAGGAATGGTCATCACTCCTTAAAGAACGAGGGCTAGACCCCGACATGTACGAGATTGTTGGGGACACAATTCGCTGGACATCTTTTGACGGATGGAAGCGAGATGCACCAGGTGACGAGGCATATAGCACTATTTGCTACTCATACAAGGCTGATATACGCCTGAAGTCCCCAGAACGACCCAATTTAGACGAGATATATCAGGCTGTTAAGAAGGCAAAAAAGCCCTCTAAAGAAGCACCCTCTGGAGACACTACTTTTGTCATTGCTCTGTCGGATTGGCAGACGGGAAACCGTGATGGTGGCGGAGTGCAAAAGCAAGTAGAAGAAATCGCTGCACTTCCAGATAAATTAGTTAAAAGAGTTCGTGACCTGCGCAAATGCGGTACGAAAATCAACCATATCCTGATTGTTGGCTTAGGCGACCTAGTAGAAGGAACTTGCGGACACTACCCAGCCCAGCAATTCCGCATTGAAGTAGACCGCCGAGAGCAGATGAAGATCGTCCGAAGGGGAATCCGAGACATCATTATGGCTCTTGCTCCCCTAGTAGAGCGCGTAACAATCACTGCTGTTGGTGGAAACCACGGCGAAAACAGAGGATTGAGCGGAAAAGCCTTCACGACCACTGGGGACAACGACGATGTTGCCATCTTTGAGCAGATTGCCGAAGCCTTCCAGATGAATAAAGAAGCCTTCCCTAATGTGAGTTGGCGCATTCCGCTAGAACGACTGACCACTTCTGTTGAGATCAACGGCAAAATCATCGCCTTTACCCACGGACACCTCAGTAAGCCTTCTGGTAACGCCGCCCAATCTGTATGGAATTGGTGGAAAGACCAAGCCCACGGACGCGCTCACCCAGGTGTGGCAGATGCTGACATTCTCGTAACAGGGCATTATCACCACTTCAATGCCAAAGAACAGGAAGGGCGAGCACTATTCGTCTGCCCAAGCATCGTATCTGTTGGTGAATACTTCCAAGATACCTATGGAGTCAAGACTCGTGCAGGCACTTTGACCTTCTGTGTCAATAGCGTCGGCTGGACAGAAATGTCAATCGTCTAAGAAGTTCATATAAATCTAACGGGAAATTAGGGAAGTATGACAACTATCATCGGATTACAAGGCGACGACTGGTGCGTTATTGGCGCAGATAGCCGTATTACCTCTATGGACGAGAGCGGGTTCATCTCTAGTCAGCAAGTGCTTCCCCCAACCTCATCTAAACTTATCTCAAAGAGGGGTTACATCATAGGAGCGGCAGGAGACATGCGCGCAATCAACATCCTGCATCATGTCTACGAACCCCCAGTTTCTCCTAAATCTAACCTAGTAGAGAAGATAGATCAGTTCATTACCAAGTCAGTAGTACCAAGCATACGAGAGTGCTTTGACAACCAAGGCTACAGTCCGCCAGATAAATCTGACCGAGAACACCAAGCCCAACAAGACTCCACAATCCTCATAGCAATCAAAGCCCGTATCTACATTATTGACAACGACTACTCATGGGCACAGGACGAAACAGGCATTTATACCATAGGCACAGGAAGCCAGTATGCCCGAGCAGTACTACATCTCCTAACGAACAATACAACTAAGAACCTCACCCTAGAGAAGGCAACTCTACATATCAAGAAAGCCCTGACTATCGCGTCTCACCACGACCCGTACACAGGACCGCCACATCACATCCACACTCAAACCACATGAAAGCCACGCTCCTTCCACATGTTTCCCACAAGCCAACCAGTGTTCTTCAAGAAGGCTAACTGCCTAGGACAGACACACTTAATGTTCCCCCAGCACCATAAGGACATTACTTACATCCAACAAGCACGAGAACTCTGTAGTACTTGCAGTGTGAGCAAACAATGCCTAGAATATGCTCTTGAATTTCCAGCAGCAGACATGCACGGAGTATGGGCAGGTCTGACAAGTAGGCAGTTATCTGCGGAACAAAAGCGCAGGGGAATCAAGGCTACACGACCCACATTGGCTCAAATGTGGGGGGATAAGTAAGGCTTGCAGTATCTAACATAGATTTTACACAAAACACTACAAATTCATGTAATTTACCACTATACAAACAATAGAAGGATAGTTATGTCTACAACCCTCACCTACAACCAGTGGATAGCAATCGGAATAGATCAAGGATGGTGCGGACCAGCAGTCTGCTACACCCATGATGGACTACCGACTACGGCTGATGAGGACGAAGAGTTTCAATGGGGTGACCCGTGCATCCATATCGTAAGACTGTATGAGGATCACGAGACGAGACTGGCGATAGAGAACAACCATTCGGCTAGCAACTGGCGCAAACCTCTATGAGCATCCTTGACGACCTCAAGGCGAGGATAGATCAACTCATGAAGGACACTGAGGCTCTTGATGAGGAGTTGGATGAGTGGCAGATCACCAACAACAAGAACTGCATTGCAGAGTTGAAGAGTGACCTAGTGAGGTTACAGAAACTGATTGACGGGCACTTGAGTACTAAGCAACCCGAATCCGACACTCAGGGCAAAAACTAGCACCGCCGAAACGCTCAGGGGAATCTGTGCCAGCACACCCCACGCCCTCGCGTCCGCACGGAAGCAGAATTTTGTCGCCAGTGAGGTAGGCGTGAATCATGTCGGTCTGAGTTGGGATCGGCACTCGCGCTGGCGGAGGCTCTGGTAATCCCAGTTCCTCGTCCAGTGCGCGCATCAGCATCTGGATGCACCAGTTCGTGTAGGCTACACCTAACTTCTCTGCGTGCTCAACCAGTCGGTTCTTCTGTTTGCCCGGTAAGCGGAGAACGATTGTTGCTGGCTGGGTCTCGTTAGACTTGCGGGGTTTGGCGGGCATCGCGCTCCACTAGCGTCAGCAGGTATTCGGTGATCGTCATGTCGTATCCTTCGGCTAGGGCGAGGATCTGGTTCTTCGTTTTGCCAGCGATCTTGAGAGTGATAGTCGTCTTAGGGGAGGCGGTTGGTTTTGGGGGTCGTCCGATCATGTTGGTAGTTTACTGAAAGGAGGTTGCTTTTTGGGGATGGGTCCTGTATAATAGTGTTATACCGAAAAGTATTCGGTTTAAATTACTAAGGAGTACTACTATGAACCGTTTAGATTTAGGCGACTTCAAGTTCGCAAAAAGTCTTGAACGACTTGTCACTCGCCCAAAGACATTGAATGGCATTGCCCTTCCGACTGTCCGTAACCTAGCCGAGTCTCGCATTATCAATGCCGACTTTGACGCAGTGATTACATCAGGACCAGCAGAGCGCGAAGTTAACTGGGATCACCCCAACCATCGCGTCTGGGAGTTTGATGACTCAGAAGACAAGTATGGTCCTAAGTTGGAGCAAGTAGAAGAGATGATCTTTTGGGGTGCACAGCACGACGATGTTCTTGTCCACTGTCACGCAGGGATGAGTCGCTCTACTGCTACGGCTTGGGGTATCTGTATCGCTAAGGGCTTGGATGCCAAGGAGAGTCTTGTGGCTCTACTGGACGCTCACCCTACTGATGATGGATACGACGAGAAGCGTTGGTTCTGCCCGAACGGACTTCTTGTCCAGCACATGCAGACCATCTTCAATGATCCGACTCTCATGGACATCCGTGAAGAAGTGTTACGCGACGATAAGCGCATCAGCCACTGGCTCTGAGAGTGCGTATAACTGTTTCTCGTATTCCTTGACAATCTTGTCGTAGGTAGAGAGGAACATCTCTCGGTCCCCATTCGTGTGGAGGTTGTAGGAACTAACTCCTCCTAGAGCCTTCACCGTTTGGGAGACTAGAGCGTGGATAGATTCAGATGAATAGTTGCCAGAGTGTGCCGCATCAGCAGCACGCCTGAACTGCTGCCATGCTTCTCCGCCAGTAGGTACTGATTCGCCGTGGATCAAATCAACAGTTCTACGCCGCACTTCGCCTACGCGAGGCATGTAACCGTTTTCTATAACAAGGTCGTCAAGCACGAGGTCAACATCATCCTTGTTTAAATCTTTGAGAATGCGCCACCATGCTTCATACGCCTGCTTCTGATAGACAGGGTTAATCTGCTGGTTCCAACTCAAATAAATTCTGTCAACAATTTGACACAGTTCTGTTTTAGTCATCTAAGAAGCCACCCTTGCTGTCATCCGCCACCGTGAGATTAGAGAACCGCTCAATATGAGACGAGTCCCGCAGGATTAATTCTAGCGAGTTGTAAACCGTTCCGCTTGGGTTCTGTCCCATATGCCAAGGAGATAGGGCACAGCCCCGTATCGCATCCTTAACAATGTCCGATCCAAATTGGTTGACTGCCACTGTGATCAACTTCGTCCGCTCGTCGGAGAGGCGGGGCTTCCTACCTTTACCTTGGAAGAAAGTATCTATATAGGTTTGCCAGACCTGAAGAATGATTGCGGGGCTAACAGGTTGTAGATAGTTAGCGCGCTTCTTCTCGGTACGGGACTGTTTAGTTGGTTCTTCTAAATCAAATAGACTTGGTTGTTCTGAAATAATTTCAGGCATAATTCTCCCCTTAAACTTTAGTAATTCTAAGTCTACCAATGAAGACAAACATATATCAACTTATTCCACGGAATATTTAACAAGAACAAAAGAACACATTACCCTGGAGTAATACGAAACTTGTTTCGTTTTACGACTCCAGTAAAGAGTGCAACATAACTAAAGAGAGATTAGGTAAGACCTGGAGGGGGGTCTGGGGGGAACCATCGTCTTTTGCTGTCGTACTTTGGGGTACGCTCAAGCAAGCCCTTTGGACTGGAGTGTGTTGTTCTGACGGGTATGAGGCCTCGTCGTATTTGTAAATATGACTATAGCGTGTCTCATCCACCACCGTCGCATATTGAGCATCTTTTTTTAAAAAAGTTGCGCGACTGTAACATTCGCTGTTTGTTTTGGTGTAATGTATTGACGCGGGGAATGTTTCGCCCCCTTATATTCACCGCACGGTTGAGGCGGTGGAGGTTAACGGTTCGTGTTTGTTCATTAACCTCCACCGACTCCCGCTTAAACGATTGGGAGATTGAACTCTCGTCGTTCCACCATGATGCCGAGAGCGCAGTAGTTCACTAGATCCAAGAATGTATCTTGCATTGCTTCGTGATTGGGCTGTCTTCCGTCACCGTCAAGATTTTCTAAGCGTGCCACTTTGTCGTGGATGCGTACTAGTAATCCTTGTCGTCCAAAGCGAGTGATTGCTTCAGGACCGTAATCTTTTTGTTTTGATACAAGAATATTTACACATTCTTTTTTATTTAGATTTAGTTCTCTTAATCGTGCAACTTCAATTGCTTCTGCACCAATCTGTGAGAAGAACACACAGGCTTGGATGTTTCCACCTCGTCGGTCGTAGAGTGATTCAATAAACCCATCTAGATACTTGCGTATCATTGCTGGTGATTTATCTTTCCTCTTTAATACGAGTGAGAAGATGGCATCAATTGCTGACTCTGCTGATTCGTTCCATGTTTGTGGCATGAATCTATTTTTATCACAGAGTCATACACCACCGTCGTTTGTTGAGATCAGCCCTGCCAGATTTTTTGGTATGACAGTGGCCACTGAGCGACTGGTTCGCATCCCTTGTCAAAGTGATCCTTGAGTGCTTCGTCGGTACCGCACGCGGAGCAGATCTCCGTCTTGTTGTCCGCTCGCGAGATTGCGCCAGGGTATGCGCCTGGTGTGTCGTTGTTTGGAATGTGATTAACCACACAGCGCGGACAGATCTTGTGAATTGCTTTAGTCTTAGTATTCATTTTTACTCCTAGTTAGTAGATGATTTATTAGATAAGTTTATCAAGAATCTTCAAAATCGTCAATGATCATTTCAAACTTCAGTGATGTTAAGTACGCAATCACTGTGTCGGTTAGACATATCCAGAGTTCTTGATCCTCAAGGATCTGCTCTCCTAATATTTCTAAATCCAAATCAGTGAGTTCATACACAAAGTCGTACAGACTGTTGGGCATCACGGGTTCAAGATTGTCATTGACAATGCTTCTGATTAATTGTGGGGATAGAACAAGCACATTAAACGGTGGCTTCTGATTCCTCTTCCACCACCGTCGCTTGTTGAGATTCACCCTTCTCCGACCCAGCGGGCGAAGATGTCATAACGCTGTTTGCCGTCTTCCGATTGGATGTATCGGCAAGTTGTTTCAATGCCGGGGTAAGCAATCTTCAGTCGTGTTGAGAATGTTGGCGACGATGCTCGCTTGAACACTGCCCATGACTTCGGCTTTTGCTTCAGTTCCTCCACGAATGGGAGATACTTCTTCATTGACTTCTCTGATGTGTCTTTCTTTTCTGTGCTCTTGCTGTGGGAAGGCTTTGGGTCTTCCCATTGAATGTCAATCATTTCCTTGTTTCCTTGTTCTGTGTAACCCCCATTAACCATGGGGTGTATTGGCTTGCGTACATTGACGCTTCAAAGAATGTTCTGAAGCGTCTCACTGTATCGTTATAAGGAAAGTCTACACACCAATTGCGTGTGTCGCTATCCTGCTGAGTGATTTCTTCGTAGTAAATCGTAACCTTTCTCACTTCACCCCTCTTCCCTTAAACCTGTCGTGGGCTTCACGGATACCTTCCATGAATGAGAGATTGTAGGTTTCCCATAAATCGTCATCGCTCAAAATCCAACTACCTGTCTCTTGGAGTTCTTCGTCAGTTGCGATACCAGCAACCCACAGGAGTGCGTCCTTGGTATCGGGGAATAAATCATAAGCACCAATGCCAATCACTTCCCGTGCGTTCTCACGAAGCGCAGAGGGAGAGAACAGCATGGCATTGCCGTAGGTGACATCTGCTGGTACAGATGTGTTGACAGGGCGACCGAGCCGTTCGGCAAGTTCGCACATAACACCATCGTCAAAGTAGTCGTCGCCAGTAATGCGAGCCTCGTCGTGGTCGTCAAGGTCGTCCATATCTATGATGACGCATTCGCTAGCGTCAATGATTGTCTCAGTTCCTAAGTGAACAATAAACTTTGCCATAAGTAATCCTTTGTTAGTAGTTGCGTGTGTAATCATTATAGCAGGGTTATGTAGATTACACAACCCTGCTACTTAGATTTATCAGATTATTTGTTCTGCTCGCTCTTTCATTTTATCTAGAGCGTCTTCAAAGAAGTTGTAAAACTTCTCATAACCGTCATCGTCATCAAGAATATCGCCCGATGGTGATGGCTCTTCGCATTCGTCAAACAAGACCCAGCCATTAGTGACGACGATATGACCGACATATCCCATTCCAGTTTCGCTGTACGAAACACGGAAAACTAAATGAGGATACATCTCAGAGATTTTGACTAGGAAGCCGTTTGAGAATGGACTCCAAGCAGTCTGGTAGTAAAACTCCAACTGTCCACTTGGCGTAGCACTTCCTATGGGTGCGTTTGTAATTTCTGTATCGTAGTCGCCCCACTTAGTTCCCCAGTTGCTATTTGCCCAGTCGTACCAGTTGCTATAACCAGTCTCGGCTAGAGACTTCTGCCCAGCCTCATACTTCTCCACAGTGTCCTTGACTAGGTGGTCGTACCATTCCTGAGTCATCTTGCCATCGTCCAGCATGACCTTCCAATTTGGGTGAGGTTCAGGGGATGTTGGGGTTGGTGACTGCGTGCCATCTAGAGCACTAGGCATTGGGACTAGTGAGGCAATTTTGACAATTCGGTTGCCATCCTTATCGGTAGATTGGATATCGTTCCAAAAACGAGATAGTAGGGCATTGTCGCCCTGAACAATCATAGTATTTTCGCAATGGTTAGGCATTGTGTGTCCTTTCGGTAGTAGTTGATTGTATAAGTATACACGGTATTTTGTGTAATGTCAACACGCAGAGTTAATAAAATCCTGAGCGAGGACACTAAAATCTTTATTGTCGTGCTTGAAAAATCTTTCCCAATCGCTATCGCCACAAGCAAGCAATACAGCAAGCCCTGCTAGAGCAACGGGAAGCGAGTCATATGTTTCGGTGTAATCGTTGGCAACGAAGTCTGTCCACCAAAGCGAATACTTGCCATCGTTCTCGTGGAGTTCTATGCCGATATGGTACTTGTCCACGATGAATGAGTAGAGGGAAATACCGTTCTCATTGTCTGTGCTGAAATCTTTGAAAATCTTCATTTGTAGTTTCTCCTTAGTGAGTTAGTACGGCTTTTTGCGTCCATTGCTTCTTTGCCCCACAGACTGTGGAGTGTGTAATGTTGGATAAGTAACCCAACAGCCTTCCAGATATCCTCTGCTGTCCATTCACTGTCGTCGCCCATGTCAGGGTTATCAAAGTCAATGTCGTAGATAAATCCATCTAAAGCAACTTCAGGAGTGCTGAGAAGCGTGTAGTAGTGCTCGTCAATAATCTCAGCGAGTTCGTGAATTGCCCGACTTTCGTTGGCAAGTTCTTCCATCTCTGCGTGCTGTTCCCATGAAATCATTACTGTGTCCTTTCGTAGTAGGTATAGGTGTAAGTATACACGCTGAGAAGCAATAAAGCAACCCAGCGTGTAAACTTTTTAAAAAATCACCAAGATGATGAGTAGTTAAACTCCCAGTCTTCGGGGAGTGTCAGTAACTTCCCAATAGCGTCGGCGGTATATTGGACATTGCCCATATACCACTCGTCGTATTCCGTGCCCCCAAAGAAAAAGCCCTCTTGGACTGGCAGGAGTTCGCTAGCGAGAGAGTTGTCAGCGAGAACCTTTTTACAAATGTCCACGAGTTCCGTTAGTTGGTCTCGTGATACATAGGAAGTCTGACAGTTGTCTAAACCGTCTTGACAGTTCTTGACGAACCAGCCGTGAACGGCATTAGCCTTTCGCCAGTAGGCAACCTTCACTTCAATAGAAGCAGATGGACAATCGTCGCTAACGAAATCGCCAATCTTGGAAAGTTCCATAAGTGACTGATAGAGAGCATTACTCTCAGGTGTGCTCCACTTCGTTCCCGAAGCGTATTTGCGTGCGTATAAAAATTGGTCAAGTCCCATTGTTGTGTCCTTTGTTGGTAGTTGTGTGTGTAACCATTATACAGTATCTGTAGGGGTTTCGCAACCCCTACAGACAGATTTATCAGAGCGACCGAAAGTAATAGCCATCTGTTTCCCAAAAGTCGCCACCTTGGAATAGGTCATGGGCATACTTGGCGAAATCAAAGTATCGCCAAACTCGCTCGTGAATGCCATCCATAAAGCAACTCTCGTAAGCATGGAACTCTCCGAACTCTTTATGCGAGCCGAAGTACCCATAATAGGAGTCGGTATAGTCACTGATTTCGCCCTCTGCGTCCTCGGCAGAAATATGGTAGTTGAGGCAGAACTCAGTGAATGAATTAGCATCTAAGCCGTTGTCTTGGGCAATGCTTTCGTAAGTAATGGTGTCCATAGTAATCCCTTCGTAGTGGTGTTAGATAAGTATAGCAGGTCTGTGTAACAATTACAACCTTATTATTAGATTTCTTTCTCAGAGCCGACCACCGTAGTCTCGCTCGTTGTAGTAGCGATTTTCCCACTGTGCTTGCTTTTCAGCATCAGAGATTTCGGTTTCCAACTCTTCAAAGATTTTCTTCATTGCTCCAATGACGAGTGAGTGGATATCGGCAACGGTGCCGTGGTTTTTAATTCCGATACCGACATTCTGTGCTTCTCGCACTTCGTCGTACCAATTGAAAAGTGCTTGCCACTCTCCGATATTGCGAGCGTCGTATTCATCAGCAATAAGTTGCTTGATGACTTCCGTAAAGTTAGTGGTGGTTTCCATAGTTGTCCTTTTCCGTAGTAGTGGCTTACCAGATAAGTATAGCAGATATGTGTAACAATTACAACATCTAAATAGATATTTATTAGATTTTTTTTGCGCCGTAACTTATAGGACAAGTATAGCAGATGAGTGTAACAATTACAACCTATTTATAGATAAAGTTATCCACAGACTTATCCACAGGCAAAAAATAGGGGGTCATCCGCCACCGTACGAAAAAGAGACACACAGTCCCGTGCCCCAAATCGGGGAGCGGGGCTATCAACCTTATTGACAAATTCTGTCAATACTTGCAAGCATTAGCCCCGCAACCGAACTAATGTTCGTAGCATGATCAACCAGAATAAGTGGACAACCCACATCACAGCACTCCGCTCATATGCGGAACGAACAGGAACTACACGAGTGCCTCGGACTCATGTAGAAAATACAGAGACAGGTGAAGTACGACTCGGCGCTTGGGTGTCGTATGTTCGTCACCGCCAGCGCAAGGGACACTTGTCCGATACACAAATTCAGGAACTTTCGTCGCTCCCAAATTGGCACTACGAACCACTGCCCGCAGGACGGACAGGCGACACTGCTCGTGACACCATGATTCAAGCGAGGGCGGAAGATGGCGCACGAGTTCGTGAACTATCACAAGAGTTTGGTCTTACTCGCCAGCGGATTCATCAGATCATCTCATCTAAGTGAACAAGATGAACGAGTCGTATGCCGAGTGGCAGAGAGAGTTTAGGAAGTCACAAACGATTCCTAAGAATGAGAAAGCGAAACCAAAAGGCTTCGTGCTTTTTGTTGCCATGATCTTTTACTCACTGATCGTGACTGTTGTCTTTTTCTTTGTTGTCAGCATTGCCCTACGCATTGCAGGGTGGTCAGACTTCCTGTCTGCTCGTCAAGTGTTCGGACTTTGTTTTGGCATCTCATCACTAAGAGGACTAGACAGAGTTTTCTACGGTAGTAATCCTTTTTAGATATAGCAAAGAGCGGTAGGTGATAAACACCTACCGCTCTTTTATGAGGCAGAGAGGAAAGGACAAGTAACCCTCTGCTAAGAAAGTCAGTCGTCTAAGTTTCGTTCTTTCCAAAATGACGAGTTCTTGATTTCACCAACAGCGTTAGCCTTGAGTCGCTTACCTTGCTTGACTTGTTTCAATGCCTTGATAGCACCTACAACATCATTAACTTGGTGAATACTGTGCTTAATAACAAGGTTCGCACACTCGTCAGTCAGGTTGGCAAAGTTATTGTCGCCCTTGCCATCAGTAACATAACCATCGCAAACCCAAATGAATGGTTCGCCTTGCTTACGCTTGGCTTGTGCGAAACGAATAGCAGGACCATCAACACCGTTACCGCCGTTGCCAGCAGGAACTTTCTCAACAACCTTGCCTCGTTCTGCCATTACCCAAACATTCGGGATTTCCTCAGAACCAGTTCGGTGAGAGTAACCAATGATTACGCAACCGGGCGCTTCCTCAATGATCTCCCACAAGTTTTCTGTTTCCAAACGCATTGAACCTGATTGGTCAATAAGAACAACACCGCCTCGTCCCTTGGCACGACGATCAAAAATGCGTCGTTCAGGGTCTGTCAACATTCGTCCAATGCGACGAGGGTTGCGACCAATGTTAGTAGCAACTCTTTTTCGTCCAAGGTTTCCGTCAACAGCACGAGGCTTTGGAAGTTCTAATTCAATAAGTCTAGCGAACGCACCAGCGCCTGATTTTGCAATGTTCTTGACATCAGGGATTTCCTCGTTACCAAACTCATCAGGAGTTCCATCGTTACTCTCAGGCTTTAGCAAACTTTCAAGAAGCCGTGCAATGGGAACAGTCAACTTGTTGAAACCTTGCGGTAGACCATTCTCATCCGCCACCGTGGAAGCAACAGCAGGTGTTTTTTTCCATATCTTGGCGAGTGCTTTTTGCAATTCTCGTGCTTGCTTCTCAAACTCAGGATTCGTTGTCTTGAGTCCTCGTAAGAAGTTTGCACCAGCCTTAGTGCCAGCGACAGCAGGAAGGAAACGAACAACTCCGTTCCAATCTCCGTTCTCGCCAATGATTTTTCCTGTCTGCGATTCAGAACCGTCTGCTAGTGCGTCAATAGGGAAGCCCTGTTTTGCAACCAACATATTCACACGAAACTCCTCTGCCATCATAAGCAGATCGGTTTCAATTCCTAGTGCCAGCATTGCTTCAGGATTCGTTGGCGAAACCTTTGCGTGCATGAGTTCGTGAGCACGAACGACACGAGAAGTGTCGTCAGCACCGTACGGTACTCGCATTTTTGCCGCTCGCATTTCTGTCCATGCGTCGCCTCGCACGGGGTTGCCCTCTTGGACTTCCCACGCACGAGGCTCAATGTCACGCCTGTTGATAAATTCGGGCATTGCTTTCATGACTTGCATATCAAGAAACTCCGTTCACTAAGATTGCGTCTAATACGGACTGATAGTGCTTTCCGAAAGTAAGGCGTGCCGCCTTCTCCACAGAAACCGTTTTGCGTAGAGTGTCAAACGCCATGAATGCTCGGATAGAGAAACGCCTATCACGATCAGCGTCAGCCGAGGCGGCCGCCGCTCCTCGCAAGTCAGGCGAGAGCATTGTCAGAGCGTCAGGGTGGGGAGTGTTGATTCGCACAGCAACGGGAAAGCGGTCTTTGAGTGCTTGTGGCAACTCACGCATATCCTCAATGTTGGTGGTCATGAACACCGAGAAACCTTTTTTCGGCTTCAAGATTCGTCCTGTCTCGGGGTGTTCCCAAGAGGCAGATTCCTCACTGTCAAACATCGCAAGTAGTTGCGACATAACATCGCCTGACGCACGGTCAATTTCGTCAGCGACAACTCGTCCGCCGTTGATACCGTCGCCTTGCCACGCCTTGATAACAGTGCCATCTTGCCACTTCCAAGTACCATCGCCTGATGGCTTGAAGTGACCAGTAACATCGGCGCTTGTCATATCCTCGTTACAGATAAGACGGTGAGCACCTGCCGAAACATTGCCAAATGTAAGACCAGCGAAAGTCTTGCCCGTTCCTGGCGGTCCGAACAGAATTAGTTTGTTGATTCCTGAGTCAAGAATGTCATTGACATCTTGCCAGCATTCGGGGAGATTAGTAGTAGTCATAGTTTGTCCTTTGCTAGTAGCGGGTTTTCCCGTGTTTGATAAGTATACACCTTGTGTGTAGAAATTGCAACTTTATTTCAGAAATTATTTGACATTTTTTTAGAATGTAGTGGCAGGGAGATTTCCCCCTGCCACTCACTCATCAGGCGACCTGAGAGAGTCCTACGACTGCCTCAGTCTCGTTGGCGATTTCCGTAACTCGCACTTGGTCGTACTTAGTGACGGTAGTAATCGCCTCAGCGATATCGCTAGGGATAACGCCCAACTCAACGGCGGACTTGAATTTCTTACCGTCCACTTCAAGTTTGGTAACTTGCTTGAGAACGATAGGCGAGACAAGTTCAGTCAATGCCTTCAAGTTGTACTTGGGTCGCTCACCATTAACGATGAGAACCTTTTGTCCGTCCACGACATTGAAGTTGAGTCCCTTTTCAGCGTAGGCAAGTTTCAAGTCTGCCTCTGCTTGGGCTTTTGCCTTTTCAGCATTTTCCAATGCTTGCTTGGCATTCAAGTAGTTGAGAGTGATTTGTGTGAGATTCATAATTTGTCCCTTCAGTAGTGGTGTGTATTCATTATACAGGTTGTGCGTAACAATTGCAACCTTATTTCTAAATTATTTTCAGAATTCGTATTCGCCATCGGATACCCATGCGATTTCGCCATCTTGGAAACCTTGGCGGTAAAGTTTGCCAAGAACGATGGTCAAGCCGTTAGATGTAGTACCCAACTTGCCCGTGATGTACTTTTCTGCAAGAGCGTCAGTATCAAAAATTTTGTAATCAGTGGCAATATAATCGCCGTGCATTTCTCCATAAAGTACTGCTTGAAAGTTATTCATATTGTGTCCTCTCGGTAGTAATTGCTTGCGGAGATAAGTATATCAGGTGGGTGTATGGATTACAACCTTATTACTTAGATTTATCAGATATTTTTCAGAACCATAGATAATGTTCCGAGTAGGTATAGACCAATGAATAAGAGTCCCATAGTAATCCTTCTGTAGTAGGTGAAATATAAGTATACAGGTTGAGTGTAAGAATTACAACCTTATTTATGTTACAGAATGACTACAATAATTGTAACAGAAATGTTATATTAAAATGTTGTATTTGTTACACAGAAGTGCTATACTTATATTCGTAAGTTACTACTACCGAAAAGGACAAAACTATGGAAGCGAAATGTTGCGCCGATAAGCCGATGTTGGAAGTTTATGGTTACGAGGGTTGTGCGGATTGTTACGATAAATGGTGCGAGGGTGAACTTATTGCCTATGAAGATTTACGCCGTGCAGAGTTCGCAAACTCTTGGGTGATTGGTGGCGGTTACGCCTCAGACGCTGATCTCGCTTACGAACAGTTTGCGTGATGGCGAGTCCCACTGCTGAAAGGCGGTGGGACAACCACTTAGTCCCGCTTGGGCAGTCTCATCCGCCACCGTCATTCATTGGGAGCGCGCGTGCGGGGCTATCTCGGTATCCCCCACCCCTGAAGCCCCGTACCCCCCAAAAATTTCTGGGGGTTTTCCACAGGCTGGGGATAACCTGTGGATAACTTTGATCCGTCAGCAAGCCCCCTCGCAATACTCGCAAGTGGTCTCGTCAACTTCGTGACAGCCGTTCCAGCCTTCGTCAACTTTGTTGTTGTCGGCGCAATACTGTATGCGACACCAGTCAGAACAGAAAACAATTCTGTCAACGATATCGCCACTCTTATCTTCAATCAAAAGTAGGTGAGCCATTATTTTGTCCCTTCGGTAGTAGTGCCTTACCTTATCTATTATAGCAGGCGGGTGTAGAAATTACAACATCGAGATTAGATTTATTTAGAACTTTAGGGGCGGACTTTCGCCCGCCCCCGACGCTGATAATCAGCACTCGCAATCTTCGTGGAGTTCTTCGCACCAACCGCAGAAACGGCGAGTGTCTAGGTCGTCGTCCTCGTCGTCCTGAATGTCAAAGGACACCCAAGTCATAACGGTACGAAGCAGGTGATCGTAATCACCAGCAGTAGCCTGCTGAACGAACTCAGCGATTACTTCCCGAGACACGCCGTGAGTACGGAGTGCTTGGCTAACTCTAGCGATAATGCTAAACGCATTACCGTCCTGCTCAACGAGCAGAATGGAAACTTCAGGATACTTAACCATAATTTGTCCCTTCGTTAGTAGTTTTTCCTTACCTGATAAGTATAACACATGGGTGTAACAACTACACCATTGTAGAGCGTGTCGTTTGTCACATAAGATTTATTCGTAAAAGTGTGTAAATGCTACACGCACCTGCTATAATATATATATCACCTACTACGAAAGGACAAAATATGATTTGGAAGGCAAAAGTCTCCGATGTTATTGACCATCTCGTTTATTCGGGAGCAGACACTTACGAGTGGTATCACGAACTCACCGTGACGAAGGACGGACAAATTGTCTGCACGATGGAAACGGGCGAGTACGACGATGAGTCTGAGCCGTTGACCAAGAGCGTTGCGTTCTCCCCGACTCACGCCCTGACAGTCGCTAATGCGATTATCAAGGGACAGGAAGCGGGTTGGCGTACCGTTCAGTCAGCAGTCGCTAGTGACGACTTTGACTCCGATGCCGCAGACATCGTTCTCCAGCACATTGTGCTGAGCGACTTGGTGTTCGGCTGAGAGCGCAGGGCGGGGGAGGGAAACCTCCCCCAAGACCCTGTGGATAACCTTTATCCACAGCCTGTGGATAAACCTGTGGATAACTTTCCCGATAGCCCCGTATATAAAGTGCGGGTGCGGGACTGTCACGATAAATAGTCGTGGAAATTCTTGAATTGAAAAAGCGGTGCGGGGCTAACAAACTAAATAGCAGGGGTCAAGCCCCTGCCACACTAGTCACTCGGTCCACGAGAACCCGCAGATCCAGCAGAATGTCTGTCATTTTGCCCGCTTCGGCAATGTTCACTCCCCGCAAATCACGGAGAGTGTCGTCAATGAGATTATAAATCTCCTCGGTTGGCGTGAGTAAATTTAACTCGCTCATACGCTTGCCCCTTCCTTGATCTTGGCTAGTTGTTCGGCACGAATTGCGTTTACTTCCTCGGCTGAGAATACCTTACCGAACACGCTCAACATGGTACGAATGTCGTCGTCCACGCCCGTAGTGTTGCCTTCCTCGTCGTACCCTGCGATAACAGCAGGTCCGACAAGTCGGTAGCCTTCGCCAGCCAAAGTGGAAGCGAACTCGTTTAAGGCGAAGTCAGAACGGAATAAACCTTCCTCGTTCAACCATAAGTCAAGACCGTCCACCAATTGAACGCTCTCAATGAGTCCCTGAACGAGACTCTGGAGAAACTCCAAAGACTTTTGACCTTCGGGCTTCTGAACAATGTACGGCGAACCGTCTAAATCGTTGATGTAAATGACTTGCATAATTAGTCCCTTTCGTAGTAGTGTTTATATATTATAGCCTTGTGGGGCAGGAAAGTCAAATCCTGCCCCACAATTATTTCATTTAATCCAAGCAGTATTATCTGCGAGGAGTTCGTGCGCTGACTCAATAGCGTCGCTCAGCGTGTGCTGAACCGAGTCAAACCAATCTTGACCCTCGGCGTATAAATCAAACCAAGAGTTATTTATCCATTCAATGCGCCCAATTTCGGCAGACTCATAAATGTCGTTGTCGTTGTTGATCTCCCATTGTTCCCATTGGTCGCAGTAGCGAATAACCGAGTGCCCTTGTGCCCAATCAAGAGGAGAGTAAGCAATATGCACTCGCATTTCGCCATCGGCATAAATACGGATAGTGCGCTCGCCATTGCTGACGCTCGCCACTAGGTCATGCGTGAAGTATGTATACCAAGCCGAGTCCTCACGCCCCATAGGACGCATATCAGGCTGATGCCAAGTGATGGTGATGGTAGTAGTCATAATTAGCCCTTTCGTAGTAGTTGCTTATAAAGATAATTATACACAAAGGGTGCGTTAGAGTTTCCCCCAACGCACCCCTTGAGTATCAGACTGCGACCTTGCGTGCCTTGCGTCGCGCGCGGACCTTGCGGATCTCTGCGCGAAGTGATGCGGTGAGTCCAGCCTTGATCCAAATGGCGGTTATCAAAGAAGCGTTGATCATAACCAGTAAGCCTCTGATTACTTCCAAGGTGTAATCCGAGAGAGTGAAGTTGATAGTGTATTGAGCAATCATTTTGTGCCTTTCGTAGTAGGTATGAGATAAGTATAGCGACCTTGTGTAATATTTACAACCTTCTAGTAAGTGTCATTTGTCACACTACTCAATGTTGTAATTTCTACACAGACTCGCTATAATATACTTGTACACAACTACTAAAGGAGAAATTATGCTCAGCACCAAAATTGGAAATAGTGACTGGTACTTCGTTCTCAACAACGGAGCGACTCGCAAGTTCTCAGTTCAGTTTCTCGGCAGACGACGAGGAGACGACAAGCGAGACATCGTGACATTCCGTGAAGGTGCGCCACACTACGAGGCGTACACGACCGAGACGGGCAAAGCAATTCCAAAGTTCGTCGCAAAAGCAATTTGGGAAGCAATGGAAAAGTCCCCCGCCTGACAAGCGGGGGAAACCCTTTAGCCCCGTTGGATATATGCGTGCGTGGAAAGTTTTGACGCTTCTCTTCCGCCACCGTCAATAGTAGGGAACACAGGGGCGGGGCTGGCACCCCTAAATAGGGGTGTTCAGGGGCGTACCTCACGATACGCCCCCTTCGGGTGGCCAAACTCCCCACTCGCCTCACTCCTCGTTGAACAAGTCGTTTAGCATTTGCGTTTCTAAGTTCCGCATAGTAGAACTTTCAACGACATCACTAACTATCTTGCCTAGGTCAAAGCCCGCTTCAGCGAGTTCTGCTAGAAGTTCCTCAGACGGTTCTTCCTCAACTTCGGCGTAGTGCTTTTGCTTCTCATCGTCGCTCATCGCTTGGATACTGCGGTCATAGCCAACCCAATTCCCAATGGTTGAGTACTCATTTAGTTGGTCGTGAGTAAGATTGAACTCACGCATAACACGCTCGGTCATGACCGATGAAGGTATACCCTCACCTAACTCCACGCTTCGCTTAGCGTTCTCTATGAGAAGGCTCGTACGGTAGTTACAGAGCCGTACGAAGTGGTCAGGGTAGTAGAACGACACTCCATCAGGGAATTCGCTATCAGGGAAAAAATCGGACTTGGTAATCATTAGTAATCCTTTCGGGTCAGAGTGTTGGTAAGTAATCAAATTCTACGGTTGTCTCCCAAGAGATATCTTTCATTTCCCACCCGTAGTGGTAGCGAAGGTTCTTGGTTGCCATGTCAATGGCGACTTCCTCTAGTTGGTCATTATCCAAGTTGGTGAATGACGGCTCCTCTAAATCTATCTCAACAAAGTGAGTCAGAGAAAAGAAATCTCCAACAAAGGTGACATTACAACTTGCGTGCTTCATAGTAATCCTTTCGGTTGTAGTTGGTATGGGGTGAAGTTGGGGGTCAGACCCCCAACTCCTCGGCTAGTTGCTTCTGAGTCTTACCTAGGTGCTTCTTAGCGCACACTGGGCCGACTCCGACACGATGACCGTAGCCATCTTTGTCGTCTAGTTCGGCGTTACAGAACAAACAAACGCCCGTACGCACGCCGTACTCCATAGCGACGAGTGCGGTGACCTTTTCGGTTGGCGAGAGCAGGGAGATCGCTCCACGCTCGTAAATCCAACCGCTTTCGCCACGACGCATTGCGTAGAGATTGCCACCTTCGGATTGCTTCACCTTGTAGATCAAGTGACCGACGAGGTAGAAACCGACTTCGGTAACCTTTTCGGCAGGCTTGGCTTCCTTGGCAGGCTTAGCCATAACCTTGGCGAACATTGAACGGATAGCCTTTTCTTGCGCTTCGCTCAATGCGCCCTTGTTCTCAAAAGTCTTAGCGATTGAGATTGCGAACGCACTCCACTCTTGGGCTTTTGCCCATTCAATGACGGAAGTAATCGGGGTCAATGTGGTAGTCATAATTTCTCCTTAGTAGTAGTGGTGATAAATACAAGTATACACGATGGGTGTATGGATTACAACCATTTGCCTCAGATTTCCTCAGGCAAACGGTTGTAGCGTTCCTCGTTAGTCTCGTTCTCGTACTCGTCGGACTCACGCTCGTACTTCATGTCAAGGCGCAATTGCTCACGCTCGTACTGCTCCATGTCGTCAATTTCGTTGTAGTCATTCCATAGGTTGTCGTCGTCGTGCCACATAAGCAATTCCCCTTTGTAGTAGTTGGTATTTAATAAGTATACAGGCTTCGTGTAAGAATTACAACCTTATTCACAAGATTGTTGGTGTGACATTGGTCACAGGCCAGTCGTCTGGGGGCTTGGGGGTCGTCGGCCGGGTTTGGGGAGTTTGGCCACCCTGTTTCGGAGGCATTTAGTCCCGCTTGGTTATGGCAAGTTTCCCGTGTTTGTCGCAAGCCCCGCAGGTGAAAACGGCGAAGCGGAGATGCGGGGCTAATGGTGGTTTTTGGCGGGGATTATGCCCCCACCTTTCGGCAGGGGCACTTTCACCCATTCTCATCTCGCCACTTGGATCATTTCAATTGGTGAGAATTTGATCTTGTCGTTGTCACGCTTAGACTCGTAATACTTCATTGCCTGAGTACGAGTGTCAAACCAAAGTTCGGTGACAGTGTTCGTAACGAAATCCCATTCGTGAATTCGTGCCATCATTGGGTAGGTGTAGGTAGTCATAATTTGCCCTCTCAGTAGTAGTTGCTTACTTAGTAATTATACATTAGGGGTGTGGCAGGGTTTCCCCCGCCACACCATGCCCCTGTCACCACACAGGAGTAAATCGTCGCTCGTCGGCGTTGTAAGCGTGTTCGTAGTGAGTGCCTTTATTCTCAAGATTACGAACTTCAATTTCTTGAACGAGACGCTTGGCAATTGCGCTGAAGTTCAAGCCATCAGTGCCTGCCACCATTCGCTTGCGTCGGTGGGCGATAAGCGAAGCGGTAACCAATTCCGAACGCTTGAGTGCGTTCTCGTCGGCGTACACTTTCGTTACTGCTTCGGCTACTTGTTGGTAATCCCAACAGGCGTTATACATTCCGCCGAGCAGTGAAATCAAATCAAATCGTGACGGAAGTGAATAGTAATCGCCTTGTAATTTAGAAGGCTTATTCTTATGCCATTTGGTAAGCATATTTTTTCCTTTCGTAGTAGTGGTTATAAATATAAGTATACACCTTGCGTGTAAGAATTACAACTTCTAGCGTCAAATAATTGTGTGACAAATGACACTAGGCAGAACTGTGTAAATGCTACACCCACCTGCTATACTTGTATATGTAAGGAAAACCTACCGAAAGGACTACTATGAATAACGCAGAATTGTTCGTATGGAATGAAATTGAAGAGGGCTTCATTCGTGAGTATGGAATTGAAGACGGCATACGAGTGTGCGATTACGCACAGCGTGTATATTACAGGCGTGGCAACATGACCCTAGCCGTCAAGGCGGCAACGGAATGGGCTAGCAGAATGAGAATGGGAGTCTGATATGGCAAGTGTTTCAGTAAGCGGTGTCGCCCTACTAGGTAAGACAACGGCAGTAGGTTCTCATATAGATTTACGAGAACGCCTAGCCTACCTAGAGGGCGTTCTCAGCGGACTAGAGAACACTGGAGTAGTTCTGCCTACGGGAGACTACGAGACGCTCTATAAGACGCTCAAAGATACCAAAGAATTTCTTTACGAATAACTTGACATTCCTACACCTAGGGTGTATAATATACCTATAACGAAAACTAACCGAAAGGACTACTAATGGCTACCGTTCCCAACTACGAAATTGAACGACTAAATGAGTTTGTCGCAGAAATGGACATCGCAATTAAGGAACACGGTTACGCATATGCGTACGGTGCGACAATGTTCAACTTGAAGTATTTGCTCAACCAAATTACCCGTGAGCCAGCACCTTGGGAGAACCTATGAAATACAAATGGAATGAACTAGAAAAGTTCGCCTTCGCCACGCAGAAGTTGCGGGCGAACCGAATTCCTGACAAGAAAAAAGAGTCAAACCGAAAGGCGTGTAGGAAGCGAGACTACTGAGTCTCGCCAACTACTCCGCTAGCCCCGCCCTCATCTTGAGCGTGCGGGGCTTTTGCTTTCCATAAACCAATTGGACATTCTGCATTGGACAGGGTTGTCTTCAATGGCATGAAGCACCCGCAAATTCCGCAAGTGCTTAGACGCTTACTGAAGTGGTCACAGCCCCGACAGATGTCTAAGCGTTCTTTTCGTTCCAAGCGGGTCAAGCGGGGGATTGACGGGCGTAGTAGATCCGTGAATTGCGCAGGGGACTGTTCTTCGTTCATACGCTAATTGTATCCACGGAAGTATACCTAAGGGGTATGACATAGTTACCCATGCCATACCCCCCGATTATCACAATTGGATAAACCTACCCAATTTGAATATCTCTTGAAGCAATGCGCCCCATGAGCAGTAGTAGTGCATGACTACCAATTTCTTGCTCGCTGGGTAATACTTGCCCGTACCCCAAGTGTCTGTCTTAGTGGGGTTCTCGCCCTTATTAACGGCGTACGGTTGATTCAGCGCCACTCCGCAACAGGAGCAGGGCAGTGAACCGAATTCGCCATCAAGGGCTAAGTGAATCATCTGCATATTTCGCTTACGCTTCATGCCTTGGCGGAGTGCTTCAAGCGTGTCCGCTTGAGCGTATGCCTTAGCACCGTGTTCCCACGGTTTACGGTAAGCGGGTTTAGTAATGGTAGTCATTAGTAGTCCTCTCAGTAGTTGTAAATATAAGTATACAGGAGAAGTGTAACAATTACAACATTGCATAGTATGACAATTGTCACTATCGGTATTGCGCCTAATTACTTATGAGTATATTATACACGATAGGTGAATGAATGTCAAGTATTTACACAAAATAATTTATTATATTTAGTTTTATAAATAATATCTATAATATATAAATGTCTTCCGCCACCGTCAATAATAGAAGCGCTTAGCCCCGTTCATTTTTTGGCAAATTTATATCATTTCTGCCAATTTCATATCAGTTCGGGTGCGGGGCTGTCAGCCTTCTGAAATACTTTGTAATACAAGGTGATACAGAGAATTACTGCGTGCGGGGCTAATAGGTTTCTTGCCCGCCAATCAAGTTGCTCCTCACTCCATCAGATCCTTCAAGTCATCCCAAAACAGCGCGACAATAATTCCCGCCACAAAACCAAGCGCGCCAAGTCCAATCAAAAAATCGTTTAGCAATTCCATAATTTCTCCTTTGTAGTAGTTGGTTACATAGACAATTATACAGGAGGGGTGTGGCAGAGTTTCCCCTGCCACCCCCAAGCGATCAGTAGACCGCTCGCTCTCGGCGTTCCCACTCAATCGCATTGGCGACTGCCTTGGCAATCCCCTTGGCGGTTTGGCTATGAGTACGACTGGCTCGTTCACCAATTCGCAACCCTCGCTCTAACCCGTACTGGCGGATTAGGTTTTCGTGGATCTCATCCCATAAGAATTTGTTATTCATTATTTTCTCCTTAGTAGTGGTGACTTCCTGACAAATATAAGTATACACCCTAGGTGTAACGAATACTCACTTTAGTAAGTGGTATCCGTCACACCCTGACGCTCGGCTATCAGCCAATGTTCTTCAACTCGTGCCAGTTGATCCCAGCCACATTGATCCCACGGAGGCGTAACTCTGCCTCTGCGATCTTGGCTTGAACCGTATTGTAGTGACAAGGATTTACCATCCAGTGTTGAATTTTCTTGACTAGTTGCTGGTTTGTTTTGTTCTTCATAATTTGCCCTCTCTAGTAGTTTTGCCTTACCTAGTAATTATACACAAGGGGTGTGGCAGAGTTCCCTCCGCCACACCCTGACGCTTGGGATCAGATCTCAGCCTCCCACATACGGCAGATCTCCTTGGTGATATGGAGACCCTGAACAAGTGCCAAGCCAATGGCTCGCTTTAGTTCGTTGGGCGTTGCCAAGGGGAGGTAGTTGTCAATGTCCTCCCAAGCCTTGAGACCAGCAAGGATTTCCTCGTAGGTCTTGCTGGCATAAGCCTTGTCATTACTAGTTGGGAACTTGGTTTCGGTATTCATAATTTGTCCTCTCGGTAGTAGTTGCTTCCTTACTTAGTAATTATACACAAGGGGTGTGGCAGAGTTTCCTCTGCCACACCTCACTCACACCCCTTCGTATTCACGGGCATGAATTGTGTAGCGACCACGGAGGTCTTGGGCGAACTCAACGAGCCAGTGCCCACAGTCATCAAAGGGATACTCACGAGTGACCTCAAAAGCGCCACAAGCCTTCCCATTGGTTACGACAGCAGTGACGGTCACTGTGTCGGTTTCTAGATCAACGGAGTATGTCAAGTTATTCATATGTCTCCTTTAGTAGTGGTTTTTCCTTACCTAGTAAGTATACACCTAGGGTGTAGCACTTACACCCTTATTTGTGTTACAGAATGGTTACAGATTTATGACGGAAATGTAATGGAGAGCCAAAATGCCGATATGGGCAATGTGTCACCATTACACCCTAGAACGCTCTCTAAGCGCCTGACCCCCCTCTCCGCCCCTAGCACCTATTCTTGAGCCTGAAACGGCTCAGAGACGATTTCCACAGATTTATACACAGCCTCTGAGCAGGGGAAATGTGGCAAAACCCCAGCGTGAGGGCACTTTTTACATAACCCCTGCTAGTTGGCTTACACACGGTGGTTATCCACAGAAGTGACCACTTACCACCAGATTTCACCAGTAGTTATCCACAGGGGTGTGTATAAAGTTGGGGATAAGGTTATCCACAGGATATCCACAGGGTGTGGATAAAGTAGTTGTACAGTACAAGTAAGTTATCCACAGGGTTGTGGATAAAGTTATCCACAGGGTGTGGATAAAGGTGTGGATAAAGTTTTCCACAGGGTGTGGATAAACCTGTGGAAAAGATAGTTGTAGTCTACAAGTAAGTTTTCCACAGGTTGTGGATAAAGTTGTGGATAAAGTAGTTGTAGTATACAAGTAAGTTATCAACAGGGCTGTGGATAAAGTTGTGGATAACTTTTCGCTCTGTAAAAAATTCTCTTCCGCCACCGTCAAAGTTTTAGAAACGAGGGGGCGGGGCTAGTCCCCTACTAATAAGAAGTGAAAAATCTGAACTTATAAAAAAAGCATTAGCCCCGTTTGTTTTTTCAAGAAGCATTAGCCCCGTTTGACTTTTGAGTTTTCCACAGGTTTTTCCACAGGCTGTGGATAAAGGGGGTAGGGTTTAACCCCCACCCCCACTTGGTCACTCAGTAGAAATCGGCAGGGGCACAGAAGTGGTCGGCAACACTGCCCTGAATGACATACTCATGAAGTAGTTCGGCGTACTCATCAGACTCTAGGTACTCCGCACGAGTCATGCCCGTCTCAACATGAACCCAATTCTCATCAAACATTTCCTCAAACATTGTGGTATCGGGGTAGCGACTCGTGATGTACTCAAGGTCTGACTCGTAGTAGTTCATATTATATCGTGCCATTATTTTACTCCCTCTAGTAGTTCCTTACAAATACAAGTATAGCACGCTTGTGTAACTATTACAACATTTATCAACAAATATCTTTGTGACAAAAGACACGCCATACAATGGTGTAAACTCTACACCCCCGTGCTATACTTATGGAGTACGGAAAACCTACTACTACAAAAGGGAGACAGTATGAAGTTCATGACCGAAACGCTAGTGACAGACACGCTCTGCTACGAAGTAATTGCCGAGACAGCCAAGACGCTGACAATCAGGTCAATGGCACGAGGCGAGCAGGTGTACACCGATGGCGCACCATTGCCAGTAATCGGACTCCGAGCAATCTCTGACCCGCACGGGGACACCAAAGTGGTGAGACTCCGCAAGGACGGAACTTACCGCAAGGCTCAGGGGTACAACCCCCTACGGTTCACCGAGACCCCAATCTTCTACACGGACTACAAGTTCTGAAAGATGGGCGGGGGGCGAAAGCCCCCACTTGCCCACAGGGTTTTCCACAGGGGTGTGGATAACTTTGCGCGAAAAATCCGTGCGGGGCTAAGGGCTTGCCGACGCTCCCGCTAGCCCCGTTGCCTCAAAATCTGGCGGACTCGCGATATGGACAGAACCCCGCAGGGCTTAGCGCCCCCTCAATCGGGGACGCTTGCCCATGCTTCAACTTCGGTACTGAACTCGCCAAACTCGGAGACAGTACGAACTTCGGTCAGGCTTATGGCTTGACGAACAGTAAAGCGACGCTCACCGTCCCAAGCGAAGCCGTTAGGGTCTTGCTCGGAAGTGACGAAGTAGCCCGTCTCGCCTACCATGTAGATATCCCCGTGAACTTGTGACGAGAACCATCGCATAGTGCTGTCCGAGAAAAAGTGGTAGCCAGCGTCTTTACTAGCCTCCACGAACTCGCTTAGTGTCATGGTTGAAATACTCATAGTTATCTCCTTAGTAGTTGATGGATAAATTATACCGAGGGGGTGTGGCTTAGTTCCCCAAGCCACACCGAAGCCCCTCAGAACCGAGGTAGTTGGCTCAGGACATAATCCTCGGCACGGGTGATGTACTTAGCCGTAACAGCGCCTCGTGCTTTTCTATAAGCGAGGTCATAGATACGGTCAGCAACTTCAAAGCCATGCTTACGGATAAGAGCCTCGTAAAGTTCATTTTCTGAGAATGTCATTATTTTCTCCTTAGTAGTGGTGACAGATATAAGTATACACCCGCCGAGTGTAGAAACTACAACCATACGGTGTGTCTTTTGTCACACTACCTAACCGAACAGGTGTTCGCACGGAGACACCGAACAAGTGTTCCCCGAACAAGTGTTCCCCGAACGGGTGTTCGTACCGAACGAATGTTCTCCGAACAAGTGTTCGCATTATAAAAATACGCACCGACGCATAAAAATACACCGAACAGATGTTCTACGAACAGGTGTTCGCTTGACGAATGTAGACACATTGCCGCCAAATGTAGCCACATTTTTGGGCGTGGAACAGAGGCGGGGCTATGCCGATAGACTGAGCATATGAATGGGCAACTAATACTAGGAACGGACACGCTTGTTGCCGTGTTCCCGTACGATAAGGCGCAAGTTGCGCGGATTAGAACGATACGCGGGGCTGTATGGGACAACGCATCTAAAACATGGCGGATACCCCTTACTCAATTCTCCAAGGCAACCGAACTTGCGCTGGAACTTGGCTGGTGGATTAGCCCCGAAGTAGCAATGCTGAACATACCCAGTGAACCCGTGGACATGATGACGGTGAACAGCAAAACTGTGAGGCTTTCATTCTCGTTTGACCCAGTAAAAGTGCGTGCGGTGAAGCGGATACCAGGCATAACTTGGGACAAAAAGACGGCATCGTGGGAAGCCCCGCTCTCATCGCTATCGGAATGTGCTGACTGGGCGAAGCAGTTTGACATGGAAGTAAGCGAAGATACGCAGACGCAAATATCAGAAATAACCGAAACCAGGTCAAAACTGATTGAGCAATCACGGCAAACAGATGCTGACCTTGAAGTGGCGGGACTACCACTGCTTCCGTACCAAAGAGCGGGCGTGAAGTACGCTGCTGAGGCACGCAGATGCTTCATTGCTGACGACATGGGACTTGGCAAAACACTTCAAGCAATCGCAACGCTGGAGTATGTTATGGATAGTTACCCCGCAGTTGTTGTCTGCCCACCCACGCTGGTACTGAACTGGAAGAACGAGTACAACAAGTGGCTACCAGGTAGAAATGTCGTCACGGTGAAGAACCGAAGCGAATTCCCAGACGGGGCTTATGATGTTGTCGTCGTTGGTTACTCAAACATCAACGCATGGGCGAACAAACTCCAAAAACACCGAAGTTATGTGTTTGACGAGTCGCATTACTGCAAAAGTGCTGATGCGCAGCGCACCAAGGCTGCCATCAAGATGGCGAAGTCGGCACCGAAAGAAGGAATTGTTCTTTGTTTGACTGGTACGCCCGTGACCAACCGCCCCGCTGAATACGCCCCGCAGTTGGACATGCTTGGAAAACTCGCAGACTTTGGGGGCAAATGGGGGTTCTACCGACGGTATTGCGCAGCGTTCCGAGACAGATTTGGTCAATGGAACATTTCAGGCAACTCAAACTTGGAAGAACTCAACGACAGGCTTCGCGGAAACTGTTATATCCGAAGAACCAAGGACCAGGTACTGGAAGAACTCCCACCCGTGCGCCACAACACGATCCTGATTGAAGGCACTGATGCGGGGCTGAAGGAGTATCGCAAAGCAGAAAACGACATCGTGAAGTATCTGATGGAGCGCGCTCGTCAAATTGCTGAAGAACTTGGTGAATCACCGAACTCCGCTGCGGTGCGAGCGAAGATGAAGGCAGAACGGAACGAACATTTGATCCGCATCGGCGTTCTTCGGAAGTTAGCCGCCAAAGCGAAGATGCCCGCTGTTATTGAGTGGGTTGACGGGCGCATTGAAGCGGGGCAAAAGGTAGTTATCGCCGCTCACCACCGTGAAATCGTTGATGAACTCGCACAGAAGTATGGAAACATAAAGATTCAGGGAGGCATGGATGTCAATGATGTGGAAGCAAACAAGAAGATGTTTCAAGAGAAAAGTGTCACGGAAAGCCCCGTTATCGTTCTTTCCATCCAAGCAGCGAAAACAGGTCACACGCTGACCGCTTCTCAAGATGTCCTCTTCGTGGAACTCCCATGGACACCGAGCGATGTTGATCAAACTTACTCAAGATGCCACCGACTGGGACAAAAGGGCAGTGTAACAGCAACTTATCTACTTTGTCAAGGAACTGTTGATGAGCAAATCTACGATGTCATTGAACAGAAGCGTGGAGTTGTCAACGCTGCCACCGAGGGAATTGAAGTCAGCGGGGCAGGTGGAGAATTGTTTGACTACTACCTCCAACTGTCAATGAAATACTGAAATCGCCCCATCCGCCGTATCCATTTGATAAACTAGAGGGGCACAGAAAAGACTGCTACTTGCTATCGGCGTATGCGCCTGACCTTATCCACCGAACAACGGAGTAACAATGAAAAAATCAACTGTAGCGAAGCATTATCTAATACCAATTTCTATCATCGCAAGTGCCATCATGTTCATCTCAAGTACATTTGGAAGTAATTCAAGTAACGCAACATCGGTCTCTATAACCCCAACAGAAACCTCAACAACTACTAGCGTTTTGGTAACAGCGCCACCCACCTTAGCCCCGTCAACTACGACGACAACGCTTCTTCCTCCGAACTGGACTCCACCGACATTGCCGTCTGATGTCCCATGCCAAGAGTGGACACGGACAGCACTTGATGCTGGCTGGCCATGGGAACTCTTGCCTGAACTACTCCGTGAAGTGTGGTCTGAGTCTCGTTGTCAGAATGTCATTGAGGGTCACCCACAATGGAATGGACATGACCGTGGACCTCTTCAAATCAACCAAGTTTGGCTTGACGACATTGAGGCAAAGTATGGGCACTGGGAAGTGGTCAATGATCCACGCTATAACTTTGCGTGGGCATGGGAGATGTATCGCTGGTACGAGGACCATGGCTACTGCGGTTTCAAGCCGTGGTCACGCCCGTGTAAGTGAGGAGAAAATGAACATATTTAACAAATGGATCATCGGAGTCACCCTCTCCTTCGCAGTCATCGGCGTTTCCTTATGCGGGACTGCGGACAACAAAGCGAGTGCTGAAAAAATAGTTCCAGCAACAGCACCGATTGACCTTTCGGGAGTGAATTGGACTGAACTCGCTCGTTTGATGTACGGAAGATGCGGGGAATACCATGACCTCGCCATTGCAGTTGGCTGGAGTGAAGCGCAATGGAAGAAGTTGAGTTTCGTCATGTACCGCGAGTCCCGCTGTAACACGATGGCGTTCAACAAAACTGATCCAAACGGCGGAAGTCGTGGACTTATCCAAATCAACGGTTTCTGGTGTAAACCAAGCAAGTACAACAAATCTGGTTGGTTACAGGCGCAGGGGGTACTCAACACTTGCGAGGATCTGTTCATTCCCGAAGTAAACCTTCGTGCGGGGCTAGCGATGTGGAACTACAGCCAACAGCGAAACAAGTGCGGCTGGCAGCCATGGGCGACTCGTTGCTAAAGTTTCACGGAAGAGTTGCTTTTTCGTAGCGAAGTGTGTATAATGATTACAACTACTAACGAAGGGGTGCATTTATGAGTAACTTAAAATACTTTTTAGTGGCGAGCGAGGACTACCCCACGCCCGCACTCATTCTAGAGGACAACAACAACTGGGGCGAGGTCTATTGCAGTCGCCACGCCGTTGAGGACACACTGAACCAATTAATTGACGGTTGCTGGTTTGTGGAAGTACCACAAGAACTGAGCGACTGTATCACTCACGGTTCGTGTCCTTCTTGTCACGACGAGTATGCAGATGACCTTCGGGAATCCTGCGAGCGTGACCAAGTTGCCCGCTACGAAGCATGGTTGGAGGCAAGATGACCACCGATTACATAGTTTCGCCTGACTACATGGGGCGACCCGACTGGTGCGGGTGTGGAGAGTTCCACGAGTCCGTTATCTGCGCTAACTGCGAGGATATGGAGTGCCCATCACAGCGGGCGCGCGATATTCACTATCATGACCGCATTGGTCAGTATCTCTGCTCGGAATGTTTATGCGGATATGCCGAGGGGCTATCAGCACGAGGACGAGAGTGAGAAAGGCGGGCGGTGGGTACGCTCACCGCCCGACCACCCATCGGGGCTATCGGCGTTTCTGATAAATCTAATGGAACACGAAAGTGCTGGTCAGAGGCTTTTTTGCGATATGACTTGCTTTAGATAAATCCATACGCTAGTATTTCATATAAATCCAAACAGATACTAAGGAGAAATCATGGCACATGAACTAGAAATGAAAGCAGACGGAACAGCGAAGTTCGCTTACTCGCTCAAGGGCGGTATCCCGTGGCATCGCCTCGGAGTCCCGCTTGAAGGTTTACAGACAGTGGACGCAATGCTCAAAGCATCGGAAGCCGACTACGAAGTAAAACTCACCAAAGTGGCGGCAGTTGATGATGATGGCAACTTCATTCTTGATGGCAACGGAAAGCCAATCATTATTGAAGATACCCGTGCCACTATCCGAGACAACGGAGATGGAACGCTTGACGCACTTTCTTCAGTTGGAACTCGCTATGTGGTCAAACAGAACAGGGAAGTAGCAGAACGCGCGCTTGCCGTAGTCGGGGCTTCAGAGGGAGAGGCAGTCGTTGATACCGCTGGCGTTCTTCAGAACGGAAAGCGTTTCTTCATGACCCTTGACTTGGGAGCACTCATCATTGATCCGATGGGCGTGAATGACCGCATTGCTCGCTACCTCGTTGTATCCACGGGACATGACGGAGTGTGGCCAGTTCGCTACGCAAATACCGACATTCGTGCTGTTTGCAACAACACTGTTCGCCTTGGACTCAAGGAAGCAGAACGAGTGTTCGTAGCACGACACACAAAGAACATGGACTCAGCGTTTGACGATGCGAAAGAAGTCTTGCGCATCAGCGTTGACTGGGCGAAGAACTTCAAGGTCATGGCAGAGGAGATGCTGTCTATCGCAGTCCCGAAAGATTCAGGCAAGGTGGACAAGGTTCTCAACCGAGTCTTCCCCATCAAGAAAGACGAGACGGATCGCCAACGCACGAATCGTGAACGCACGAACATGATTATCCGTTCACTTTACGAATCGGACAAGAACGCTGGTGGTTTTGGACATAATGGCTGGAGCATGTATAACGCCATTGGCGAATACCTTGACCATCACCGAGACGCAGAGTTAGATGAGCGAGCATTTGCTTCACTTGACGACAACTCATGGGTGACACGCATCAAGTTGGAAACCCAGCAGGCTGTTCTTTCACTAGTCTGACAAACATCAAAAATAGAGTCATAATGGGGTGGGACAAAATAGTCCCGCCCCATTTTATTTGGAGAAAAAATGAACTACGAAGGCATGGACCCTGACAAACTTCATAAAATAGTTCAATCCGCAATCAACCCACTTGAGGTTTTTCGGAGGGCTTTCTGCCAGCGAGTAGTTGAATCTGTAAACAACCAGTTCGGTAACGAAGGTTTGTACGACTTACTTCTTGGAATAGACGCAGTGGGAAACTTTGGTTCAGTAGTTGTTATCAACCGAGATGAAATAGATAACTACATGTTTACTAACTTCGGGACTTTTGACGAGTTTATGTACGACAAAATTGTTATGTCAGAAGAATGGGCGGACTTCTTGGGTCATGTCATGGCGGAAGCGGGCGCAACCTTAGGCAAAATCATTGACGACGCAATGGATAACGACTAACTCCAGCCGTTGATGGGGTGGAACTCAGCGTAAGCGGTGTCATCGGAGAACGCAGTAACTACTAATCCAAGTTCCGTAACGAGAAGGTCTGCGACTTGACCGAAATGGTCCCGCATCATATCTAAGTCAACTTCTTCTGTGCCGTCATTTGCTAGATCAACGAGCAGATCACGAATGTAGTTGGAAATGAAAAGTTGAGCGGTGTGAGTTTCTGAAATTTCTGAATCCATGTTGACAATCTAGCACGGTGCTGGTAACCTATTGAGCAACAACCCCATAAGGGGAACACGAGGAGAATACGAATGTCAGCATCACCGACAACACTTACAGGAAACCTTGTTTCAGATCCCGAACTTAAGTTCTTGGATAATGGAACAGCGAAATTATCAGGCTCTATTGCCGTTGGTCACTATTGGACAGACGCATCGGGCGAAAAGCAAGAAAAGACTTCATTCATTGACTTCGTTGCATGGCGCTATCTTGCCGACGACGCAGCACGAGTGTTGGAAAAAGGCGTTCGTATCATTGTTACGGGTCGTCTTGAACAGCGTTCGTGGGAACAAGACGGGGCTAAGCGAAGCAAGGTTGAACTTATCGCTGACGACATCGCTGTCGCAGTGAAGTCAATTGAGTCGTTTGACCGTCGCCGTGCTGGTGAAAAGGGTGCTGTTGCGCCGAAGCCCGCAGCCGCTAAGCAGGCACAACGCACTGCGTACAAAGCACCGACACAATCCGTAATGGAAGATGCCGAGCCGTTCTGAGCGAATTCTCGTTCTTTATAGTGTGTCTACTAGGTACATACGCTGTAGTGAAATTGGTTGATGGTCGGGGCAAGAAATAGCCCCGACCATTACCATTTCTGATGTATGAATTCCCACACTTCAGGGGATACAAAGTCCTCGTAGTACGGATCAAGGATCGTACCGATGAGTTCCGAAGCAATGTCGGGTCTGACCATCGCAAGGAAGTTTGACACCGCCTGTCCTAGTCGTTGAGTTTCCCTATTGCGTTCAAAGTAATCGGTTGAGTTACTAAGGAACTCTATGTAGTTCACTCTGTCCACTCCCAAGTTCCATCTTGATGAAGCGTAGCATTTGACGGAGCGTCGCATTTAGTAATGTCCACGAACATCTGCCCGTCATTCTCCCAAGTGAAGTTGGTGTTTAGGACTATTCGGCACGGGTTGTCGTTGTCGGGGTCTACAATGTCTGCTAGGTGTCCTATACCAAGCATAGAGAGTAGCCCTACTCCACCCCAAAAGGTGAAGCGAACTATTGAACGGATAAAGTAGTAGTGTGGTGTTTTAGTAGTCATAGTTACATTATACAAAACCTATCTATGAATGTCAAGGATTGTTATGTCGGATAAGATAAATAAAAAATCAGCGCCACGACAGAAAATACTAGGGATAGAACGGGAAGGCGCATGGGGCAGGGTTGAGTATCTCCACCTATTGGCGTGCGGGCATACCGAGCGACGGAAGCGCCCAGCGAAAACTGGAATCATCTCCTGCTCATGGTGCGTAGTTGCCGAGAAGCAAACGGAAGTTCTACAAAGTTTTGCCACGAAGCGACCACAAAGCCCCGCTGAAGACGATGTTTTTGACCGACTGAGTTCGTTGATGGCGGTGTCGGAGAGGGAAGTTTCCAAACTAAAAGCGGAAATTGCATCTAAGTTCAATGTTCCCGTGGACTATGTTGATGTCGTTGTGGAAGACGATGACGGGACTCTTTCTGTTTCGTACGCAATCATTTTCTTATCGGCGCAAGATATCAAGACTATTTTCCTACACTCTTAAGGAAAACACTTGACATTCACTAACTTGCCCGTTAGACTATGGCTTAAGTTACTACTAACAACAACAGAAGGATAAACCCATGAAGCGACTTATTCCAATCATCATCACCACCCTCGCACTTACTGCGTGTGGAACAAAAACCGTCTATGTCACGAGCACCGAAGTGCCGAACAGTCCCGAAACAACTGAGAAAGTTGTCAAGACAACCGACGCACCGATTGCGACATCAGCACCTGAACCTGTCTACACCACAGAAGATGAGTTCATCTACGACATTGAGAGTAACTACGACGGAACTATCTACTTGGAAAACCAAGACATGATTGACGCTGGTTATTCAACCTGCGATGGTCTACGCAGTGGTATGAGCGGTTACGATGTACTTGATGTAATCCTTTCATCATCTGATGGAATCGCGAGTGTTGAAGAACTACTCGGGACTGTCGTCGCTGCTGCTGTCGTAAACTTCTGCCCTGAACAGCAGTACAAATTCAACGACTGATGAAGCGGATTGTTGAATTTTTTCGCAACTCTGATGTCGTACTGATCGTACGGGCATTGTTGTTCACTGTAGTTGCTGCGGTTGTCATAGGAATCGTTGTACTAAGCCTTCAGATTGAGCGTTTTATTAAGTTTCTTAGTAGGTTTTATACGCTTTTCGTATGGACATTTTTGATTGTCGGCTCTTGGGCTGTAGTTATAGGCTTTACTCTGCTAGTTATCTCTATTTGGAAGTGAACAATTATGAAACTGATTACCAAACTCGCACTACTAGTCCCGTTACTCACTGCGTGTAGCGCAACCATGAGCAACGAAACAACGACTCTTCAGCCGCTACCAACAACGATAAACATTCCCGTTATTGACACAATTCCAAGTACTGATGTGCAATTCACTTCAGAACAAACTGCGTTCGTAGATGATGTGTACTTCTTCTATGGAGGAGTCCCGTCAATCGCAGATGAAGAACTCGTAGAAATTGGCGAGTTGTGGTGTCAGTTGATGACCGATGGCATGAGTGCCAAAGATGTCATCGGGCGGATCAACGAAGGATCAAGCGATAATGCCGATGCTCTTCTTCATTTTTCTATCGTAAATGCAGGGATTGAGAACCTATGCCCCTCGCAGTGGGATAAGGCGGAGTATATTGCTCTCAATACTCCTTACTGGGCAACTCCGTAGTTGTACGGGGCTATCGGAAAGTGTGGGAAACTTTGTGATGGGAAAAAAAATTAGAATAGTCTTAGTCAGCCTTCTTACTATTTTTCTTTCGTATGTTCTAGCGGCGACACTTTTTCTCATCTTCGCGCTGAGTCTCATGAACCCTACGCCTCGTGTACGGGAAGTATTCCTACAGCCCCGTACTACGGGTCGTCGGCGTGGGTCGCTTTCCGACTTCACTTCATAGGTTTGTCGGTGAGTCTGATGTACGGACTTGCCATCGCTTTCGCATAGGCGCGCGAGTGGCTTAGTCCGTGATGATGGCGGTGGAGAACATACTCTGTAGAGAACGCTCTGCTCCACCTATTCGCTTTCATTGCTTTGAGTGTTAGTAGTTGGTAACTCATTCGTTGCCCTCCGTTCTAGGGGAACAGTACAGCGGTCACCACCCGCTGTACTGTTCGTATTCTTCCCGTGTTGGCACTTCGTTCTTCATGGCTTGGTAAGACTCAACCGAACTCATATAGTCGGCGGTCTCTTGCCATTCTGCTTCAGACTTGCCTTCGTTGGTCTCTAGCCAAAAGCCGTAGTCCTCTTGGTAGTAGTCAGAGTCTCTGTAAGCCTCTTCTGCTTCGTCGTAAGCGTCTTGCGCTTCGTGCCTATCTTGATATGGCTTCTGTAACCAAGTGTCGTAGTCAACGCCCATTGTCTTGCTCCTTTGTAGTAGTTGCTTCCTTATGAATACAAGTATAGCGAGAATGTGTAAGGTTGTCAACCTTTTGTTGGAAAATATTTATAAATATATTTTTGGGAAATAGTTGACATTCTCTCACCTATCCCCTATAATGTATTCATACACAAAATACTAGAAAGGTATTGCTATGAAAATCTTGGAAATCCCCGAAGGCGAAACTATTGAAATTGTCTCCCCGAACATTATTGAGTTTTGGCGAGACGGGCAACTCATGGGCGATACCTACAAGGGTCTAGCCGACACGCTCCGCCTGACGGGTATCAAGGGACTCACCATAGTGATGACCGACAGACTCCCCAACGAGAGTGAGCGGTGAAAGCCGACCACGCTTATCGGGCGGGGCTAGTGAAGTAATTGGGGCTTGCGACCTGTTTAGTCGTGAGTTAAACGAAGTGAGTACCTAGTGCTTGATGCGAGCCGAGCGGGAAGCCCATGCTACCTGCGATGAAGCCAGCCATTGCGATAGGGAACGGCTGAACCCCGAACGACCTGAGTATGTCGTAAAAGTGCTCTTCTTCGCTATCTACCGATAGCCCCGTACTCGCCACATACTCGGATTTTTTTATGACGGACTTTTACATACTCGGATTTTTTCAGTACGGGCTTTTATGCGAAAAAAAAGTTATCCACAGGCTGTTGATAAACCTGTGGATAACTCTCATTGCTAGATCAGACAAACTCCATAATCAGAACTGAGTCGTCTTCCATTGTGTCTCTACCAAGCACATGAACTTCCGTGCCTTCGCTATCCCATATTGCTCGCACATGATGATGACCGCAAATGTGAAAGCGAGGCTTCACCTTCTGCTGGATCTCAAGCACCAACTCTCGCTGGTACACAGATACGGGAATGTCGTCCTTGTATGTGAGTTCAACTCCGTAGGGTGCGTCATGAGTAATGAGCACATCTACTTCGTCGTCGCTGAGTGTGTCAATGTGGTACGGGCTGATGAGTTCTTGCTTCCACCAACTGCGCCCGAGTTCCCTGTCTTTCCAGTCCACGCTATACGCTCCGCCATACCCCATAAAGGTATAGCCGTTCATATCAAAGCGACAGCCACGAGGTATCCACTTCACCCATTCATTGGGCGTAGGGATAGGGCTAGTGTCTCCGTGCTGAGTGCGTAGGTCGTCTAGTAGGTCGTGGTTCTCGTGGTTGCCGTCTACCCACATGAGCGGGATATTGTTGGCTTCTGCGAGTGCCACACAGCGTGCTAGGAACTTCTTACCGAAAGGTAAATGTACCCAGTAGCCAAAGTCACCGCAAGCGATAATCGTATTCACTTCGTTCTTATGTGCGTGGGCGTATAGCCATTCAAGGTGCTGAATGTTCCCGTGAATGTCGCCTGCGAATAGTACTTTCATTATGTTCACCTCCAAGGTGATTAGTAGTTATGTATACATTATATCAAGGTTGTAACCTATATACAACCCTGATGAGCGTGTGGTTGGTCACACGATTACTTGACATCTCCCCAACCTCGCCAAGCCTTACCCCAACGAGGCGAGGTAGTGCGTAGGTAGCACGCCCACAAGGGGTGACGCTCTACGACCATCTCAGGCAAGATGACATGAACGAATAGGTCTAGTCGCCGTATGAACCTACAAGGCGAACCTACTCTATAGCGAGACACAGGGGCGCTCTCATGAGCCTCCACGAACTCCCTAAGGCTCGTAGGGTCAATATCCCAAGGGTCAAGCCCTACTCTGTCTGCGAGTGTGCGTATCAAACTAGTTCGTACCACTTCATGATATGAGGACCGCAACCCCCATAGTGGATAGCCATGATCTCGGCAAGGACTAACTCAAACTCCTTGCCTTGTGAGTAGGTCAAGGTAGGGTCGTTGCCTAGTACTTGCTTGACTCCCTTGTATGTGTCTGCGATGAGTTGTGCCTGTCTGAGCGACTCAAGGCGAGGCGTTGTATTCTTTGATACTGCCTTGCTCCTGACGATCTCTCGTACTTGCTCTATGTTGCTGAGTAGGTCGTTCATCTCATTTCCCCTTCGTTGTTTGTAGTCGTACTCGTGTGCTCGTGACTTTCTTTTGCTCTGTTGCCTTGCGTGTCAAGCGACCCCAACCCCAACTAGTAGGTGACTTCACTTCGCTTTGCTTTGCCTTGCGTGTCAAGTAAAAGTGTGCGACAAGTGTGTCATTGGGATTGAACTCTGACAATTCATCTATGAGCATTTGTACTGTCATCTT